ATCATCAAATATCATTGATATTCTGGAAACATGGATCGCTTATCGTATCAAACTTGAGAAAAAGGCGTGTACTTACTGGATTGATAAGCGGCAAAAAGAAATCGATTACCTCAATCTTATGAGGTTAGCGGTCAAAAATCGTAAGTTTATCATTCAAGCATTGGATAAACCATTTGATGACGAAAAATTGGCTGCGTATATAGCGAAGAACTTGAAAATTACAGTAGACCAAGCAAATATTATCCTTGATTTGAAGGTTAGGTCGTTGAAAGCTTTGGAGGATAAAAAACTAATTAAGAAGATAAAGGAACTAAAAGAGGAAATAAGTGGATACAAAACTAGAATTGCAAAACCTAGAGCTTTCATAGCTAAACAAGTCAAGGAACTATACCAAGAGTTCAAAAACGTTTGAAATAGTAGACAGCTTGACTGTCTGGTAACGTAGTTGACTGATTATTGTAGACGTGGTATACTATATTTAACTCATGGTAAATATGAGTTGAGTAACCCAAATCAAAAGGGTACGTGTTAAAACCAAACCCTTTATAAGAAAGGAAATTAAAATGCGTGAATCTGTAATCTTTATTCCGTCCCTTGGTATCATTACCGAGATTGATTATATTAATATGCCCATCACTCTTGCATATTCCGCGCGGAACGTGTATAAGTTGGTTCGTGATACGGCTAATATTTTCACGTCTCGTGAAATGCTGGTTCAGCGTACTATTGAAATTGATTCCAAGGCTATCATTACGTTGAGCCATAGTGCTGGAATGATTCAGCCTTCTGCTGAGGCTCTCGCAGATTACCATAATCGAGTGGAGAATGCCCTGTCGAAGCTGGATGACGATGAAGCTCCTAAGAAGCGTCGTAAGAAGCGCGATGAAGAAGATGATATTTCGGCAGAGGCTAATATTGAAGCTCTTACTTCTCCTATGGTTCATGAGATTGTTGTTTCAAGGACTGTTCTGGATCAGGAACCTACGCCTATTCAGATGACCAAGCCGTTTCAGGTACTTGCGGAGAAGCATGAAGAAACCCTTCTTACTAATCTTAGCCGTCTGGCTAGGCATGTAGCTCTTCGTGGAGAAGCTCTCCAGCACCTTAGGGCACCGTCGTCGGAAGACGTTGAATCGGCTGTTAGTGATCTTCTGCCGGACATTGGGGAATCTTCGATTGAAGCTATCAATCGTTCTGGTCTCGCTAACTACGAAGAAAAGCTCCGTCGCGATGTTTCTGAACAGGAAACTCGAATCCATAAGATTTATGATTGGTTCGAGGAAAAGGTGATCGACCGCTATAATAATAAGTCCAATGTAATGTCGGGCGTATTCACCGAAGAAGAAAAGACTATTGCGGAAGTCACTATTTCGCGACAGGAACTTCTTACTAGCCTGTTTAAGGACGAAATCATCTTTCTTAATAAGACTACTTCGAAGAAGTAAAGTATTCTTTAAATACCTCTCTTAAAACCCGGTGTGTGCGTAATACACCGGGTTTATTTTTATCTATATTTATAGGTTTTTAAGATGGATATCGCTAAAGCAGAAAATGCTATTAAAGAATTTCTTGAAGCTTTGGATCAAGATCTTGATGACCCAAATTTAAAGAATACTCCTAAACGCGTGACAAAAATGTTCTGCGAGGAATTACTTACTAGCAAACCTTTTGAAGTAGCTACATTTGATACTGCTGTTGGTTCTCAATTTGTTTCTGTGTTTGATATAAATGTTACGTCTATGTGTTCCCACCATCTTCAAGCCATTACTGGTAGGGCGCACATAGGTACTTTTTATATCGCTGATGATAAAAATAGAGTTAAATTACCAGGCTTGTCTAAATACGCTCGTGTAGTTGACATGTTTGCGCGTAAGCTTCAGTTACAAGAACGTCTTACTTTCCAAATTTGTGAATTTATATTTGATAATTTTGGCGCAGATTTTGTATATGTCCACCTTGATTGTAAGCACGGTTGTATGGCACACCGCGGTATAAAGGATGTAAATTCTAATACTACAACCACGCATTTAAAAACTTCTGAAAGATATCACTCTGGTAACTACGAGGCTAGATCGATGATATCGGATTTTTATCATCAGTTAAATGTACGTATTAGGACGTAGTTATGAAAACAAAAACTGCTGATAGAGTTTTAGGTGAGCCTTTTGTGTATAAAAAACACAAGATGACTAAAGCTTATGGTGATATGCGGTTTAGATTCTATAGCTGTGGGCATACTCCTGATGAACACAATCAGATAATTTATGTAAAATATAAGCCCATGGCTAATCAGACCGTAGATAGCCAAGCTATAATTCTATCATCAGACATAGACCATGTTCACTTTGATTTACCAGATAGAGAACTTCTTATTACGAAGAATAATTTCGTAATAGGTGGTTCTAGGCCGTTAAATAAACCTAATAAAGAAGGATGGCATAAGGCGGTATCCCTTACACCAATGACGTCGGTTGCGGATGATTGGCCTTTTGATAGGTTTATGATAAACCCGCATGCATATACTGATAATACAGAACCAAAAATTAGAGATACTAGAACACAATATACATCAGATAAAGTGTGTATTGCGGATAGTTCGGCCTTCCAATTAGGTCATGGTCATTTACAATTTATCGATCCCGATACTTTATGTGGCTTTTATGATAGAAATGCGGATGAAGGTGTAGTATTAGATATTCCTACTAGGCATCTATCGGATAAGATATCTATTCTAAAGCATACAGCTAAACTTCAAAATCTTAATACCAAATATATGAAGAAACGTATGTTTGATTATCATGGTAGAAAGGATTTTCGTTTTGCTACTGTGTTTCATGGCTTATCTATGCCATCGTTGGAATTTTTTCGTAATAAAATTGAAGAATTTGATGACGATTTCCCTATAGTATGTATATCGGGCGCTATGAGATTCAATGTTCTTGAATCTATACATAGAATGCTTAAAATCATACTCAAAGGTAAGCAATACCCACAATATCATCTTCTTGGAGTAGGGCATCCAGTTCTTCTGTCGTTGGTTATATGGTTATCGTATTTGCTGAAGCGTTCAGAGAAAGATATTCTTATCACTTCTGACGCCTCTTCTGCTATTATGTTGTCTGCTGCTCATACATACTATTCACAAAATGTGTATCATGAAGGGTTAAACCTTACTAGGTTTGGTTTAAAGATGGATACCAATAAGGATGCTCCATCTGGTAATACGCCTAATTCATATAGGCGTATAATGACTATAGACCCTATATCGGAAATAGTGGGTGGATATCAGGATATTATTTCTGGTTATAATATTGCGGCTACTAGAACATACATTAAATATGTAAATATGCTATCTATGCATAGATATTTTAATATGATGTGCTTATACGCGGATACTTTGGACCATAAAGGGTATAAAGAACTTATTATTGAGCAATATAAAAAATCTACACATGTTCAATTAATGTCAGTTACTATGGATTATCTTCAAATGGTATTTGAAGGCGGGATGACTGATAAAGCTGTAGATAGAGCTTATAATAAATATAAATTCTATATGCCAACATTTTCTGGTGAAGCCACTTTACATAAATTTCCTGCTATTCAAGAGGAAGAAGAACAAGATCAATTTTTATTAAAGAAACGAGCATTTGTTAAGAAGCATCTAATTACTGTGATTAATAACTATTATGAGTTTCATAGATCAGGTAAACGTCCTAAATCTTTTGTTAATCTAGAGAAAAAAGAGTTTGATTTATCAAACGCTATGAGGAAATAGTTTATGCACAGGGATATTATAGAAGCTAGAAGAAAGATTAGAGCGTATGAGTCTGCGCTTAGAAGGACTTTACGTAGACTTCAAGAAACTTGTACACATGAGATAGCCTATCACGTAGAAGGTAGGTCAAGCGAATACTTTGGGCGGTCTCCTTCTGTAAGAATGTGCTGTAATTGCTGTTATGAAGAGCATTCACCTTGGGGATCTGCTACTATGTGGCCAAGTGGAGGTCTGTCTGATAGATTCGGCAACAAAGCTACGTATTCAAGAAAATCATTATTAGGTAATAGTGCTATTAAAGTAATATCTAAAGATAGATATTTAAAAATTAGGCCATAGTTATGGAATCAGATAAAGAATTAGCTGAGATTCTTGAAATAGCTAGAGGTTGTGGAGTAACTATTCATGTCCGTGGTACAGATCAACGACCAGTTGTAGAGCTGTTATCCAAACAAAATAGAAGAGTAGGTAATAGAATTGTTGTTGGTGGTATAGAATTAAAACAGCGTTACGCTAGATTATGCACTAATGAAGGCTGGAAGAATACTATTGGTATGAGTTTAGGAAAATTTAAGCACGGGAGATACCGATGAAAAGATTTTGTAAATTAAATGTATTGCTACTAATAGACAGATTTATTACCGATGATACCGAACGTAGTAACCTTCGTACTGCTATTGCTAATGAACTAGAAACCTCTATCTCTGCTGAAAATAGAGGTATAGATGAAGCTATAAAATTTGTTAGGAATCGATGCGATACGTATATAGAAGAACATGGTATTTGGGACCCATCTACAGGGGTGGTAGAATTTCGTGGCGATGGTGAGGAATACGTTGCTGAATTAGAAGAAATAATGGAGGGTTTGGAAACTCTTAAATTCAAAGCTAAAATTGAAGGTTAATTCTATATGGACACATAGAGGATTTTCCTATGACCTTCAAATACGCCATTAAACCATTTTTTAAAGTACCTAAACGAATGCGTAAGGAACCAACCCTTACCATTCGTGATATAAATAAGTACGTACCAAATGAGACGAAATTAAAATCTCGTCTTGTAGGTATTGAACAGGCGTATGAAGGTAATACTCCTAAATTTTTAGAGGGCTGGACTACTTATCGATTTCAGACACGTAATAGCGAAAATGGGCACCAATACCGTTTAGCTATTTTTTCGCCTACCCCTAGAGTCCGTCTTAATACGAAAGTAGTAATCGATGACCAATGCCCAGTATATATCTTTATGTATGAATATGCCATGGCGAAAAGGGGAAATGCGTACATCTTTCGCTCTAATGGCGACGCCCCTATACGCACTAACCCTTCTCTACGTCCAGGCGTTAGTCATCACGCCTACCGTTGTCTTCAATACTTGGTCAAATTTACAGATGAAACGGGATTAAAGGTTTCAAGGAAGCGTTCTGATAGAGAAACAGAGGATTTATATCGTGAAGCTAATAAACTGGCTTCGAGGCGGCGTAGATGATCTATATAGGCGCTGATCCTGGCACGGCCAACTACGCCTATTCTGTTATAGAATGTAAGCGTACATCTATAAATATACTTGAAATAGGTATGGTTCAAGCCACTATTACAAATTTAACTAAAAATCATGCTAAGCCACCTAAATCTAAAAGAAAAAAGAAGCAGCCGATAATTCTTATACCGCCTTTTGATACACAATTTAAAGAATATAAAACCACTTGGGATATTCTTATAGAAGAATTTAAACCTGTTAAAATAACTGTTGAGAGGTTTCAATCTAGAGGATATCAGGGTTCTCAAGTTATCGAAGCGGTTAGCATGATGAATGGAATTTTATCTGCTTTAGCCTATGCTTCAAATGTAGAATATGAAAATCATATAGCAGGAACTTGGAAAAATAATTTAAATAAATATCTTTCTAATAATCCACAGTTAAATTTATCGCATTTAGAAGAAATATATGAATCTTGTAATGCTATCCCTAATCACGTTGTAGATAGTATTTTTATAAATCTTTATGGTATGCTTCGTCATAAATCGAAGGCGTGGTCTGATTTGAATCTTGTCAAGCTTATTAAAGATATACAAAAATATGAATACATAAAATAGGCAACAACAATGACAAGTTTCAAATGTCCTCATAATGAATCAGTTCATATATTAAAATCTTGTCCGATAGTGGAATGCCCGTTCCACTATAATAAAGTATCTATATTCTTTAAAATAGATAAGCAAGAAACTAACTGCGTTTATTATGATTCAGATATAATGTCCAATGTATCAGATAATCGCACGCAAATATCTGCACTATCAAGGGATAGCCGTAGAACAGTATCGCCAAAAGCGATTAAAGAATCATATGACGATGCTTTGGCTTATATAAAAACAAAGATTCATCTTATACATGATATATCTTCTAATAAGCACGCGTGTAAATCCTGTGGGATACAGTTAAATACAAAGGCTGAAACATGCGTTAGTGTATCTGCTTGCTCGTCTAGGCGAGAATGGATTAAATATATAGCATCTTTATACGGAGTAGAAGATAACCAATCTACCAAACAATTAATTTGGGAATTGCTTTTCAAGGATAAGATACATTTGGAGGAACAAGCTAAGCAATTAGGTTATTCGTTATGTCCGTCAAGATTATTATCTGATTATATAAAAGATAAAATGGCGAAATATGAAAATGAAAAATTATCCACGGTAAATAAATAGTGTACCCCGACAATAAATCGGCTCGATATTTAAAACACTATAAACACATATAAGGATAATAAATAATGAGTAATAATACGCCTGTCACTCCATTAAATATGGAACAGATTCGAGAAATTGCGGAAAAAGATGGCGCTCTGTGGGTTATTAACTACACTGATCGAGGTATGCAGCGTAATCGTGGTAATCTCCATGTTTCATTCGTAGATGAAACTGGAGCTTCACACGGTATTGTGTTTCCTAACACTTGGATTCCTATTGACGCTGCTACGTATGCTTCGTCTAAGCAATTGATTAAATCACAAACCTTTCTCGCGGCTATTCGTAATACCGATCTAATTTGTATTAGTGCCCAGGAAGCTAAGGGGTTACTCGCATTACCTAATGCGAAAGCTGAGATTGAAAATGTAGCAAAAAAGTACGCTAATATTGCGGGTGTAGTTTCAGCCTCTCCTGATAAGATTAATATTTTTAGCGGTGATACGGGAGCAGCTCCCGCTCCAGATTTTTCTCTGCCTACAGAGGAAGCGAATACTTCACCAACCGATGCTTCATTAGTCAATATTATTGACATGTTTAATGACCGTAATATTAGTGACGGAGAAGCGGCTTCTAGAATCAAAGGTTTAACCCCTAAGCCTTCTGAAACTGCGCTTATTAAAGTAATGTCAAATATAAACGTCACTACATCGGAAACGTATAAGGCAATTACTTATATCCTTAATGGTGAAGACGCTTATACTGGAGCTTAAAAAATTCGCTCTCCGATTAATAGTGTATGGCGATCCACTTTAATTGTAGAGAGCGAATAGGCTGGTAGCGTTTGGTCCGTGGTGGCGCTACCAGCCACTTATCCTATTGAAATAACATGGAAAATAACCGTTGACTGTTAATACGTAGTATGATATACTAGAATAGTATGGTATTATGTAGCGGGAGGCTATTATTTATTAGAAGGTGAATTTTTAATTTCACCTTCTTTTTGTATTTAAGCCAGGGCTATAAAACGGTGAAAGGGTGGCTATGTCCGACTTAGTTATTTCCAGAAAACTATCAAAATACGATCGCAAAGTTTTTAAAAAATTACAAGATTTGGGAAAAGTCAAAGAGCGGTTTGTAATCCCCGAAGAAAAAGTTGAAACCAAATCTTCTAATGAACCTTCCTTTAAGCAAGAGATAGAACAAACAGTTGCTAGGGATGAAAAAGCCATTAAACTAATGGATATGGCTGTACAACATGTTAGAGTTTATGATTCTAAAGAAACAGCTGTAGAACTTATGAACAGAGCCTATAAGGCTTGTACTTCTATCTATAATAGAAGACTTATCTCTACTTCCACTAGAAGTTTGAAAGAAGCTATTAAAGCTGAAAAGTGGATGCAATCAAAGAAGCGACGTAAGCATGTCGATAAATTGACTGTAGAGAAAAATGTGACTACGTTTTTTGAAAAATTGAACGATGCTGTAATCTCTATTAAAGTTGAAATAGAGAAGCGTACGAATAAATTATTTAATCGTGTTAAAACAGAATACGCGGTTGACCTTCCTATAGAACTCCCTGAATCAAAATCTTATACTATAACTAAGGCGAATATAGTAGCGCATTGCGCTAATAAACCTTCGGTTAAACACTTACGCTTAGAATCTAACCTTTTTCTTATAGAGAACGCCACAATTATAGGTATTAATATAAGGAAAACCAATTCCTCTTATATTAAAGCAGAAGCTGTAGCGGAAAAACGCGGTTGTACCGTTTATGATAAAATCCTATCTAGACCTTCTAAAAATATACACTGGTATCTACTTCTTAATTTTAACTCAAAAGTTACCTATGCAACATTCTCTGATTCTCTTCAAGTTTCAGATGCTGTAGAAGGTGATTTCAATTCATATGATGAATATGTTCGTATTAAAGAAGCAAAAGATAAATTAAAAGAACAGCTTAAAACACGACGTCTTTTAGAATATAGAAAGAAGTTTGAAGAAGAGAATAAACCTCTTTATGAAGATATAAAGCAACTTCAAATTGACTTATCGAATCTCATAGATTTACGATCCAGAATGCAGGAAGAATTGGAAGGTCTAACTACATTCGATGAAGAAAGTAAAGGTATAAATACAAAGAATATATCTAAATTAGATCAATTTGCTAAAGAATTTAGAGATCGTAAGCATTATAATGAAGGTATAGAATATACTGAAGCGGTTAAACTATCACTCAAACAAAAAATTGCGGCTAAAACCCTTCATTATGATTTGAAAGATTTGAATCAGCAAATAAGCGTAATCCGATCTAAAATAAAGTTCTTGGAAGAAGATAAGAAGAAGCGTCGTACTAATTATGCGCTGGAGCTTGGTTTAGTATCTATGACAAAGATAGCTGACATATAATAGCGCATTACTAGGGAGGAAACGTTTGTAGTATACGCCTACTAGTGTCGATTTGACATATCCTCATACTTATGGTATACTGGATTGGTTCGAAGTAGGTTGTATACTTCAAACGTTTGTGAACAATTGGTGAAAGGATGAAGTGACATGGCGAAGAAGAAAGTAGTGAAGACGTTGCAGGATTTGGCGGAAATCAAAGAAAATGAAACGTCGGAAAATATGCAACTTGAGAATGATAGCGTGATGCTATCGTATTCTGATATAAAGAATACGAAGGTTGTTGATCTTGAGGATCGCATAATCGATGAATCTCACAGTATTAAACAGGTAAACGAGAATGAAGATGGTCCGACTTACGATTCCGCTTCTCGGGAAGAAATTGAATCTATAATAGACGGTTTAGAGATATCATCTTCTGATGACATGGACACCGTAGTAGGCCAAGTTTTGGAAGATTTGGAAAATATTGATCCGGCAGATCAGCTTGAGATTCTGGATGAAGCTATCACTACCATCCTTCAATCAGAAGAAAAATCTGGACAAGTTATAATCGATGTTTCTGCAACAGAAACATCATCAACGGACGTTTATATTCCCGGTGAACCTGAGCCTATGAAGCGAGAAGTAATTCTCGAAGAACTAAAGTCTCTGTATTCGCTTCTTCGCACTCCATATGTTTCTCAATCTTGGGATAGTATGGATACCCCTTTGTTATATGATCTTCTTACCATTGTTAGAAAAGATGCGGGTGGTTCTTTGGAAGCCGCCTCGCTCATTCAGCAAACAAAGGAAGATTTTGAAGTTTCGATTTCATCTGAAATGATGAAGTCTAGGTTGAAAATCGCCGATCAAAAAGCTGTAGATTACGCTAAGATTGTTCAACGTATGTCAGCTATGCTGGGCTCCGACGTAGTAATTAACGGCGCTCGAACCAAAGAGTATCATGAAATGGTTCGAGAATATGTGAAGTACATTGTTACTCTCACACAAAAAATCAATTCTATCGCCCAATTCTTCAATATCACTATTCCTGTAGAAGAAGAATTTCCAAACGGTCCACATATTCCTGTTGTGGATGAAATGCCGTGTTCTCCAATTAATGCCATCTACATTCTTAATGTAGTTATGGCGACTATGGATCGAACGGTTACTTCTTCTAAATTCGCAAAAGAATCGCTTGAAAGAGCGAATAATAGAATTGAATATCTTGAAGGTCAATTACGGGTTGCCCGTGAACGTATTGACGATCTCCAGCGATCTGCGACTAAAGCGGCCGAAGAAACTCAACGGTTGATAGGTAATTCGTCGTACTGGATTGTTAAAGACCAGCATAATCGTATTCTACAGAAGATTGATCCTGATAAGCCATTGGAAACCCCGGCAGATCTTGATCTTCATGGAACCATCGATACGGCTCTGTTTATTACAACTGCTAGATCCGCAGAGATTTTGGTAGAACGTTTGTCTAGGTCTCGTAGATTCCGTAAATACAATCTAAATTCTTATAGAGTATCCATCGTACAGCAAACCTTCAATGAGCGTCCTAAAGAAGAAGCGGAAGAAGAGCTTTAAAGGGTCTTATAGAAGGGAGTAAGTATTATGGAATTTGTTTACCTTCGAAGGGTCCAATCAGAACGTGGTGAACGTTTGTTGCCTACAAATGTTAATGATGATATCGCTTTGATGAAAGCTAGGACGCTTTTATATGTTCTAGCTAATAACCAAAAATTGGAAAAAGAGACGTATGAAACGCATACTCTTTATTATCCAATATGGAATCCAGCGATTAAAACATTGGCTACGCCACTTAGACCTTCAACCTATGAAGACATAGGAGCTATTATCCCTGTAATACCTTTTAAACAGGTATGGGAGCAACCCGGTACTGCCTATGTATTCGGCGATCTTGAAAATCAGGCGTTGTTTACAACCTATCTTTTGTCATCTAAACGTTGGTTAGACGGCCATCCGGGATCGCAGGAAGAAATAGAAACTAAGATTTTGGAGGTAGCCCCATAAGGGGCTACTTTTTTCATGAAAAATACACTTACTTTTCAAGATGCAGAAGGAATCTTTAAATTGAAAATGAATGACCTTATTACATCTTCTGTATCGGTTTATACGCTTTACAATTCGGATACAGAAGACGAATTAAACTGCGACTTCGCGGAACTTTTTGGTTCTAGCGAAGTAATCCATAATTCGTTTACTAAAACTGCGTATGGGGAACAAATAAACATAAAATCAATAATGTCTCCGTATGACTCTAACTATGAATGGGATATAGAACGTGTATTCGCGTTGTCCGAAGTAATGACTGCGCTATGTGATCTTTATCCTGATGCGTATGTTGGTAATATTAGAAATCAAGAATCTATTATAGCTAATTTTGTAGCTCTAACTAGAGGATTATCTACTTATCTACCAGAAGGAGCGATGGATCAATTTCAAGATTCTGTACATGAAGAACTTGAAAATGAAGGTAAGCTTCTTGATGCGGAAGAAGAAATAACCATTTACGGTACAATTTTTACTAAATTTACTAGTGAAACCGCTGAATATAACGATGTAACCGAGCATATTCATACAGTAGTATTTAGTGTGTTCTTAGAATTTGAAGATATACAATTTATTGTGAATTTTAACTTTAATAATGGTTTAGACGTTATATATAATGAGAATGCGGCAATAATTAGAACTACTACAGCCCCTACCGCACAAATGGGTAAACATGTGGGTAAGGATTATATAACAGCATTACTTAGAGCAAAATTGGAAGGGGAAATTCAATTGGAAGAAGAGGCTGTTACTTATATAACAGCCATTAATAAAGAAGATTACGCGCCATATAATTTTATCTATATGATGAATAATTTATTTGTTTCTGCGATAGAAGGTGATTCTTCTGTATATCGCTCTTTGAAGCCTATGAATTATTTTGTTGTATCTGATACTGTAGTATCATTAGACGGTGATATTATCACCGCAGATAATCACTCTATATTAGAATTTATACAAGAAAATCAAATCGATATTGACATTAGCATAGTAGATGAAATCGAAGATTTTGGTGATGGTCTGCTTCGTGTTTTAGTTTTGTTCGATAAAATAGAACGTTTCGATAATACGAATGATTTGTTGGATAAAAATATAGCCGATTATACAAGCCTTATTCTAGATAAATATATGGGTATAACGCTTACCGGAACTACTTTTTATACGCTAAGAGAGTATGTAGATTTACATTTTGATTCTATATGCAAACTTGTAGGTAATCCTAATAATATAGAAAATCGTACATGGCTAGAAATAGAGGAACCCCCTCTTGTTACTATGCCACATATGATAGTTCGTGATATTGACGACATTCCTTTGTGGGTTTATATGGTAGCAATTCCATGTATTTTGTATCTATCTAATACGTTGGAAGATGAGGAGATAATTGAATTAGCGGAATATGATGATAAAGGTATAGAGAACCACTCCAAATTTATGGAAACTGTGTATATAGTAAAAGAACTGCTTGATAGAAAATGGAATTAATTTAACAGGTGAAGCATGGAAATTGAACTTCAACTTTTAAGAAAAAGGATAGAAAAGCTCACGGATGAAGTTGAGCTATGGAAAGAAAAGTATCAACACTTGAAGGGTGCTCTTTTACCTAGGCTACTCCTTCATGGTAAGTATGATTTAACCGAAACAGAAGTGACTATATTAAGCTTTTTCCTTTCGAATCAGGGTGTATTTAGAAAAGACCTATTTACTTGCATGTATTTGGATAAACCTGAAATACCTGATAAGAAAGGTATGGATACATATATATGCCGAATACGTAGTAAAATAAAGAAGCATAACCTACCTATAGAAATTTCCACCATGTGGGGCATAGGTTGGTCTATGGATAAAAAAGGTCTGGATTTCCTACGTAAACATTGTAGACAACTAGAAATCCTTACAAATACGGACGTAAAAATATCATAATTTTAATATTATGGGCAGGTAAATCCTGCCCTTTTTGTTGCTCTTATATAACCCTAATTCTATGTTTCATTGGGTTATAAAGAGAATATCTATGCTATATTTCGATTATTTGGAAAAAGCAGCTGTAAATGACTATAATCTATATCACGCTACAGGTTTACACAAACTGTATTCTATAATTTCTACAAACTCTTTACGATTATCTTTGGCAGAATCAAATTCGAGTGAATCCAGTTTAGGTGTTCCTAAGCTATACTACATGTCTTTTGCAAGAACACCAGCTTCAGGATATATTGCTGATCGAGGAGAGTCTTTAAGGTCTGTTAATGAGGCAGCTTTAATAGTATTCGATAGACATAAATTGTTAAAAAAGCGAGGTGTGATCGTAAATCCTGTGCAGTATTATAACTTGGACTCACGAGGTCGCATATACGGTTCACAGGCACGCGAAGCAGAAGAACGCCTTTTCTCTAATAGTCTAGAAATAAAGAATATAGTTTCTTCTATCAAAGAAGTACGCATAATGACGTTTGGGGATAAATACCCAGTGCCTAGTATTTCAAAGAAGCTATTGTTGCTAATCAAAACCAACAAAATCAAATTAAAATTATTTACAATGGATAATTTTCAAGGCTTTTTGCTAGGTAAAGAGAAATCAAGCGATAGAGTCTTAGCTTTTAATAACTTAAAAGCGTCTGAATATACCATAAATACCTATTCGTCAGAAGCTAGACGAGCTAAACAAATAACTAAAAAGAAGCCTAATTGGAACTCGTTTAACTCCTTAGACAATTTACACGAATACGTATATAAAAATACCAAGGGTGAATTAACTAGACAGGCTAGATCTTCACTCTACTACCATACACGCTATCCAGAAGCGTTTATGGAATCCTATAGTGCAGATTTACATAATATGCGTTCTGGAATTTTCATGGATAAAGATAGATTTGATAGACTATTGAAGCGTATGAAGTCTAAAACAGTGAAAGAGTTTTTCAATAAACTATATATAAAATGGAAAGATAAAGAATAATTAAAATAATTTAAGGAAACACAACATGAATAAGAAACCGTTAGGATCACCAGTAAAAGCGGACCTGAAAAGAAATTGTCTTTTATGCTCTAGATGGGCTATGTGCCGCGATCCTAATAAGGACATGGATTATGCTTGTACTAGATTCACTACTACATTTGACGCTTCAATATATGATGTAATAGAAGAAGACAATGAATATGAGGCTACACAGAAAAAGAAAAAGAAAAATAAAAAAGAAGACTTTATAAAAGAACAGCGATTAGGATTTAATTCTTCTGTTAACATTACTGAAAAGCATATTAAAGAAGATACTATTTATGATCTTATAACAGATGTATTAGATTCAGGTAATCCACTGCCACCAGACCTTAAAATCAATGATAAAGACATAGAAAAACCTGCTAATATCATCGATTGGATGACTAAGGAAGAATTTATTGGTGGCGATCAGCAACCTTTTGCTCGTCAGATGCAAATTGCTCTACATTTCATGGCGGAATGGTGCCCTAGATGTAGTGATGAGGACTATATAGAGAATATACCCGTAGCGGATACCTTAGACGATGTTAAATCGAATGTGGTGTTCTTAAAGAATGGTAAATGTCCTAGATGTAAAGCTACTAAATATGATTTAGTTACCGAAGGTGAGCTAGATGATCCAGTAGAGCTGATTAGTATCCTTGGCCAAAGATCTGGCAAGAGCATTCTTTCGACTATGATAGAATCATATAATATAGCAAAATGGGTTACAACACCTAATCTGCCAGCTACATTTAAGGTTCTACAATCATCAGTTTTTACTGGAACCTACACGGCTACTACGTTTGGGCAAGCTAAAGGTTCATTCTGGGATCCGCTAAATTCAATTTTATTAGATTCTAATTGGTTTAAGCAATACCATAAATTTCTTACTGAAACTGGCTATAAGCTCGGTGAAGAATTATATAAGCATAGTGAAACTATTCTTACCTATCGTCATAAAAATATGATATTGGCACCCGCTTCACCATCACAAAGGTCTTTGCGAGGAAGAACCCGCCTTTCAGCGGTCGTTGATGAAGCCGGTTGGTTTCGTATAGGGCAAAAGAAACAAGGTGGGGATTTTGAGCGTATGAACGGCAATGAAGTATACGCCGCTTTAAAACGTTCACTTACTACCATGAGAGTTGCTTATCAGAGAAGATTTGAACAAGGATACTATAACCTACCCAAACCAACTTTATCTATGATTAGTTCACCTTCTGCTAGAAATGATCTAATTATGACTAGGTTTAGAAAATCTCAAGGCTCCACAGAGGTGTATACCTGTAAAACACCGACGTGGTTAGCTAATCCGAATCTACCTAGAAAAGCGTTCAACGAAGAATTTCGTACTGATTACGTAGCAGCCATGCGAGACTATGGGTGCGAACCGCCGATGGCCGCTAATCCGTGGATTAAAGATGAAGAACTTATAGAAAATTCATTTGGTAAGGATAAGAACGCGATTCTTGTTACTACTAAGCGAATAAAGACCAAATCTCGTAAATTAGCCACTTCCGGTCATTATAAAACAGTACGTAGACCTATTCCACCATTGGGCGGAGGCACTATTCTAGGCTTAGACGCTGGGTTTAGTAATAATTCCTTTGCTTTTTGTATAGCTGCGCCAAATTCAATACCTGATGCTGACGATGAGGATGAAGAAACCGTATTGGTCGGTATGGATGTTTTAGCGGTAGGGGAGATTATACCTAGAAAAGACTATCCTATATCGTTTACTTCCATATATCGGAATATTCTAGAGCCTCTTTGCACAGAATTTAACGTAGCTGTAGTTATATCGGATAGCTGGCAGAATAAGAAAATACAGCAAGATTTAGAGGAAAACGTTGGAGTTTCGTATTACGAAATCAAAGCGGGTATGCAGGAGTTCATAGACTATAAGGATTGTCTATATCATGAATTGATTACCCACCCTAAATTGGATATGAAGTTTAAAGAAATATCTGAAATGACATTGGAAGACTATCCTCAATGTTTTTCTAAAACTCCTGTAGCGCACCTTGCTTTCCAAATGATGACTGTTCAAAATACCGGAACAGCTGTAGTTAAAGGAGAAGAAGGTACTACAGATGATATCCTTAGAGCTTGTATAGTATGCCACGCAGGATTACAAGATGAAGAAGTATTAGGTGAAGTTTTAAGCTTCTCTACGGTGTCGCACACACCTAGAATGGCATTAGGTGCCGTAGCTTTAGGTTCATCTGGCGGAGCTAGCACTTCTAGATCATCTAATATAGGGGTAGTATCTTCATATGGAAGCGGGGGCGGTCCGATTTCTAATATAGGAAATATCGGAGTGCTGGGACGAAAAACGTAGTAAAATCAATGTATTGACTTCCGCCAAGAAATGTGGTATTATAAATAATATACTTCTTGGCGGGAGGTTTTATTTTGAAACGTGTATTATCCAAGAAAGAGCGTATAGAGCAAGCTAAGAAAGAACTCAATAAAACATTGAAGAAAACAGGGTATCTTTCTTATCTAGCTAAACATGGCGAATCCGCCAGACCTTCCTTCCCCAATTTAAAAATACCTGAAAATAAGATTACTACTTCCGACAAAATAATTCATGTCGCAGGTAAGAAAGAATTGCCTAAAGACGCTAAGCAATTCAATGTACAATCGCCGCATAAACAAGGCTTGATGTTATACATTCCATCGGATGGCATGGAACATGCCGGCGGTAAAAAATCGTGAAAGGGGGAAGTTACTATGGGGTTAGGCGTAGACGTAGAAATTATAAAAACAGATGATTTTAAAAAGCTTAAAGAAATTGTAGACATAGTAGAATCTACAAAAGAAATTGTAGACATAGTAGAATCTACAAAAGAAATTGTAGACATAATAGAATCTACAAAAGTTTACAACGGTAGATATGTTAAGAGCTACGACGTAAAATCAGCTATTTCTGATGATTTTTTCGAAATGACTATCATATTATATGATTATTAGGATTCAATTAACATGCCTAATATATTTGCACCACATATTTGCCCAATAAAATCAGCTTTATCTATCGATAGTAAAAGATTGTCTCGTTTATGCTTTGAATCGTACGAGATTTTATCATCAGCTTTGCGTAAATCTAAAATACATGAATTAAAGAAAGTAGAATCCAAACTCTATAAAGCGCATGCGGGGCATTATAATCATCCTACTGTTGATTGGGTATTAAAGGATTCTTTGCATTTTGAATGGGTTCTAAAAAACGCACAAGAGCTTAATAACCAATATGTATTACGATATAAGAAAGATGACAATTGTAAGCCTTATAATCAGCTTAACCAAATAATGGAAAAGGCTTTACAATATTTACCGGATACAAAATATAAACGCAGAAATTATAAATTTATAGAATTTGATGAGTTCTTTAATTACAATCAATTTAAATCGCAATATAATAAGAAATATGAGGGTGACGTAGTATTAGACCCGGAAGTATCAGTTAAAACTAGGTATAGGCTTGCGCTACTTCATAAATGGCTATATTTAGACGCTAGAGATGTAAGTTGGCATGAGGTTACACCGCCTATTTGGGTATACAATCCTATATACAGAGATTTTTTGCGTAAGCATTTTGGTAAACCAATTAACAAATTAGAAATATTTAATCCTAAATCCGCGGGTTACGTTAAATCTCTAGCTTCAGCTTCTTCTAAAAATAAAAATCTTCTGTCTTTGCTTGATATTGGGAAATCGCTTATTATAGATGATTTAAAGGTATCAACCAATTCTTCCTTTGATACGCATAGTTGTGCGGTATTTGATTCGTCTGAAGCTTATAGATATTATCTATCTAGGCAATGGAATACTAATAAACCACTTATAGCCTGTATGTTGAATCCTAGTACCGCGGATGCTTTCAAAAACGACCCTACTGTTCAAATCATAGAAAATCTAGCTAAATCTATGTCCTGTGGAGGATTCATAGTTATTAATTTTGCAGCTCTGCGAGCTACTGACCCTAAAGATATGCTATCAAGCAATGATCCATTTGGTGAATATAATCACTACATAGTGAATAAAACTATGAGTCAAGTAGTTAATCGTTGGAGGACTAAACCTGATGTATTGCTTGCTTATGGTAATAATGTAGAAAAATTACCTACGGGTATACATGAAGCTAATAATATAAATCGCATCTGTGCTAAATACGGTAGACTAAAGTGTTTGAAAATCACAAAGAAGGGTTTTCCACAACACCCGCTTTACTTATCTAGAGACATTAAGCCTGGGAGATATTTGCCATGGTAGATCATCTTCCTGATCCTAGACATGCTGAAAAGCATATATGCTATTGTTGTGGTAAGAAAAATATATCGGATCAGCATCATATAAGACCAATTGAATACAATGGCCCTAAAAATGGTGTTACTGTACCTTTATGCCCTACTTGTCATAGATCAGTGCATAGAGAAGGCGAATACCGATTTAAAAATCAGGATGAAGGTAAATTTATAAATCATCAGGAATTTCCTAATCCTTTATATTATCAAAGAGCTGATTTATTAGCGAATTATATATTACAATCTAAGATACGTTTTATTTTAGAAGGTAAATCTAAGGCTGACGACAGTAGGAACATGATACAAGTCTCTTTCACCAATGAAGAACTTAGAATGGTTCATGCTTTAAAGAGAGATTTGGGATTTACTTCTTTACCTAAACTGATAAAATACCTTATACAAAATAAAATAGCTTCTAAATGACAACGAAGGGGTGGCCTAACATGAAAAAGATGGTGCCTTTAACTGAAAAGAGCTCTAATAGGATTTCTAGGGTTGCGTTTAGAATTTCTGATGAAGGTATTATAGCTTTAGCAGGTAGACGTAGAGAGCGTCATGTATATAACGCTGATTTGTATAATATGTCTATTACCAGAACACTTCCAGCGGAAATTCATACAGATAGCGTTCCCATAACTGAATTGTTTAAGCTTATATATTTATCTTATTTATATATTTTAAGAGTAGTTAATACAAAAGATATGCGTAGATTAACTACTGTGCATAGGGATGTGATTACAGCTACTAAAGATCGTGTATTTATGTCAGATAATATATTGAAATATAAAATAGCTACTTTACGTTGTGTAATACAAAAATTAACTCCTGATGATTCTATTGAAATAGAAAAGCACTTTAAGGCTTGTGACCTGACCGCTGATGACGCCATATTATACCATATGCTATATCATAACTATGATATAGAGAGTTTTATTGAAATAGTTAATACTATTGAAGATATCAAATTTACTCTAGACGTAGAAGCTTTGGCAAAAGAAAAAAATAATCCTAAAATTATAGCTATGTTTGAAAGAACAGCTAATACTTTTTCTTATAGAAAACTTAGATTTATCGCTGATAGCAATAGATTTGAACCTAAAGACATTAAACAAGATTTGATACTTAGGGCTGTTCAGTCATATTATTGGGTTAGGCCATTCTATTCTATAGACCATGCTATTAATTATGCTAATAGGTCTATGCATGGTTACACGCATTGTATTCGTGAATACTATAATGATGAATCTAGGCGTAGACTGTCAGAAGACGATGGTTACGGGCATCAGAATACCATTCAGTCGTTTGACGAAGTTATAATGACTACTACGAATGATTATACGCTTAATGAAGATGCTATAATATCGTATATTGACCATAAAAATCGATTTCTTGAAGCGGTGTAGCTATGAAAAAGAAAACGATTCGAATGTCCGACCTTAACAAAAAGGTCAATATCAATACAGAAATACCTGATAAATTAGATAGTGTATTTGATTCAAAAGAATTTGATTCTATTCCAGTAGAATTGATTCAAAAGATTTTTATAAAAAAGTATGGGGAGCATAAAGCAGCTATACTTAATCTTGCTTTATCTAGATTGGCGTTTGGTACAGCGTTATCAAATGTGGAAGCATCTATTAAGGATGCTATGGAAGAAGCTATTATTCTAGATACTGATAAAACCAGAGAATCCTTAGATGTAGGATTTACGCTGGCTATGATAACACAAGGTTATTCTGATGCCTTTTCGTTTATTACCGATGAAGAAGTAAGAAAAGAAATTATTCTTACGCTTATAACAGGTAAAAAATTAACTAATGCTAAACAAAAAGGACCAGTTGGTTATATAAAAGGATCAGAAGGAGTAGAAAAAGATTTAGAAGAAATTAAAAAGCATGTATCTAACAAGCTTGAAAAAGATACAGATTCTATGTATGGAAATATATCTGGTAGTAAAGTAGGTATATTAGGTCGAAGAAAGACCGATTAATATCATGATCGATAAAGCTTCACACGTATTATCTCAAATAAATAGTTTATCATCGCGTTTTGACCCCAAAAACAAAGGGGATCACGTTATGGTAAAATGTGCAGTTAAAAATAACAATAAATATCTGTATTATAGGAAGCTATCCAAAAGAGGTATAGAAAAGTGGAAAACAATTCCAGATTTTCCACATTATAGCGTATCGAATCTAGGAAGAGTTCGATCAAAGACTAGACTAATAACCTATATAGATGGTAGGAAAACACTACATAAAGGCAAAATACTATCACCGGGAAGAAATAAAAAGGATGGCTATAAGTTTGTTCAACTTTGGTCTGACAATAAGGCATCAATGCGATATATACATAGGCTTGTACTTAAAGTATTTAAGCGAAAATCTAATAAAGAAGTACGTCACCTAGATGGTAATACTGATAACAATAAATTATATAATTTAAATTATGGAACAAAGCGTCAAAATGAGGCGGATAAGCTTCTACATGGAACAAGAAAACGCGGCGTAGATGCGCCAGACGCTAAATTAAATACAGTACAAATAGCTTATATACGGGAAAAGAAAAAATGGAAACGCGGTGATGCTATTAAAATAGCCCGTAGATTTAAAGTATCTGCTTCTACTATAAGCCGAGTTCGCTCAGGTAAACGCTATGGATAAAGTAGGACACATTCTTTCTCAAATTAATAGTATATCTAATAGGCTAGCCCCTAAAAATAAAGGGGACCACATTATGGTAAAATGCCCTATGCATGCTGGAGGTAATGAAAGAACTCCATCATGTGGGATTAATTTGTCTAAGCCTAGAATACCAGTTGGTGTATTTAATTGTCTAGCGTGTAAAGCAAATGGTAATTGGGGAAAATTTGCCGCCGCTACTGGATTAAAAGGGTTTAAAGCAGCGGATCAAATAAATGACGTATATAGTTTTACCATTTCTGATACGTCAAAAAAAGAAAATCAAAAAATAAAGAAAGAAGACTACAATAACCTTCCATATTGGCCTAAGAGCAAAATTTGGCGTAAAATAGAACCTAGAATAGTAAGATTGTATCAGGGCTCACTACCGGAAAATCCATGGTTCGAGGATGACTTTTTATACTTTCCCGTCGTTATTAATAACGATTATGTTGGAGGTATTTACGCACGTAAAATTGTATCTAAAAAGACAAAAGCAGAAGGTTTACCTTCCTATATAAATACCAGTGGTGCTTGGATGAAGCAGGCATTATTTGGTTATAATATAGCTAAGAAGCAACGTGGTCCTTTATGGATTGAAGAAGGACCGCGCGATGTTATGAAAACTAGACAGGTAGGTGGTAGAGCGGTAGGGCTATGTGGAGCCTATATATCCGATAGGAAAATACGTCTTATAGAAGCGTTAGACCCTCCAGTTATAGTTATAGCTACTGATCCTGATGAAGCTGGTAATAAAGCTAGAGAAACCTTGAAGAAAAAGTTATCCAATTTTCCGTTAATAGATGCTAATTTTCCTAGTGGGCGTGATCCCGGTAATTTTACAGAGGCATCCTTTGAACGAATGCGTATAAAATTGGGGCTAAAGAAATGCTGATGGACATATTGAATGTATTAGTTCCTTTTGTACTAGGAGTTTGTATAGGCGGAACCGCTGTTTGGTTAGGGTTACACGATGACTTCGATTAAAGATTTATTAAAAGAAGATAAGGTGTATAAAAAGTACACTAAACGGTTATCTTCCTTGAAATCCAAAGATGAAGTATGGCTGCATGAATTAGAAAGTTTACACGCGCGTAGAGGTATTAGGGCACTAAATTCTAACTCTCTACTTCAATCTAGTCTTAAAATCACTATTGACTCTAATATAGACAATCAAGCTGTCCGTTCTCGTTGTGTAGAGATTAAGATTGCTGCTTTAAAGCAGCTTTTGTTGTTAAAAGAATCGATCGACTATTTAAAGAAGTATATTAGTTCCAAATACCATTCTAAGTTACAATCCATAGGTAATATGACAGAACGCCGCGCCTATGTCGAATTATTGCTATCTCCATTAATTAAACAAGAAGAACGTATCAAAATGGTGACTAAGATAGCCGAAGAAGTTATCGAAGATTGCGATGCTAGTGGATGGGCGTTATCTCGTATTAATTCTGCGCTCGAAATGAAATCTAAAGATAGATAAATATAAGGAAATTACACTATGACCGCTAACGATGATCTTAATAAGCGAGTAGCTGAACGTATTCAAGGAGAATTGGTTGCCATTCTTCCAGAGGAAGAAATTCGTCAACGCGTTGATAATGTAATTGATAATTTATTTTCTCCCGGTGTAGTTACTAGTTATAATGGTGGTAAATCTTATACCCCTTCTCAATTTGAAAAACTAGTGGTTACTGAACTAGAAAAGAAGGCAAACGAAGTAATTAAGGCTATATTTAATAGCCCTGAATGGAAAGTTCAAATTAGTGACGATTTGACTGTAACTATTGGTATTGCTTTACAGAAAGCAATGAATATATCTCCCGATGTATTGAAAGATGTTACAGCTGCTATTGTAGCTAAAGATAGAGCATTATGTCTAGCCTCTATTCTTGGAAATGTTCTATCTGCTAGTTATAATAATGTGGATATTTCTAATCAGTATTATAGCGCAGTAAACAATGAATATAATAGGGTATTTGGGGGACGATAAAATGACTTCTATGTATGTTAAGGACCAAAATACAAATATTATTATTAAAAACCATGAGCACGATTACATGGTTATACATCCAAATGTATTAGCTGCTCACGCTCAGTTTGGTGGTGATCTTAGGTCTATGCAAGCAATGTATGATCGACCTGACCATCTTGCTAAAATAAAAGAACTAGAGGAGCAAATTTCTCTTCTCAAAGAGAATCAAAAATGCGGATGTAATTACGATGATAAAGAAGACATATGCTTATGGCATTTAAATAATACATATAAAGGTTGGTTCTTTACAGATGAAGAAACTGGTGTTCATAGTTGGAATAGTGTTAAACCGTTAAATGGTAAAGATATAAGAAAAGCTACTATAGAAGAGTGTTTGAAGTATCTTACAAATCCAGTATTTGTACGTATCTGTGGAGCTATTTTTGATGAAACTAACCCCTAGACAAAAATTAGCCGCGCTATCTATGAAATTTTATGGTGGGTATGAATGGAAACCACGTAAGGGTGACTTATACACTACTAGTCGAGATGATTTAGAAATCTATGAAATAGTGGATATTAAAGATGGTAAAGTATATACAAGATATACAGAAGGCTCGGACGTAATATCCGAATGGGATGAATCAGGATTTACTACTGAAGGCTTTGGACCAAAACGAGTGTATATTCATCCGTCCATACTTAAAGGCTGATATGTCAAAGATCATACTAGACGATAGAATGTATGTGGATAAATCTATTATCCCTTTGAAAGCAATAAAGTCTAGATATGAGCTAGCTTTATATGAAGAAAAAACATGCCTTAAATGTGAGAATCTTGAATATAGATCACCTACTAATGAGCTGTGTAAGGGGTGTCCAGCCTTTTACGCAGCTTATCGCTTATATAAAGAAACTTCCAAGTATTGGAGTCTTCCACAGGGAGATTTTCCCGCGTTAAAAAAAGTATTAGATAAGAAGAACATTAATTTTAAGCTGATAGACAAACGCCCTGACGTACCATTTAAATTTCCTATTAAATTTACTGGAAAGTTGTTTGGTGAAGGTCATGTAGACGAAAATGGTATACCTAGAGTTAATCAAAAACAGCTTGTAAAGAAATACCTTAAAATAAAGAATGGTATTATCCGCGCTAAGCCGCGTTCTGGCAAAACGATTATGTCTGCCTATATTTGTTGTAAAATAGGACAGAAAACAGTTATTCTGGCTAATAGAAAAGAACTAATTAAGCAGTTCTATAATACGTTTATGGGTACGAAAACCCGCCCCGCTATGTCTAATATTCCAGAATTACAGAAAAAGACGGGTAAAGAAATAATAAGAGTAGCCCAAAAACCTAGTGATCTTACTAACCTAAAAGATGTAGATATACTGCTTATTAATTATCAGAAATTAGTTCGTAAGCCTAAGCGTATGGCTAAGATAGTAAATGGTAAGTTTGGACACCTTATTGTGGATGAAGCTCATGGTTCTGCCGCAGACGGGTATTTAAAGGTTATTTCTAATTGTTCTGTTAAATATAGATTGGCCTTGACGGCCACACCTAGAAGAAAAGACAATAGGCATACACTGGTCTATAGAATAATGGGGCCCGTGGCAGTGTCTTCCGCATTCTCATCGTTAGTACCAAAGGTCGTATGGTTTAAATCTAAAGTAACGCCTCCTAGAGCTTATAAAATATATCATCACGCTATGAATTGGATTAGTTCTAATCTTCATCTACAAAAAGAGATAATAAAACAAGCTTTCACTGATCTTAGAGCTGGTCATGAGGTAATTATTATTCCCCTAGATCGTAAGAAACATATAGATATGCTTGTTCGTATGATAAATAAGCAAGCGGGGTATAATAATGAAAATAAGAATGAAAATTGGCCTAAAAATTTAGCGATAAAATACTATGACGGTGTTAATAGAGATAAGGTACTTACAAAAGTAGATAAAGCTGGACCTACTATTCTTGTAGCGATGCGATCTATGATTAAGGAGGGTATTGATTTTATTCGACCTTCCATGTTGTATGCTTATATTCCTATGTCAGCTTCTACAGATAAGAAAACTGGCGCTCCTATGTTTGAGCAATTAAGCAATCGTATATGCACGCCTTCTAAGAAACCTGAGCCGATTGTTAGAGTATGGTGCCACAATATAGGTATGATGCAAGGCGCAGTACGAGGCTTAGGTTGGCAGGAATTAGCTCCTAATAAGTATAACCCTAGAACCCGGCAAGGTAAATATATTTTGGACCAAGAGTTCTTCGATACACTTAAAGATATGAATACTAAGAAAATAAATCATTCGAAAAAGAATTTCGATTGGGCGTAATATAACTCCTAATTCTACCTCATATACGTTGTGTTTTATATGGGGTTTATAATGCGCGAATTTCTCAAGCATTTGCTTGTATTTACTGTTATTTTAATAACCCTGTCGTTATGTTCTGGCAACACTAAAGCTTCTAGACCAGATATATCCAAATATGTAGAAGTAGAATTGATAATAGCGGTTGATACTTCTGGTTCTATAACAGAATCTGAATATAGGCTCCAAAAAGAAGGGGTTATATCTGCCTTTAGAAGTAAGGAGTTTGAAAATTTTCTTACTAGAAACAAATACGGTATAGCAGTTATTTATATGGAATGGTCGGGGGACAATCAACAACAATATACAAGATGGCATAGAATACATACTACATACGATGTAGAAGTATTCCTATATGACGTAGGCTACATGGAACGTGTGTATCAAATGTCTACAGCTATCCATTCCGCTATGTTAAAATCTTTGGAATTATTTGATAAAAATCCATATCCTGGCATACGTAAAGTGATAGACATATCGGGAGATGGTAAGAATACTTGGCATGAATCGCCTAATTTAGCATCTTTGACAGAAGCTAGGGATAAGGTATTAGCTAAGGGTATAACAATAAATGGTTTACCTATAACTGTAGCTACTACTTCACCTGATCTAGAAGATTATTACAATAGCTATGTTATAGGTGGACCAAGTTCATTTTCTTTATCTGCTAAATCATTTTCTGAATACGGGGCTGTTTTTCTTAGAAAGTTGCTAACAGAAATAGGATAAATAATCTACCGTAAATAAATAGTGTAGTAGAGACTCCGTTGTTTATAAGCACAGAGGTAAACAACGGATAGCTGCCGAGGGAAGGACAGACCCCTCGGCAGCGTTCTTTTATGTCAAGAAAGGAAATTATACATGAGTAAGATTGCTAAAACTGTAAAATCTGATAAGAAGTCTTCTAAGCCATCTAAATCGAAGTCGAAAGGCGTTCAATCTGGCTCCGTATTTTTGGAGGCTAAAACAAAAGGTATTATCTTTCATGTTACCGCGCCTAAGGGCGTAAATATGAATGAACTAGCTCAGAATGTACGATCTGCGGTTGACGCGGGTGGTGTAGTGGTTACACCAGAAAATGTTGTTATCACAACTATTTACAATAAGTAAATATAGCACAAGAACATGACTAATAAGCAAATAGAAATAAGATACCATGTTCTTTTGAACTCTTTTGGCCTACCTGTTAGATTACATCATGGTAGGCCATTTTCATTTTCTAAATCAGTAAAGTCATTTCAATTAGGTGAAGATAAAGTAGTTAGTCCTACTAAGCAGCAAGTATTTTTCAATACTTGCTGTAAAGATCAATCTGGTTGGTTATTATATATTTGTTCAGATCAATTTCTTGATAAGCCTAAACATATAGCCGCTAATATAATGCAGGCTTACTTTGAGAGAGACCTTCGAGTTAGATGGTTAACCAGCTTTGATAAACTAGATAAAATTCGATTTAATGAACTTAAATTAGTAGTAATTGATTCTTTATTTCATGATTCGTCATCTTATAAACGAGATAAAATATATGAAACAATCAATTATCACGCTAATAAGACTGATCTTAGCCTTATAGTTATAGGAAAACACGCAGATCCTATTGAACTGGGGCTACAATTAGGTATGCGTCCTGATTTTGCTATAATGTGTAAATAAAATTCTACGAATAACTAGGTTCATTATGAAAAAGAAACTTTTATCAATTAAAATTGAACTTAGAGCTATTAGAACTATTTCGGTTGAGCCTGAATCTAGAGCAGCTAGAGAATTTTTAGCTAAATTATCAGAAGAGCATTTTGCATACAATGTATCTCGAATAGCTTATAAGAGAATAAAGCATTATCTCCGTACTAACAGTACAATACCATCATGGGATGAGCTTTGTTCTGATCCTGCTGTTGAGAAATCAGTTCGTGAAGTATTGGAAGACTGTGATTATGAACCCATTACTTCAAAGAAACGTGTTAGATCAGCTATAGATCGTCTTCAAGAATACAGAAAACTACGTATGCTTACCAAGATTGGTAAAGCTGTAGAAGAAATGCTGTCAGATGATGATAAACCGCTTAATGCGGATAAAGAGATTGAAAAGATTCAATCTATTCTTACAGGTGTTAAATCATCTGGTAATTTTAGAGTTTTGAGAATAGGGCAAAACTCAAATGTAATGAAGCAAGTAGAAAAGCTTCTAAAGGGTGAGTCTATTGTATATGTTCCTACCGGATTTTCCGGCTTTGACTCTATCAATAGAGGAATACCGTTAGGTTCTGTTATGTTGGTAGCAGGTCCAACGGGAACTGGCAAATCCGCTCTTTTGGCGCAGTTAATGGCAAATATGGCTATGAGTGGTGCTAAGGCTGGTACAGTTCCTTTGGAAATGTCTAATAGTGAAATGCTGCAACGTCATATAGCTAGAGTTAGTTCTCTCGATATGACTAAACTACTAGACCCACAAACACGGTTAAAAAAGTCAGAACGACAAGAAATTTATGAAAAGTTTGCTAAATATGACAAGAAAATAGCAAAAGCAGGCGGTTCTCTTGAATATTACGAATTTGATGACGGTGTTAATATAGAACAAGTTACCGCCACTGTTGAGCCATTTGAACTGGATGTATTAGGTATTGATTATCTGGGTCTTTTGGAAGGTACTTCTGGAGAACGCCAATGGCAATATTTAATGGACACGGTTAGATATTTGCATATATGGTGTAAATCTACTAACACAACGGGTATTGCCGCTGCCCAGCTTAGCGAAGACGGTATGTTGAGATACTCAAAGGGTATGGCGGAACATGCTAAATTCTTTTGGTCATGGAAAGTGGATGATGTAGCAAGACAAACAGGTCTATTCGAAATTGAACAGAGAAAAGCAAGACAAGCCTCAGATCATAGTTTTATGTTACATTTTGACTTAGCTAAAATGACTATTAAAGATGCTACCAAAGACCTTATAGAAGAAGCAAATACTCTTAGAAAGCAAAGTAAAGAAGCTAGAAAAGATGGGAAATCTAGTGGTAAAAGATGGAAGGATGATCTTTCGTGGGATGAAGATAGTGAAGAACTTCCAGAGCCTAAACCCGGTAGGAACGCTCAAAAACATGTAAAAAAATCTAAAGGTAAATCTGAAAAAGCGTTTAAAAGAAAGAATATTGAACTTTAATTATTGCCAATAATAGAATCAAGTCGGCCTAATGAATTTTGTCAGTCTATAGAATCATAAATGACTAATGAATTAATAGTCTCGAAAGAACCATGAGCGATTAATTAAATTCAGGAGTTTAATATGAATGTTTTACTAATGGGCGGTGGAATGGATAGCTATGCTGTTCTTCTATGGCTTATGAGAAGTGATATACCAGTTACTTGCGTCCATATAGATTACGGACAAACTTCTTCTATGGCTGAGAGAAAGGCTTGTAAATCGCAATTAGACTATGTATTTAATAAATTTAATAAAGTTCCAGATTTTATAGAAGCTGACGATTTTAATCTGATTCATAAGCTAAATCCCAATGGATCATACTTATTTGGTAATAAAGAAGCTTCTCCTGAATTGAAAGGAAGGAACCTAGTTCTTTTTCTAAAAGCAGTAGGTTTAGCTGGGTATAATGGTAAAATATATATGGGTTTAGATAAACCATATAACGGCACTGAACCATTTAAAGACTGTGTATTAAGTTATTTTAATGAAGCAATTAAACTTATAGATCGCCCGGACATTGAAGTAATAGCCCCGTTCATTAAATGGGATAAAAAAGACGTAGTGTATTGGGCATCAGAACAAGATGGCTATTTTCTTGATAGAACTATGTCATGCTGGGATGCCGTTGTAGAAAATGGTAGAATTATAGAATGCGGTGTGTGTAAACATTGTAAGACAAAGCAGGAACTTAGATTAGGAGTTTACGATGGCGATAGTATTTCACACTGATTTTTCTAAAATAGCGGTATTATTTTCTGGTGGTGTAGATTCTACTACTATTATTGGAGAAGCTATATATCACGGGTCAGAAATTTACCCTATTTCTTTTGATGATAATTCAGCTAATTATAGGACTCGTCGTAGTATAGCGGTTGAACAGATCATCAGTCATTATCAATTACAGAAGAATCATCATATAATTCGTACTTATGATTCTGAATTTTTACGCATGAAAGGTACGTTTGGATTGATTCCTGGCTATAAAATGTCTATGCAAATCGCTGCCATGGCTTATTGCCAATCATTGGGTATACCCGCATTAGCGATGGGGTATTGTAAGGAAAATGATGAATACCCATATACATTTAAAGATGAGCAAATAGAATATTTAGAGAAAATAGCTGACTTATATAATACAATCTATGACGCTCGTATAGATATTTCCCTACCCTATATTGGTCTACATAAGCATGATATAGTTGGTATAGCTAATCTACACAAAGTACCATTAGAAAAAACTATTAGTTGTCGTTCTACAACATTTGGTGGACTTATACATTGTGGAAAGTGTTTACCCTGCCACTCTAGACGTAGTGGATTTATTGCTGCTGGTATAAATGATCCTACTATTTATCATTACTCTAAAGAATATATGGAAGAAGTAGTTATGGAGACTACTGGCACAGTTATAGTCAATCCACATGATAGATATGTATAATCAAAATAGCGACGTTCGTGATGTTGTACTCCACTAAGTTAGTAATTTAAATGTCGCTGTGGGGAGGTATCTCGCATATACCTCCCCACGCTATTTTATAGGAGAAACTTATGCAGTCTTTTAATATAATGATACCAGATAACCTAGGCATAACAGATATAGTAACTTATCTTAAAAATACTCCGTTTAATTCGTTATACAACGTCTTTTATAATGAAAAAGTAGAATCGAAATACGATTACATAGTAGCGTCAGCGAATGACCCATCAACCTTTCTCTATAAAAAGAACGCAAACATACTTATTAGCATAATCTCTTATGTGCCAAGTATTGATGATGAAAGATGGCCTAATTTTTATACTAATTTATGCCTTACAGACGTAATAGTGGTAGATAACTATAATAAGTCTATTCTGGATACCTACGCTTATCCAGAAAAGCGTATTATTATAATGGATGGGGCGGCTATTCCGATTAAACCTCATATTACTAAAAAGGCATCCGACGATAAGTATCGTATATTGAACATAGACACCAATACGAAATTATGGGATAAATACGTTGAATACCTAGTTTCTTTTAATGACCATAAGCTTGAAGTTACTTTGAATCCGTCAGAAGCTGATGCGGTATTAGCTATGAATCCTATAGGTTATGGTCTAACCTATAGCATGGTTAATAAATTCTCATTTTTTATGAGTCCTGCAAACGATCAAACCTCCACTATTCTAGATGCTAGATGTATTCATTATTTAGATAAACGTCTTGGAGCTCTTATAGAAGTAAGAGGTAGTGCCTTTACACCGCAAATCAGAGAAGAATTTGGGGTATTCACAGTGACATTAACCGATTTATTAGATCATTTACAATCTTCTCGAAACAAGCTGTTTAGGTATTCTACAAATCAACCATTGTTAGATAGAATCTTTCATCAACTTAACGCAACGTATACGCCACAATAACCTATAATAAATACAAAAAATAAGGCCGGTAGAAATTCTACCGGCCTTTCGCATATCTATATAGTTCTATAGTTACTTCCAGATAATGTTATTATGTATAGTTTCCATAAATTCAGCGGCGTCCTCAAACTGTATATTTACACCGGAAGCCTGTTTATGCCCTCCTCCACCCCAAGCCTTAGCAAGAATAGAACAATCTACACCTTCACGACTACGAATACTTAGTCCAAAGGACGATTTAGTAAAATATCCAGTAATGCCTAAATCAAATCCTTCTTTAACAAATCTTGAACTAATTTCGCTACAGAAAGCATAGTCTGTAGTTACATATTTAAATGTAAATCCTTCATATTCACCTTCAATAGCGTTCTCAATAATTCGGTCAGCGGTAGTTTCTACGTATTGACGAATTACAACGCCTTTATCAAGAAATGGAGTTAAATCGTCTTCTGTAGGAATATCAAGGAATGGTATATAAGACGCTCCATTGATAGGTATAGCCCTAGTAAACCACAAGAAATCGGTGCTTCTAGGCATATTATGACGGCCTAAATCAATATCCTTTATTCTATCTACAAACGGAGGAATACTTGTATCAGGATAGAAAAATTGCCAAGTAAGTGAAGAACCACATTCATCCATGTCAAAAAGAGCAACACATTTCTGTTCTTTTAAGAGTTCTTCTACCTCATTTACTGTATGGAATGATTCCAATTTAAAGTTTTCAAGTTCTGATTGAGCAGTAATATGATGGTCTAGAATAACAATTGACTCAGCAGAAGTAATAAGACCTTGAATTTCCTTGGCTTTATACGAAAAATCTGCCATAAGTACGTGTTTTCCGCGTACTTTATCAATTAATTCATCTATAAACCCAGCTCGTTTAGCATCTCCATAATCACCTTTAATATATTCAATACTATCATCATTATAGAACTTACGAATAACGGCTTCAGATGTAGCTCCATCCGAGCACGGGTAATGCGTAATTACAATATCTGGCTTATACATACTTATAAATCCTTATGCTTTAAACAGTAGCTAATCCGGCGCTGTTCACAGTTATTGAAAGCTTCTCGTAGCACTTCCATACGCTTTTTAGAAACGTTTACATTGTATCGAATAATATCCTGACATTGGCTGATATCTTGTCTAAATCCATGATGGATATTGAAAATAGCGGATTTATTATCAGGTTCTATATCTAAAAGATTCATAGATTTAATTAATAAATTGATAGTAGTAACAATCATAGAATCGGCGATATCCGCGTCAATCGCGGCAGCCTCTTTATTATTCTTAAATAATTCCATTATATTAAATCCTTAATTATCGAATAAATGCCATGTGGCAGGAGTACCCTGAACCCCAGCCATATTACTTTGAGTTTCGCTGACTTCAATTCTGGTACACCATATGTCTCTGTCACCGGCTAGCTGCTTAAGAAATCCATGCTTTGGGTCATTCATCCATCTGTATAACCAATCTGCGAGACCTTCACAACCAGTTCTTTCTACTTCTACTACTTTAGCTAAGCCGATAGCATCAAGATTAATAAGAGTTTCTTTAAATGGATCATCAATAGCTACTAAAAGAGTATGATCGAACCATTCTTCTAACCATCCCTTGAGAGGACTCAAACTGCCGAAATCGATAACCCAATTCCTAGTATCTAATTCGTTAGTACCGAACTCAAAATAAAATGATGGAGAATAGCCATGTAGAAGATTACAATGGCTATCAGCCTTCCATTGTCTATAGGCAATAGAACCTAGATTCACGTATCGCTTGGAAGAAAAATACTTATACATCTCCTACCAACCTGTATGTCTTTTTAAATACTTCTTTTTCAATACGATATACATCCGTACCATCCAGTTTAGTAGAACAAATATAATCTCCTGGCTCACATAACATTTCTTCACCCCAAGGAGCTTCAAATACAAAAGTATCCAGTCCTACGTATTTAACTGCGTAGCATTTACCTGTAGCTTCCCAGATTTCTGCTACACCTTTTGGTTCAATCTCAAGAAATTTATACCTGTCTTTTAGTTTAGAATTAGACAGAAGATACTGTTCCCCAGCTGACCCTGTTATAAGAACATCGCCCACTTTGGCTATATTTGTAGTCTCTTTCTTGCCATTAATAATGGTATCTACCTTAGTGCCTGGCTTAATAGCCTGAACCCTAACCCTACCTATTTTCTTGTATTCATTAAGATATTCATCTTCCTTAGCCATAAGGAACAATTTTACAGCTCGGTTTGTCATAGTAGAACCTATTCTTGAGGTTTTAAATAATAGGCGAGTGCTACTGTTTTAAAATAAGACATTGTTGTAGTCTCCTATTATGGAAGATTCCATAGAAGATGTGCCTGAATAGTACAGATAAACCCATATCTCATGGCTAACATAGCCGCTCTTTCATGTGATCTTCTATTAGCTTCCATATCTAGAATACCCGGTTCCCAAAAAGATACACGTTCCATTTCTTCACTACGTACAGATATATCGGCGTCTTTTCCGAAATACCTACTTTCTAACATCTTTTGCGGTTCAGACAAGTAATAATTCATCGGCGAAAGGTAAATCGGGGAATCGAGTTTTAAAGCCCATTCAGGTACGTCATAATAAGGGCTATCGGGGTCGAAAGAAATTAGGAATTTGAAGAATACGCTTGAACTATATAGGTTATTATCGCAAGGTTTTAGGTACCTGCCAAATTTTCCATTCTTTTCATATACTTTTGGACTACATACCACTATTATATTCGGGGAAAGCATTGAAAAGTCTACAGTACCGTTTGTTTCAATTTGAATGGTATCGAATACGCTAGCTTCTTCTAAACGATTAATAAAATTAATAAAATTCGGCTGCAACATAGGCTCACCACCAGTAATAATTAGATTCCATCTATTATAAGGATCGGTATAATCTTGTGAACCTCCATCATACGTAGCATTCCACTTATCAATGGATTCTTTTGCCGCTTCTATTAAGCTATCAAACGTATATACGTCCCCTTTATCGAAGAAAGCATCACAGAATTGGCACGCGAGATTACAGCCTGTTAACCGAACAAAAACACTTCTTTGCCCGATAAGTGGCCCCTCTCCTTGAAGACTAGCAAAGATAGAAGTGACAAGAAGTTCATTACTATTCAACGAAGAATAGTTTTTTCGGCCGTGGATAACATTTTTACCAAACATCTTTAAATTCCTGTTTTAGCGGTAGAGTCTACTAAATAGAGACTCTACATCTTTGTCTAAATCGTTCTCTACTGTTACTTTACCAGTAGATTGAATACGGTATTCTGTATAAAATGGAATACGATCTTCTTTAGGGCCTATTGTAAAATCAGAATATTCTATAAGCATAGCATCTTTTATTAATATTGCTTGGGGAATACCATACGCTATAATAGGAATTAGCAAGTCCACAGACGTATTAAACATATCAGCCTGTATTGAATCTAGAGTATCATACACTATGGCTAAATCTTTATAAGCAATTGTATGATCTAATTTTATAATAATATCTTCTACAGGGATACCTTTAAACAAATTAATGGTTAATGGGTTATTCGCATGTAAGGATTTAGCGGATAAATGTTCTATTCTGGCTATTTCTTGTATTTTATCGAATCTAGCCCATAAAGTTCCAGTAAATATATATTCTGGATATTCAGATTCTTCATGCATGACACCTAGTTTATCTAAAAATTTAGGTTTTAAATCTAGAACATCGCAAAATTTATTAAAAACTTCTCGTTTAATGAAGGTCATCAAAAGATTCCTTTTACTTTTTTCAATTCTGTAACTAGCTTAGATTGTGCTAAACCAATTGCTTTCTTAGATTCTCTTTTATTATTGATAGCAATTTCCGCTAAAGAAGTTATAAATTGAACCAACGAAGCTCTGAGGAATATTGTTGGAGCGTCAGGATACTGTTTTAGTATTACATGTGCAAACATCGCAAAAATATCGTAATGTAAATGACCGCGTAAAGAATTACAACGTCTACACGCAAATAATAAGTTATCTGAATGGTCTGTGCCTCCTAAAGCTCTAGGTATTATATGCTCGATAGAACACTCTTTTCCCGCTTCAATGGGGTTAACCTTGTCACTATTATTATAAGGTAACATTGGCCTTTTACAATAGTGACAAGGTTTACCTACACCTTCTTTAGCTTGTACTTTTCTAAATGGTTCCATCTGTATTTACACAGTCATCATTACTAGGAAGATTCCTACTTTCATCAAATGGGCTAAATCCGTACCACTTATCTCGGGCTTTAACGGCGGTATTATACACTTCTAAACAACCTAACATGTATTTTGCGAGTAGAAAATCCGGTGTATTCGAATCGTTTTCTTTACAATGCTTATTAATGATATGCTCAAGGTCTTTTTCAAAATCAGATGTATCGACTTCGACTAATACTTCAAAATCAAGATTTGACATTAGTTATTCTCTTTCTCTTATAGACTCTACTGGTTTATTTTCTTGATTCTGGTATTTACCCATGTATGGCTTTTGTGTTTTATTTACTAATTTAGTAAATAGAATTTGTGCGATCGGATCCCCGGATTTGATATGAATAGGCTTATAGCCTACACATTTCAATTCAAGTGTAAGCCAGCCTGACCAGCCTGGTTCAATAACAGTATTATGTACAGATAAGCCCTCTCTAACCCATGAAGATTTATCCTTTACTTCCGCTCTAATATCCTCCTGTAAATTGAATTTTTCTATAGTAGAAGCCAACATGAAAGAAGGTCGTGGTTCCACGTATTCCTTTCTTGTCAATTTACACCAAACGCTGTATAAACCATTAACAACTAAGTTACCTAATGTAACTGGATACAATGTAATTTCTTGCTTAATGCGTACGTCATATCCTGATTCTGCTAAACCATAAGATTTACCAGATTTCACAGTCTTTTCATAATACGGTGTTATTAACCCGTATTTTATACAGCGTAGTTTAATATGTTGATAAGCTAATCCAGTCATTACTACACCGCAATAGGAGCTTTGATAGTATCATGGCTGATATAATCATCTAGTCTAATATCAGACCATTCATAGTTTTTAGGATCATCATAACGATTATTAATAAACAGCTTAGGAGATTCACCCGCTGAATACCTAGAAAGTTGTTCTTTAGCCTGATCTTCATGGTTTCTATAAAGATGGCAATCTCCAACAGTGTAAACTAGTTCACCGGGAATCATATTAACAGTATTAGCCATCAAGTGTGTCAAAAGCGCATATTGAGCAATGTTAAAGGGCATTCCTAAATACGCATCATTTGAGCGAATAACAACGTGACAATCTAGATATCTTTCTGGAATACCTTCCTCGTCTAGCTTACGCTTGTTTTTACCGGCCATGGAAGAATCGGACATCCATTGTTCATTAAGATCGTATAGCTCAGAACGATTAAGCCTTTCTTTCATAGAAAGCGGACGTGTATAGAATTGGAATGTATAATGACAAGGAGGCAACCCGGAAGGAATCATTTCTGGAATATCAGCTACGTTCCAAGCTGAAACAATCATTCTACGTGATTCGGGGGCAGTCTTTAGATCATTAATAACTTGAGCAATCTGGTCAATACCTCCAATAGACCAATTTTTATTATGTTCAGCTGTTACTATTTTCCAATTACGCCATTGATATCCATAAACAGGTCCACAATCTCCCCATTTATCCGCAAATAGCTCATTCGAACCCCAATCTCGCCCATTAGTACGAATCTTGTTTTCAAAATCCTCTTTAGTAAGAGGAAAATCATGATTTTCAGCATTATATTTCTTTAGGGGCCAATCAGTCCATATGCTAACACCATTATCCACGAGATACTTGATATTAGTATCTCCCATGAGCATCCACTTTAGCTCATGAAAAATACCTTTAAACCACACTTTCTTTGTAGTAATAAGTGGGAATTGGGTTTCCAAATTAGAGAACCTAAGCTGTCTACCGAATAGGCTCCTAGTACCTGTACCAGTCCTATCCCCACGGATAGGTGCTTTCAATAGTTCTTCTAGAATAGTATGATACTGCCTATCAACTGGATTTAGCCACGTCATCCTATAATCTCCATTATCTTTGATCTTTTTAAACCAGTTAAATTAGAAATTTCGCTTATTGATTTACCTTCAGCCCATAATACATTTACCTTTAACTCATTTTTAGATAAATGTTTGTTATTAGCTATATTAGATTCTAACTTTTCTTTTATCTTCTCTTTTGCTCGATTAAAAGATGACTTTAATGTACCAATAGGTAGATTTAATTTTAAAGAAGCTTCTTCGTAGCTTAAACCTAGCACACCTATATACGTAAGTATATCTCTATCGTATTTAGGCATAGACCGCATTATTCTAGATAACTGGTCTAGTTCTAATGATTCTTCTTGATAACCCTCTATTGGAATATTTCTTGTATAAATATTATCAGTATCTTGAACTTCGAATTTAATTTTTCTTAAATTACTATACCATTCATTACGCAAAATAGTAAAACACCAAGCTTTAAACCCTCCAGCTTTTACATCAAAATATTTTTCACGGTTTAAAAGAACTTTTAAGAAAGTTATAGATACTAAATCTTCAGCATTTTCAAAATCTTTTCGTTTAGCGAAATTTAATAAATTAGGACGTATATCTATAAATCTCTTGGTTATTTCTTCTTCTGAAAGCGTTGGACCTTTATTATCATTGGTAGCGATATTACTATTCATAACGCCCCCACGTTTTCAAAAAATTCCATCAATTTAATTGATAGTGTTTGGTTTACTGCTCGTTTCTTTCTGGATTCTACAACAGCATTGTCTAGCGTTGTTTGCAAATTAAGTTGTTCTAAATATTTTAAGGTAGATTCCTTCTTTAAAGACGGTTCTAAATCGTATACATGGCAGAATGCTTTTATTACCGGATCGCGTAGAAGCCCTCTATTCATATCTGCCGCTGTTTCGGTAATACTACGTAAAGCAAAAATAAGATGGTCTTCGCCATAGACCTTTAAAGATTTTTTCAAGCAGCCTAAAGCAATTGTATGACCGGGTTTAATTACCTTGTTATCTACAGGATAAGCATTGATAGTTACATTGGCCCGTCTACATATTTCGACTAACCTAATACTATCTTCCAATCCCGCCGCAACTTCTGCTTTGAACGTAGATAATGGAGAAACAGCAGTAATTCCCGCATTAATAGATACGAAAGCTAATGCTTGTTCTTCTTTTGTAGCTTCAATTACGTTACAAGGTACTTCGCGTATACCCCGCAAGAAAGCAGCAATAGTTCTATGTTGACCATCTACAATTATATACTTGTTGTTAAATAAAGCTACTTGAATAGCGCCAAATTTCTTCCAATCAAATTTAGTAGCTATTTTGACTATGTTACGTTTGCCAGTACGAAATACTTTACGCTGAAAGGATTTGTCAATGTTTAATTGAGCTATGTCTATCCACACTAATTCAGATTTCTTTCCTATTTCAGATACGTCCTCTGGTAATTCTAAATTAAGCTCCTTAGCTATATCTGAAAGGCAAACAATATCATCCATATTAAAATTCCCTAAGTATAATATACTATCTATATTTTACGGTAAGAAGCGAAAAAAGAGGCCGGTAGAATTTCTACCGGCCTAAGTTACGACGAAAGGAAATTAACAACATGACGTAGTAAATATAGACGGACCCATACTTTCTACATACTAGAATTAGGTTATTATTATTTTTACATCAATCACCAGAAGCGTCGTTATCTGTATCTGGCTTAGTTGGATTGGAAAGGCGAACAATGTCAGCCTTCAATCTATCAATTTCTTCCATAAGAGCTGCGTTCTGTTGGTTAGCTACTTCTAATTCGTTATTTTCTTTAATTGCTTCCAAAGCGCCTCGTAATTCATCAGCTTCTTTGATAGCTTCATTCATGGCGGCTATGTTTTCCTTAGCCGCTTCATCGTACTCATTAATTGTGCTATTCAACATATCAATGGTAATATTAAGCTTTTCGTTTTCTTTAGTAAGCTTAGTCAACTCTTTATTAGTCTTAGCTGCTTTAGTAACCTTGCCGATAGATACATTATATCGACCAAAAGTGTAGACCGAAGTGCGGTCTTCTCTAAAAGTGTTAGAACTGGCTACAGAAAGGTCTTCAAATTCAATAGTGATAGTAGGTGTATCTAAGGAAAATTCAGAAGGCAAACGCCCAGACTCTACAACCTCTAACTGATTTCCAACAATTGTAATAGCTTTGATAGGATTTTCCATAATCTATTTTCCTTTTAGTACCTTATTACCCAATTTAGACAGAGAATATCTAGCTATACCACCGTTGAATTTAGGATGCGGTATTAGTTCCCTATCAGGTTCGATTAACCCCGCCTTGACTAATTTTTTAATATAATGTAAAGCGGGATCATTTTTTGTAAATTTCTCTACTGGTTGGTTATCTTTCATCCATTCCAATGTAGAGACTACTTTCTTCGTTATTCTTATGGTTATTATGCTATTTGTCATCTATACCAATAAATTGTGCTAAATCAAGAAGATCAATAAAATAATTGGAAGCTTTGATTAATCTTTTAGATACAGTAAACGGATATGATTTATCGTCACCACTAATTAGTTGCTTATTTTCTATTGCGGTAGAAACTCTTTTATGAGAATTACCAATTATTGTTACAGTTATACCTCTAGACTGTAAGGCTTTAACAATTTCTGTATGTTCCGTATTGCCGGTCATAAAAATAACATGATCTATGTTAATTAGATTCATGCTATCTAGTGCAATAGAAACATCGATACTGGTCTTTATTCCAATAGAATTTGTATCCGAAAATTCAAATTCTCTGCCACGCTTTAATGTAACCTTGAAGTTGTTATAACTCATCCAATTAACAACGCTATACCACCAAGGTTTATCGTCCGTAGATAATTTTAAAGTGTCAATATCTAAATCAAATTCATTGGAATCTACTTCAACGTTTGTAACAGTTAAATAATAATTAATATTACGTACTCTTGCTATTTCTGTAAAGAAAGATTGGAATTTATTCCAATCAATTTTCATATCAATCGATCTAGTAGCACTATGCGTGGTATGACCATCAATTAAAATAGCTACGCGATCAAATTCTTTGATAATAAGTTCAAGCTTGTCTCTGGCATTCATTACTCTAAACCCTTATATAAGCTGTATTAAAAAATCTGTGTGATAAGTTTTATTTATAAACATAATATGTGAAGGAGTTTCCTTATATCCATGTATGCGTTCATTAAGCTCCACACTATTTACTAATCTCCCTGTTTTTAATCCTATTTTATAGGATAAATGAAAAGCTTCTATTTCGAATTTTTCTATTAAATTTTCAGCACCTTTTAATTTTAACATAAGAAGCCTATTAGGATATACTATATCGCCTAATTTATCTATTATATGTTCATAATAAATAGAATTTACTATGGTGGCTACTTTAAATAAACGTATGTATTCAGTTTCTATAGATTCTGAAAAATCAATACCTATAATCAATTTAGTAATAGATTCGTCTTGAGCATAACCATAAATATAATTATAACCCAGCATAGTTGAATTTTCGAATAAATTCATTTTAGAAGTTAATAAATATGTATATAAGTAATTTTCAAATTCTTTGGCTTCCTTTAAAAAAGATATAATCTTGAATTTTAAACCAAGGTATGTGATATATTTAGATAGCCTAATTGCGGATTGCTGTAAGCTCTCAACGTCCAAATTAAAATCACCTATAGGTCTGTAAGGGTAATAATCAGGGAAAACATCGGCATCAGGTATTCGTGAAAAATTACTTATTACAGCTTTTATATTCATAAATCACCTAATGATAAGAACTGTTTTGCAAGTGCCAATGCCAATAAGCGGGTACAGGATCGCCTCTATATAAATATTGATTCATTATAGAAATAAGTAGAACTGTGAACTTATGTTGATATTGAGGATTATTTAAAATAGCCATAAGTATTAATTGAATACAACCTACATAAGATAGCAATTCCACTCTATGCGTACAATCTAGTACTACGCATTCTATTTTACCCGCATTAATCTGTATAAATTCTTCTAAAGGTTTACCTTTAAATTCATCATTAAATATACGCATAGATTCTTCAATTTTATTAAAATCTTTGTAATATTCAAATAATTCTTCTAAATTGGGCGAATATTCATTTTTCTTTAACTCTTTATATAAAGAGGTTTCCAAGCTTAAAAATGTATTGTAAACGGCTACTTCTATGTGAAAAGGATTTAATAAATTTGTATTACTCATCGGCTTCCTCTAAGAAATAGATAATTTTTATAAGCTCTGGTAATACATAATGTTGTATATTAGAGTTAATGGAAAGCAATTCATTCTTAATAGCTACTAATTTTGATCCTACAATAGCGGCTGTTCTTATATCAGGAACTGCTTTTCTTTCCTGTAGTTCTTTAACATGATAAAAAGCTGCCCCTACTCTTATACCGCTCATATGGTTTATAAGATCATAATGGATAGCAGTGACTCTTTCCATTACGCCCCATATGTTTTTATCATATAATATATTAGTAAGATATTTAGCTTTTTCTTCTGCTTTCTTTTCAGAAGAATATAGACACATTATTACTTGTAAAGCAATCTGAGCATCTGTTTTATCAGATGATTTTCTAATACCATTTATAACCAATTCTTTAAAGGAAGAATATTCATTCTGAGAATCAGCTATTTCTTTTAAAAGCTGTAGCGATTCTCTAGGAACCCTATCGGATACCGTAGCTACTTCTTTACAAATTTTCTTGATTTTGTCTTTTTCAAGCTTGGGGAAAGCTTTTTCTACTTTGGCTAATCGGAAAAGGTACTTAGCTAATCCTTCAACAGAAGGGCGCTCAACAGCAATTTTATAAAGACGATTTAAAAGTTCTGGTTTTAATAAATGCGGTTTATCAGTACAGAGTATCCAAACTACTCTATCGTGTTCTGGCTCCTCAATTGTCTTTAACACCGCCGATTGGCTCTGACCTAGTAGTGCGTGTACTTCATCCATGATGAATACACGGTTCTTACCTCTAGGCTTAAATTGCGAGGTTTTAATAAGAGATCGAATAGTGTCAATCCCTTTTTCATCTGCGATATTCTTCTCATCGATATCAGTAGCTTGGTCCGTAAGACCATTAGCAAGAATCTTCGCTAGCGTAGTTTTCCCCGTTCCTGTGCCGCCGTGAATAAGAATGGCGTGAACATCTTGTTTTTCAATTATTCTCTTAGCTTTTGATACGGCTACTTCATTCTCAAGAAAATCATCAAAATTCTTAGGTCTATACTTGACAGACCATTGTTTGAATTGCTTGCTCAAGATTCAATCCTCTAAACATAGAACATTCAATCTTACTTTACCGTTAAAATACAAATCAAATTTAATTTATACGAATTTGAAATGGCCCAAATACCGTAGTAGTTGTCCATAAAACATGGCATTGATGATGTAGTACGCCAGTTATAATAGAATTGGCTGGAATCGGTTTATCAGTTACAAGTTCCCATTCACCTTTATATATATTTCTATTATGCAGCATTTCTACATCGCTTTTGACAATATTTATCACTCCATGAGTTGTATCTAAGCCATCTTCACTTATAATATTAGCCGCTACAGTTTGTTCTGATACGTATAAGCAATTAAATCGATACCAAGGATTAGAAGCAGATACGTTAAAAGTCCATTTATTTTCTGAACTTACATAGTTTTCTGCGTGCCACTCATTAAATACCCCTAAGAACCTAGATTCAATAGCAGGTCCGACATTTAAGCTGAATGTAAGCAATAACACTAGAACACCAGCTCGTATTCCAGTGTCTATTATAATATCTAAACATCTTCGTATAAAATATTGTATTTTATCATTATCGACTATATCAGCTAAGGTGTTGGACAGCCGATCTAAAGTCTTAGCAATGTTAATCATCGAAGTGATCCATTTGTGGTGAAACTTTTATATTATTTTCATTAAGCTTAAATTCTAAATAACGTATTCTACTTTTTAATATTTTTATTTGTATGTATAGCTTGGTAACTGTATTATTGCGTTCTGCTAATTCTAATTGTAATCTTCGAGATTCTTCTTGACAACCTGATTTTTCTTTTTCATATTTTTCTATGGTTTGTCTAAAATATTTTTCTATTCGCGTTTCTTCTGGTTCTTTTTTAGCGCTTATACTAAGTAGAAATTTTAAAAGATGCTTAAGCAGTACAAATAAACCTGTTAGTATAATTGCTATAACAGCTATGCCGTCTTTTAATAATGGATCGGATATTATTTTTATTAAATCTATCATAATAATTCAACATGACCGCTATCTAAACGTAGTTATCTAAATTTATCTAGAATAAATGAAACGAATTACAGTGAAAAAATAAAGTCGAACAAATAAAGCAATAATGGTAGCAATTAATAGAAACAAACTGAATATAAAATTGTAATCAATATTTATAAATATTGGTTTTGATACTAATAACCACGCACCTACACAGGCTTCTGTTAACCCTTCAATTAAACCTATGTACATGGATTCACGCTTACGCATGTTAGGACGTATAGATAGCAAGCCTAAAAATAGTAATAGACTGTTTAGTATTATAACTACAGCCGCTATATTTACAAAATACTCTATTATTGAGGTAAATTCTGGCATTATCTCTACTCTATCTTTTCATAGAAAAGAATTAGTAAAAAGTAGTATTTCTTGTGGAATAAAGGCACAAAAAAGGGAGGATTTATCCTCCCAAAACTTAAATAGATTGAACTTATAAAGTTGGTATATCAGCAACCGCCGGGTACTAAATCATGCACCCCACAATTTATACAAATTTCATCGTAGAGGCGTCAATAGATATTCTTGTTTTGTGGGATGGGTGCTTTCCCGTACAATTAATCCTCTATTTTAACTCGACGAAGTTCGTATCCTAGCATACGATAAGCCATTTGTATTGAAACACTTTGTGGATGTTTAACCTTGCTTTTCATCCAGTTATTCAAGGTACTAGAGGATAAACCAGAAACATTTGCTTTTGCGTAGGTACTTCGATTATCCCTACGCAAAAGGGTTACAATATCATCCAACATAGGATCAATTTCTGGTTTTTCTGGCTTATTAACAAAGGTTCTCTGCTTTTTAACCATTGTTGCATATTCCTTTATGTTTGTTCAGCTGTGTCTTCACCTAGAATATGTCTTACAATGAAATTTCTAATACGTAATAGACTTTCATTTTGATTCTGCAAATCTACAAGAATAATATTTAAACGGTCATTAATTTTAGAAGATTCAACCGATCCATCTTTTTCTTCCGAAGATTCTTTTTCTTCCGAAGATTCGGGCATTCTATCAATTTGTGATAATAGTTGCGTAATAGTATTAATTGCGTAGTTATTATTATTCGTAATATTGGCAATTCTAGTAGTTAGATCGCAGGTAGACAATGTTTTATGTTTACCAACTTTTTTAGATTTAGTTATAGGTAATTTATAACTATACTGATGATCGTCATCATCATCGTCGTCTTCGTTAACCCTGTTAATATAAGCTTTAGATTTCTTATTGCCCATAGAAATATCCTTTGGTGTCGATCGACTTTTTGTCGGAGCTGTTATTGGTCTAACCATTATCTAGCCTTACCCTGCCCACGGTATGGTTTCTTCGTATTACGCTTGTTATTTGGTCGGCTGAATGACGAATTACCAATAGAGGTACGATGCTTCTTTGTAATGCCCTTTTTCTGTGCCATGTTATTTTCCTTTCATTGCGCTGTTACTATATTCTATATCCGTTCGCCGGAGTTATCACTTCTGACTATACGATGAAGCACCACGGATAAACAGTATTGTCATTATGACCCTTGCAGAATGTAGATAAACCCAACTGCTATCATAATCTAGCTTCAAAGAATCTGGTGAACTCGGTGGGGATCGAACCCTCTTTGGATTTCTCCGAGGAATTTGGTGGGTCCATCGGGATTTGAACCCGAATTTCGGAATTAAAAGTTCCGCACACTAACCAATTGTGTTATGGACCCAAATCTATTTATAATCTACACCAAGCTTTGTGCCCCGCGTAAGATTTAACAGATTTGAAAATCTTACCGCATTTACATCTTTTCCTTATTTTAGGATTAGAAAAACAACCTTCACCATTAATTTTAGTTTTCACCTTATGACAAGTTCTGCATCTTAATTCACATTTATTGATTTCTTCCCAAAATCTAAGCTCTGAAAATGAGGAAGCTCTAGCTATTGTAATAGTTTTAGCCGAAGGGTCAACGTGGTCAAATTCTAATCTTGTTTTTCTAGAACAGTCTACACATTTACCGCCTAAATATTTTATAGCCTCTTTTCTTCTTTTACGCCATCTTTCCTTCATATAATCATTCATGTATTGATTGTATTTTTCTTTATCTTTAGATGTTTTTGATGTACTAGACATTATAACCAATAACCTTACCCGCCCGGTGAGTATCGCATCCGTAATAGCTCTACTAGCTGAGCTACGAGTTCGAGTTGTGGAGGGGTTAGGAAAAGCAGGAAACCTAACCCCTCCACCAATCGTAGTAAACATTGCCGGCCTTCTCGAAAACATCCGCATGTTAGTTTCGATCGGCCACCTTTGTCTTTCGTCCATGAATGCCATCAATTACGAGGTTTCATCCATGGCATACTACGATTAACTAGAAGAAGTCGAGGGAACCAGCTTTGATATACTGGCGAGCCACCGAACGGCCTGCTTTACTTGATGAGGGTTCGGTCAACATCAAGCTATTCCCTCTACATCGCAGCCTCACCCCTTTCAAGCGGGGTAGCTTACTCGACGTATTCTTGTATTAGTTGGGACCAACCTTACGTAGTTGGCGGGTCGCTTAGCGTCCTCTTATTCGATGGACAAGATCGAACTATCCCGTACCTATTTTAGTTTCTAGGACATACCTAAATAGGTAAATGTGATAGTGGTGGGAGCGGTCGGGTATGATCCGACATAGATTCCGTTATGAGCGGAAGGCATTCTCCATTTATGCTACACTCCCGAAAATTAATTTAGTTGGTGCCCGCTGCCGGACTCGAACCGGCACTCCGAAGAAGAGCATTTTAAGTGCTCCGCGGCTACCATTTACGCCAAGCGGGCATCAACTAAATTAATCTTAAGCGTCTACAAACGAAAGGGTGGTAAGATAAATCAGCCTCAGGCGGGGGACACAATTATCTGACTTACCTTACCTACAATCATCCGCGCGGGGGGATGAACGAATGACTGTATTTTACCCTTCCGCTTCTGCAAGTTACCTCGTATAGAAGCAACTCACAAACTCACAAACGTGTTTAAGACACTCTCGCAAAATATACAACACGTTTGGTTACTCTAGACCATCAGGGTCTGACTTCTCTTTACCGTGGGAAAAATCACTACCCTACTAGTCTACATATAGTATATCCTACTACAAATACCCTGTCAACCCCTATTTTAGTATCCTTTTGAACCCCATTTGATAGGGTATCTGGAGCAAACGTATACCCGGAGTAGCGTTAAAATCTATAATTACAGGACCTTTATCAGTTACAGCTATATCGAATCCAATTAACTTGGTGGGTCTGAAAACTTTTGCTGCCTTTTCTACGAAAGAAACAAGATCATCCCAATCAGGTACAATTGCTCTTTTTACTTTTAGTTCAGCATTACCAAGATAATCTTTACCTCTATAGGCTGTATTAAACAAATGGCCGTTATCTAGATCGATAGCCACAGCGTAATTACCGCTTGTATTAAAATTGTCTACCCAATTTAACCCGCGAGATAACTTATACACGGCCCCTACAACGTTTCCTCGCAAAGTAACAAAACGTATGGTATTCAAACCTTTGGAATGTCGTGTAAAGGATGGTTTAAATGAAGATTTAACTACCTTTGAAATAAGGTAGTCTTTATCGTTCATACGCTCTTTTAATTCTTCATATCCCATTTTACCAATAGGTGTTACAAAACTATCGGATAACCTATTATATTTATACGCTAATATTGTGTCGATACCGCCTACACCATCGATAGGTTTCATGAAGAATGGAGTATAATTAATAAGTTCTTTTTTAGAAATTTCTTGGCTATTAAATGTACCTAAGTCTTCTGTGGCGTGATCGTTACCTAACTTATAACGGATCAGTTTATTCGCTAAATCCTTATCATCAAAATGAAGGAATTTCCTATCGTTTAGTTTATTCCATAAATCATACAATTTCAAACCGCTTATATACGAATTTTTCTCTCCTTGTGTTTTATTATAAAGCCGGTATTCAAGATATTCATTCGGTGTTATTAAATTGGTTGCCGCCAATTTTGTTGTTTCTTGAATTAATTTTACGCGATCTACACTATTAGGAGCTATCTTTTTATAAATTGTTGCTAAAGAAGCATTAGAATCGGGGTCTTCAATCAATAGAAGAAGACTACGTATATTACCTATAATATCTTCTTCAACGGATACTTGAGCTGATTCAGACTTATCTTTATAGGTCTTATATACAAATCTATAGGTATCAGAAGCCCATTTACCTTGCTTACCAAGAGCAATATCCATAATATCTAACCCCATTAAGTAAGGTGAGGGGTAGAACCCCTCACCATTAAATTTTAATTAACTGATACAGAAAGGTTTTCAATCAAAACGCGAATAGAAGAAATGATTTGGTCTACGTGCTTGATTTGTTCATCAGTTTTACCTGATTCCATTTCAATACGGTTCTGTTTTTCCTGCATCAATTTAGCATTCATTTGAGTAAGTTCGCCGATACGAGTTTCCAGAACCTTGATCTTATCAAGAATATCCTTAATCATAGCGGTATTAGTATCAATCTTATGATCGTATACCGATGAGATGCTTTCAATACGAACTTCATGTTCAGCAACGAGTTCTGCCTTACGCTTAAGGTAAGTAGCCAACTTATCCTTAGCTTCATTACTTTCATTAGAAAGTAGGGCGGTGGGTAGAGCAGCATTTTTCTCCATGACTTTTGCAGTCGCCTCCTTGAGAGAAGCCCCCTTGTAGGCACCGAAAGGAAGAACTTTCTTTTCTTCGCTCGCGTTCTTTAGAAGTGTATTCATAAAGGTCTCCTTTTTATTAAAATCCTTACTAAGTTCTTGTTCAAGTTCCGCTGTCAAATTATCAAGCTTGTCAGCGACGTTATCAAAGTTGTTATTCAACATGTTCATAATTCTCTCCTAAACTGTCTCGATACACTTTATCATGTTTCATTAGACTGTCACGTCTCATTTAAAGCTTCCCTTGTTTCTATATTCTTGCATAACTCATTCAGTATCAATGATTCTGTTCTTCCATGTTAATTCAATTACTATTTTATTCCGGCTCTTCTGGTTCTACATTAACCGGATATGCTTCTTCTAGAGATTCTTCGATAAGAAGCATAGCTTGATCTGCCGTTTCCTTTACCTGAATATCTACCTTTCCTTCATTGAACTTAGGAAGAAAATCCGTGTTACCATAAATAAAACTAGTATGCTCATTATCTCCGGTTTTCTTGATTTTCGCTAGAGTAACGAATTTACTAGTATCTGGCGTTTCTTCATCTATTAGGTTTGTAGGCGCGATAAAGAACAAATCGTTGAACATAAGAACCCATGTTCTAAATTTGAAATTCTCGTTTTTCATTTCAGTTTTCCCTCACAGTAACATAATTTTCAAATGGAACGAACGGTGGAATGTAATCTACATGCCCTAGATGTTCGATAGCGAAAGGTCGTGGAGGCAACTTATTATAATGATCTACATACATAATATGATGCATATGAGAAAGGAATATTTTTACCGCCCAACGTTTACTTCTAGAATGGATATGTCCGTCACTCAACCTACCAGAAATAAGAGATTTATATGTAGCCGTCGTTTTATCCCATCTCTTTTCAGCCAACACCCTTTCCGCTAAATGTTTATATTCTCCAGCTTCATTCTTCTTCTTCTCGTATATTTTACGACGAATTATAAGGTGTCCGTAGTTGGGCTCTTCCTGACCGCTTACTTTAACAAAGGATTCTCCAATTTTCCAAGCTAATGTCTTCAACCCCGGATTAAATGGTGGTTTAGCGAGGTAGGTAGCAAGCTCACCAAACGTAATAGATTTGAACTCGTCAGTTTCTTCATCTTTGAAGGAAGCGAATACATTTTCAGGATTCCGCTTATAAAAATCCATAATTTCATAGATTTGTTCTGTACTAAGAACGGTCGAAGGCTGTAAATTCCAATCAGGAAATCTTTCGCGAATTTTGGTCTTATTAGTATCTGCTGAGTGCCAGTTTACATCAGGTACATACCCGGTATAAGACCAAATTCTACCAGCAGTAGGCGCCCGCGTAATATCGATATACGCCAAAAGACCTGCCGCAATAATAGGACCAATACCTTTATTTTCCCTCAGCCACATACCTACAGTAGAAGCTCCAGAATAGTAATCCAGCATCTTTCCAACACGTTTTTCAAGAATGAGGGATTGATCGAACAACCATCCAATTGATGCGTGGGGGGTATCAGAATTGGTTGCCTGAAACAACCGATTATTTTGACGAATGCGGTCCTTTTGCATAGTATAGTAAGCGTCTACAAGGAATCTAGCTTCTTGTTTAGACATAAGCTTAGAGGCTTCTTTAATATCCTTGGAAAGCTTATCAATTACAGGAGTGTGAATGTTCATGTCATTTCCTTTCTTTGTTTCTATTATAGGTGTTAATTAATTTAACAGTTCTTGTTTCTATTCAGTCGTATGATTAGCTCTCTATTGATGTTTCTTTGTAGCTTATAACTCAATTTTCGTTATGCTTCTATTCCCGAACTCGGATTTCATTACTGTATTATGTATCTATTTCTCGGATTGACGCCTCGCTACTTCATCTAGATTCTCATACATTTTTAAGCAATCATAAATAGATAATACTACAGTGTTATAAATACCCGGTGGTACACTGGTAAAGACACTTGATAGGGCTGTAGTCGCTATTACTCTAGATCTAGTAAGTAAATCATCTGAAGCTGATAGGTTAATCGTTACTTCGATGTTATCTGACATGATTATTCTTCCCTCCTGTCAGTGCGCGGCGGACGGCGTCCCGAATGACAGCCAGCTTAGAAGTCAGCACATACTCTCGCGTGACGACTGATGTGTGAAGGGGAAGCGATCGCGCTTCAATATAGATTTTCTCCAGAGCCTTCCTTGCCTCGGCAAGCTGGGCTTCGGCGCGTTCGATCTGCGCACGAAGGTCATGGATTTCGCTGGCACAATCATTGAGTTCAGCACGCAGGACCGCCAGTTCCGCATCCTTCGCGGCGAGGGCGGTGGCAATCTTCTCTACCAGCGAAGAATACTCTTCGTCTGTCATGCTTCCTCGCACGAACAATGGTATCGCCCATGCTTCTGTCTGTGCGTCAGTCATGGCTGGCGTCCTCGTTCAGCAGGGCACGGGCGCGGGCCTGTGAAACTGTCGGCGGATTCGGGAAAACGGCTATCGCTTCCAACCCCGCCTCCAACTCCGCAATCCTCGCCGCTTGCGACTGGATGAGGGAGGCGGCTTCCATGGCTGTCGAAACGCGCATACCACGCAACCGCTCCACCAGCCCCGCCACATCCTGTAATTTCTGCGCAATCGCCCATGTTTCTTTCTGTGTGTCAGTCATGTCAGTTGATCTCCCGCATCTTGTAGGCCAGATCGTTAAGTTTATCTTCATTAAACAAACGTTGGAACCGTTTATAATACTTACCGGCCGTTCCTCCGTTATCAATAAGGTTTATCTGCAAAAAGCATTGGTAGCCATAAACATAGCTATTAAAGAATAAATAAATAGAATTTTTCTCATTCTATCGCCTCAACAATTCCATAACCAACCGTTGGGTTATATTCATTGAGAAATTTCAAATCCTTTTCTGCTTCCTCTTTGGACAAATAAAACTGTTTATTACAATCACATTGGATTGCGGAATACGTATTGTAAATAGAATGATTTAGTGGAGCCTTTCCTTTAGGATAGTGATATTTTGCGTATTTGACGATGATGTATTTCATTTTGATTCTCTCCAATAGCGGTATATGGTTCTTTGTTACGAGTTATTCCATCAATATAAATTTACCGTCTTCTTGTTTGAAGCGCCATATTTCAATTACAGAATTTTTAAATGACGTAGCAGGCCAGCTAGAGTTAACTCTACATTTTCTAATCATCATAAACCGGCTATACATAGGAGTATAACAATCTTCTACGTAGTCTCTAGCAGCTGCAAATGTAGAGAAAAATCCATGAACCGCACCATGAATAACACGATCCTCTCTAACTTCATGAACGTCGAATATGTAGTTTTCATCGTCTCTATCAATATCTGGAAAATCAATTTCCTCTAAGTCTGCTTCTTCGCGCTCTTCACGCACTTCATTGAAGGCTTCAATTAGTTCATCATAAAGATGAAGTTTCGCTGCTTCCTCGGTTTTAAATGGCCCAAAATACTGATGACGACTCCAATTACTAATATCATAGCCGTTAACTTCAACGGTAATATGTTCGGAACCATCTGTGAACATATTGTCATTGCCAAAAACAATTTGCAATGTACCAGACGAAGATTTATTTACACCATCAGGATTAGAGCGCGTAATAAATCTGGTAAGCGCAGCTAGTTCAGACCATGTAGCCATTATAATGATTCCTTGATTCTGTATGGTTCTATCGAGGGTTATGAATAATAGTGGAAGGGGCGAAAATTACTTCGCCCCTTCCTATAGTTTAATTCGGGTCAGTTACCGAAATTCAGACCGGCACCGCCGATCGAACCGGCACCAGAAAGACCTCCGCTTCCACCAACGCCGAAACCTGCTCCAGCCGTAGCCGAGAAAGCAGTACCGTTACCAACGGTAGACGAAGTGGCGTTCGACAGCGAACCCGAACCAGTAGTAACAGAACCATTAAGGCTGTGATTGGAGCCAAGAACGACACCATTAAGACCAGTCGAGCCGTATTCACCCGCGAACGTCGATTCAGAGATACCATACGACTGCGTGTTTGCAAACGTACTGGCATTACCGAACTGCTGTGAATGAGCGAAGTTTGCCGCTCCTGAAAGGTCGACGTTTCCACCCAGCGTCAGACCAGCGCCGAGGGAACCATTACCGAGAGTAAGCGACTGTGCGTGAACTGCTCCAGTAAGCATGAGCGCAAACACAGCACAAGTAGCGATGAAGAAATTACGCATATTGTAGTCCTTTCACATTAAAGGTTTGTTGTTATGGTATATCTTTTGATATACCCCGCTGCGGTGGGGAAAATTAATCCCCACCGCACAAGGGTAGATCATAAATCTACTATATTACCGGGCGCGGCACTGTAGACCAGAACCCGGATTGCTACGAACATAACGCTGACATTCCTTCATATTCTTGAAGGAACGTACCACACGATTCGTAGGCGCGGCCGCGCTACGGGTAGTACTCGCTGCGGATGCCGTATTGATAACCCGTCCACGATTCGCACAGGGTTGTCCTGCTCGTGCAAACGCCGCTGCGATTTCAGGTGTGTCGCAAAGACGTTCCTTCGCTGCATGATTGTTACCCGTAAGACCCTGAATGTACTTCGCGTCTTCACGTGCGTTACAATAACGCTCTGCCGTGGTAGTGCCAAATACCAGACCGAAGCCAGAGAAAGACCCACCGAAAGAAGTAGAACCTAGACATGTTGCTCCGCTTGCCGTAAGCCCTGGAGCAATAGCGCCCGGTGCCTGCTTGGGATTATGGGAATTGTTATAAACAGATGCAGCAGACCCTGACTGTGAAGTATTATTTGCGGATTGTGATTGCGCCATAGCAATACCAGAGAATGCCATGGAAACGGTGATAAACGTAGAAACAAAAATGGTCTTCATTGATTTTCTCCAAGGTTAGTTGATGCGAGGTACTTACGAAAGGTACTTCTATAGTATACCATACCTATATAGGTATGTCAATACTATCCTATTACTCGATTATTTCAAACGTTCTTCTACCTTTCTAAATATCGGAGAACGCCTATCAACTCGGTAATCTACCTTTTTAGTTCAACTTTGTACTCTTTCAAAAGCCCTTTCAATTCTGCGACTTCTTCTAAGGCTTCTGTCATAGTTCGTTCGATTTTTAGAGCCTCATCCCTAGTTTCTCTAACTCGTCGAAGATTTTCTACATTAGCGTCTTCTAGTTCCTTATTCCTCTGAATAAGCTTTTGAATATCACTCCAATGAACAAAGTCGCCATTGGGATGCTCTTCCTCACCACGACCATCATAATGAATGATGTATCGCTTAACTGTTTCAGTCATTCTTTTGCTCCTTACTCTGCCATGCTTCTGCCATATCTACTTTATTCAAAACTGCTAATATTACTTCAAAATATTTATTACCCTGAATATTTTTCAAATCATTCAGCAATTCCTCTTCTCGAATATTTTCTGCCGAGATAGCTTCATTTACAGAGACACCAAGATTATCGCCATCACCCCACGCTACAGTGTATCTATGTGCGGTAACAGAGTCCTCTTGAGTATCAGATTCTGTTTCATTGATAAAAACTTTAATGAAACGATTACGGCCTTCATAAATAGTGTATCGCTGCTTTCTATGAAACGACTTAGAATGGTGAACCATTCGAAATTTCTTACCGTCACAACGTTCAATAATTGTGACAGGATTATCCCATTTATCAAGTTCTGCGTTGTGGTATATGATCCAAGGAATCATATCCGCAATTATAGCTTGATTATATGAATTGAGATTGGCTACCGTCTGTTTAATTATTGCCATTTTAATACTCCATTATTTCATGATTATTCGAGCAACAGGGTACTCGATTCTTCCTAGAATAGCGGACTCTCTTGTCATTTCGATTACGCTGGATTTTATAAGCGCTTCTTCTATACCTATTGTTTCATACTCATTTATGAAGCAGCAATCAGGTTCCAACGTATAGTTTGCGATTTGAATAGTGACGTGAATCAAGGTTCTCCTACGTTCATCAAGAATACGCAAACTAGGTTGTCCAGACGCCTTATATGAGCTTCTTTCTATATATCCACGACAATGTAAATAGGGCGTGATAATGAGAATACGCTTCCCGTTATTCAATAAGTGTGGAGCAGGAAATTCCGTTACATTAACCGGAGTATTTTCAATTGTAAAATTCACCATATCTATATATCCTGCTTGGCATGTTCGAGTTCACGCTGTTTATCGTCTGTTTCACCCATAATTACGCCATAATCAGGTTTGAAAAATTCTTGAACATATTTATTAGTAGGCTTATATTCCATCAGCCATGTTTTCAGCTGATAATAAGAAGTAACAAATTTCTTACCCGATAGAGCTTCCAGAAGGAATTTATTCTTTCTCGCTCTGGAACGATATCCAACGATTTTAAACGTTCCAAGATGACAAGAAAATTTCTTATCAAGAAGGGCAGGAGAAAGACCATATTTCCTGGCATAGATCAAGAAATCATCGCGTTCGGGGCTACGCGCCTGGCCGGATTCCATATCCACGATGGACAACGTGAGAGTGATCTTCACGTTGTTCTCCGTGAAACGCATAGTACCTACGTTAGCTTTCAATCCGTGCGCTTTTTCGAAAGCTTTCAGCCGCTTCTCCAGTCTGTCGCGGATCTGCCCAATATTGCTACGTTTGATTTTCTTGATAGCCATCTTAGTCATCCTTTCATCAATTCATCTATTCATCGTAGTTTAGTGGAATCTATTGGCTATATTAATTCCACCTTTTCTCCATCGACAGTGACATAATGAAATTTACCGCCCCGTTCTTTAGATAAGCTGATAAAATCCATCTGATAGTAAGTTTCTGGAGCGTATTTTTTGTCGATTGGTCGAAGGGTGATCTTGTATCCGGTCTCTACTTTATATTGGCTTTCGTCCACTACCGCTTCGACTACCTTAGTTTCGTCATCGCTACTCGTATATGAGATACCCATGTCATTACGAATTGGGTGAGCGTCAATGAAGAAACGCGCTTGAGGATATTCTACCATTATCCCTGCGAGGATAACTTTTTTCATGACAGAACTCCTATGAATGGGCTTCGGCCGATGACCATTTCCTTGAATAGCGCTCCTGTGGTGTTTCCTAGATACATACCACAGAATGAAACGAAGCCATAGTCACCGGATATTCCAACGTATCCAACAAATCCCTTATAAACTGTAGCGGTTTGTTTCCCACGACTAAAGTGTTCACCTGTTAGCGGATTGTATTCCGTTATTACGACATTGGATTCGCCTTCACCGAATCCAAATCCGCTCCATATGAATCCATCAAATTCATGTCGCATGGTATGTCCATCATAAATAGCTTTCATGAAGTTAATGAATCCATCTTCCCTTAAAAAATGAAGACCATCAATTCCCATCAAAACGTTTTTCATTATCAATCTCCTATAGGAAGCGAGTATTTGGCAGGAATTTCTTCCTTTAGAGTTACGGACTGGACGTAACTATGAGAAGCAATCCAGTTCATAATGTCTTCCGGTTCATGCCAAGCACCAGGAACTGCGTCCAGCATAACCTCTACTTCCAGCTTAACGATCTTGGAGTAAGCGTTGGGCTTGTAAGCGTCCTTGTTGACGATTTTCAATTTGATTCTCCTATCACATATCGCAAGGAATATTAATGACGATCCTTTTAGTACCTTTCGGTATGCTGGACATTTCATCATCGAGGTTCATGTGGTTAGCGATATCGTCTAGAATGTAGACCGAATCGCCGGTGGTAAGAACTTCCTCTTGTTTGATAGGCTTACCGTTCTTGTCCAAATAATCGATATATACTTTTGCCATTTCAATGTTCCTTTTCCACAACTACATTTCCGTCTGCATCAACTCGAACCAACGTTGGTCCAAGCAAGGCCGAACCAATGTAGTGAACGCCGGTTTCCTTGTCGATAAACACCTTCAATTCATTACTACCATTCAAAGTGTATTGCCCATAAGAGGTTAGAATATGAGCAAACACCATGACGATTAGAACGGAGGCTAGAACCCTGGCAGTAATACCTTCGAAAACCTTACGACTGAATTTCATCGTCTTCCGCATATTACACGCCCCATTTACCAGCACAGATCGGACCGATACCTGCTTCGATAGAGCCCTCATTGGTCAACGTTTTGCCGCACAGACAGCAATTTCCGGTACGTCTACCGTAGACTTCCATTTCTTCGCGAGGATTATCTGCGAGTTTGAGAAGCATTTCCTTCACGTCGAAAGGCGCTTCAACCTTACGCGGATTGGTGAAGTAACCTTCACGGGTTACGCGACCCAGCCAAACCTCGTCACAGACGATATTAATCGTGCCGGGAAACCGAGCGTTCGGTCCAGCCACAGATAGAACGATGGAATGGTCATCGTGACCAAATCGAATTTTAGGGAATTTAATACCGCTGCTCTTGGCGTTGTCGAACAATTCGACAATTGAGGACAGGTTGCCTATTTCTTCGGCAACAGGAGCAGGTTCAGCGGATTTAGTAGCCGCATCGAACAGCTTCTGGACATACGGCCATTGCCGTACAGATAAGGATTGTTTCCTGTCATATTGTTCGATGAGAGAACGCGCGAAATTTTTCTGCGAGTCGGGGAGATTCTCGACCACGGACCGCAGTTTGTCAATAGTAGCAATTTGTGTCATCAGAGCCATCCAAAACGTTTGAACATCATCAGCATCATCATTGGGGACTTCCCCTGTCCCTATTATATCACACTGGACAGAGGAAGTCAAATCGTGCCTTTAGACTCATTCGGGTTCATTGATTATCTCGAAGTCTGGCGCTGGACCTCATTTTAGCTAACCAGTATTTACGCTTTCTAAAAATATCTGATCTTGGAAGGGTTTAATTTCAAATCTTCCATTTCCCGCTTGAACATATACGGATGGGATTGCCTAGGACCGTTAAATTCTTGGAAAGGCTGTGTAGGTTCATCGAAAGGATTTTCTTTCGGCAACGTATTCACACATTTATGAAATGCGCTAACTGCTTGTCTTGTGCCTGTAAGATTGAGAATCCAATTCCTTTCCGCCCCTTCAAACTCGATTACTAGGTTACGACTAGAAGTGAACATCGTCATGAAAATTTCAATATCCACTCCATTCTCATACATATCGATAATTAAACCCTTATTATTAAAATCCGCCCCATTTGCATTGAAAATATATGGAGCCTTATTATCAAACGTAAATCGAATCTTCGTTTTCAAATCAGCCGGAATCTTCCAAGTATCCTTTATAAGATCGATGGACAGTGATTGTTCAGGAAGGTAAGAGAAATTAATTAGGAAGGCGGAATTGTTTCCCAGCTCCGATGTAATAGTGCAGATGATAGGAAAATCGTCATCTTCCGCCACAACTGTTTTCCAATATCCGTATCCCTCCAACATTTTGAATTGAAGTTCAGAGGCGGTAGCTATAGAAGTCATCATGACCATCATTGCGATCAAGCCATTTCTGATAATATTCATTGTTTTGGTTCCTTCATCTATTCATCACGTTGCCTGATTGGAATAGTGGGAGGACTAATCCTCCCACCTTTCCATTTCTTTCTTCCAATACTGGCGAAAATCCTTGTGATATTTTCGCTTGAAGAAACTACGGGTTTTACCCTGATAGTTCTCCCGCCAACCCCTCGGCGGATAATGAGAATGATAATAGGTCGGCGAGATACCGTCGTATCCATTCTCGTAACGATTACGCGGATCTTTCTCCGCCCATTCTTCCCTGCCTAATCCGGTCATCGTCAATTCCCATGGGGAATACTTAGTAGAGGAAAAACCGGGAAGGATACAACGTTTGGTTCTGCTCATGAACACTCTCCTGTGTAGCGGAATTGCTACATAAAAAGTGCCCATAAATCCAGTGTCGATATTGTTTCATAGTGCGCTCCTAGTCGTAGATGCCGATATCGGCATCAGTCGGATGAAACTGACCGTCTTCTACAGAGTACCAGAGTACCCACGCTCATCCAACATGTTTATTACATCGTCCTTATTGACAGCGCCATCTTTGATAGTCAGCGTATCAATAATACCGCGATAATCATGGACAGTCATAAAACGGTCAACGTCTACGGTATAACCAGCTTTTTCCAGAAGAAGTTTTGCTTCCGTTACTAACATTTGATCCTCCAATGCTCTAAAGCAGCTTGAACAGCGTCACTTTTACGGACATAGTTATAATAGTTGTAGCCTTTCTGGCTTGTCCATACCCAACCATGTCCTCCGCCTACCCAACGGATATTCGCTAATATTTCAATATCCATGTTATCACCACTTCGCGATTACGGTGATTTCCTTCGGCCCCTTCTTACCGTCCAGTGCGTCCTTACGAACGTAGATGGAGCCGATCTTGACTTCACGGAAGTCCTCGATAACGTTTCCATCGTCATCGATTTCCGAATACTGATACGCCCCCTTGGTTTCCTTGACCCGCTTCATCTGAACGGAAATTCTGCTCATGGTTCTCTCCTGCTTTTTACCGATTGATATTGTTAATTACTGTAATTGGGTTAGAGCGGATATTTCTCCGCTAACTGTTCATCATAATTCTCCCCCTCAACAATACCCAACGTTTTACACGCAGCATCCAGCACGTCGTTCCACCAGCCATTCAGCGCCAAACTAATCAATGTCGCTTCGAAAGCATCAGGTGTAAACTGCGCCACACAATAGATTGTGTCGTACTCATAGCGCCCTTCCTTCGAATTGTAATGCTTTTCACGGAAGGACGCCGCGCGTATAGCAACCAAAGCAAGTCGTTTATCCGCCGACATCAAAGCGGTATTGAATACCGGGTCAGCTTCGCTTTTATATTTTTCATTCCCTTCTGTGAGAGGATCATTAAGATGCTGGTCAATTTCTTCGACCCTACTCATTGCTGTAATAAGTGGATTAACTCGAAACCCTACAACATACTGGCTGTCTTTCGCGTCAGCATATAAATAGTGACGGCCTTCTCCGCAATCTACATAAAGACCTTGTTGTTCATCCCGCTTTACTTCCTTTGGTCCAGCCTTCATGCAATCACTTCCACCGTCGAAATGAATGTACTGGCCGACTTTAAGTGAGAAAATATTAACCCAATTAGTCATGGTTCTGTTCCTCAAACGTTTGAAGATACGAAAAGAGCGGGGTTAATAACCCCGCTCTAAATCGTCAGGGACGATTAGTCATCGATATCGTCAATGTCATCGAGGCCGTCTTCATCGTCGTCCTCGTCCTCGTCCTCGTCTTCTTCATCCTCGTCTTCTTCTTCGTCCTCGTCCTCGTCCTCGTCTTCTTCTTCGTCCTTCTTGGACTTGCGCTTGGACTTGGCTTTCTTGTCCTTCTTCGACTTACGGGACGGCTTCTCGTCTTCCTCATCCTCGTCGTCTTCATCCGGTTCCTCGTCGGAATTGAGGGCGACCAGAATGGCGGTGATCTGCTTGTTCTTGGACTTCACCTTGTCCGTGTCGATACCGAGTTCTTCGGCGAGTTCCGAAATATCGTCCTCGTCATGGAGCTTCAGTTTTGCCATCAGCGCCTTGTTGGCCGCGAGGAACATTCCGAGTTCTTCCGCCTTCTCGGCCCGCGTTTCCGCGTCCTCCGTCAGAACGTCGGGATCGCCGCCCAGCTTCTTGACTTCCGGCTTCAGTTCACGAATGCCTCCCTCGACAGGCTCCCCTTCAAACTCGGAGAGGAAATCGTAGCAGTCATCCAGAGTCGGTGTACCGTCGAACGGTTCCGGCTTCGAACGTTTCGACTTCTTCTCGGCCTTGTCCGCCTTGGCCTTGCGACCACGCTTCTTCGGTGCCTCGTCCTCGTCATCATCGTCCTTGGCCTTGCGACCACGCTTGGTCTTGACCTTTTCGGTCTTCTTGCCCTTCTTCACCTTATCGCGGCGCGAAGACGACGCCGTGGATTCCTCCAGATCGGAAAGGTCTTCCGAAGCGGAGAGTTCCACGATGGTCTCCAGCAGGGTCGCGACCGATCCCTGAAGCTTCTTGTTCATGCCGTCCACGATATCGAGAACGCGATCACGGTTGGAAATACGTGCCATGTTGAGAGTGTCCTTTTCTCATGTTTAGGGGATTCAAACGTTTGAATGATCCGACCGGGTTCCCCAACCCATTAGGATCATTCATATTTTACACTGATTCGGTGTCCATGTCAACCCCATCAAAATCAGGGGTTTGCGGTGAATATGTTCAAACGTTTTGAGTGACGCTTTTGATCCAAACTGACACTTTAACCGAAAGCCAGGGTTCCTCCGATTTGACAAACTGACCGAATCATGATATGATTGATTTGTCCCACGGGGACGATTTGGGAAGAGCTGAAACCTTCAAACGTTGAAAAGAGAATCAAATGTCAAACCAGTTTTATGAAATGGTCGCATCCATTACCGCTCCCAAAGCACAACAGGAAATCCAATTCCTTGTGTTTGAAGGAAACGGCGAGTTCATCGTGGCGACTCCGGCTACGCTTGATGGTGTTCGTGAGTTCTTCGAAAAGTATGAGCGTGATATTGAAGACTACGATATCACGCCCGTCTATTCACCGGCGGTACATATCGAGTTGCATCGGCCGAGTGCGAGTGTATACGGTTTGTAGTTAATCCATGTAAGGCAACAATCCCTAACAAGAGGAAACGGGAAAATGTCGAAAACGTTTCGTGGCAAGAATCGTGAGTTCATGAAGACCCTGGCGAAGTTCGACCGCCGGAGAAAGCATCAGAAGCGATCGAAGAAGCAAGGTTTCGACAACAGCATCGCGATGGAGTTCCATGAACCCAAGACGTTTGCGGACTCCAAACGTTTGAGGAACCGCTTCCTCACGGCCTGACACGAAACAGGGCTGGTGTAAAAACCAGCCCCATTCTTAAACAAGGAATACCCTATGCTTAAGCTCGTTAGCTGCTCGCAAACTGTCTACGGAAACCTGATGGCGTTTCTGGGACGACCGTTCATCAAACGTTTCGTCACAGAAAGCGGGGATTGGTCACAGATGAATATATCCGTTTTCGGAATCACTGTCGCTTACACGCAACCGAATGTGATCGGCGAATACGGCGAGCCGGATTTCTTCTGGTGCCGTAAGTTTTTGCGATATCTGTTCTAATAATAGTGGAAACCTAATCGCCGTAACATAGGGGGTTTTATAGATGGTAGTTTGGCTGGTAGTGTCCGTCGTTCTGTCGGTTCTCGGAATATGGTTTAATCTTCCTGACTTCGAATTGGCTACTATATGCAGCCTAATTCTTTCAGTCGGAGCGGTATCAACACGTATCAAACGTTTGGGGGAGTCTAACAAAACACTGCCGTACACAACTACAATCCGATTTTGGATATCGGGCGGAGTGGTTTCTGGAATGCTCGGCATGTTTCCTAATAAGGCACCATTTGAAGTGTTATGCCTTATTATAGTGTGGTTTGGTACGGCGTATATTATGGTCGAACTTCGGGACGTGGAGCCATAGTAATGGTAAGTTATGAATGGGAAGTTTTAACCGCCGATTATATCGGCGATGGAAAATGGGAACCGAATACACCGCTGGTGTTTGATTCCGAAGATGAAGCTATAGAATACGTGAAGTTGATTAACGCGAATAATCAGCTTCGAGTGTCCAAACGTGTGCTCCATGTAAAACAAATAGGCTGAACATGAAAGAAATGTTGAAGCATTGGTTCTTCATGATCCGGCATCGTCGATGTTGGGAATACGGAAGAACAAAGGACTGGAAATTCACCGCGTTCTATACGTGGCATGATGGTCCGATATTCGTCTATCGTTTTGGACCAATCTGGTTTGGTCTAACCTACGATAACTGGTGAGGATAAAATATCATGGAAGGCGCGAGCGAAATGGTTGACGACGACTACGGTTTCAATAACCTGCCGAAACAGGGTACGATTCTCACCTTCGCAGAAATTATTGGGCTTGAATTGCCGGATATGCCGTGTTTCGAGTTCAAGATTAATGGTCATATGGGATGGATACAAACGTCCCATTTGACTATGGAGAAAGAGAGGGAATTTGTGGAGCTTGGTAAAACCAAGTGGAAATACCTCTACACTACCCGCGAGTGGATTCCGGTATTTAAGTACGCGGATACTGTGGATTTGCGGGAAGTTCTCGATATGGAATTTGTTCCGATGGAGGATGGTCAGGAAGCATTCTGGTCCGGGTTTCCGAAAAAGTAGAAACGCTTAAATAAAAGGAACATGAAAATGGCTAATGGTCTTCCCAACGTTTTGTGGATGGTGCAGTACAATCTCGCGGGCTTGCAAAAGCCGTATCGTATGAAGCTGCATGATGATATCAGTAGTGACAAGGTTTCGTTATATTACGACAAGTCGGAAGATATCGGCGGTGATCCGATACCGAATAACACCAAGGTCTGGCCTGTGGTGTTCGATACTAATGACAGGGTGGCTTACTATTTCAATGACAAAAAGGAAGCGGAGGCGGCTTATGACATGCTGAACCGCTACCGCAGTCATATCGTAACTCATATTTAATCGAAGAAACCAACGCTTCGGTTAGGTGGACTTTACAGTCCACCATTCCCAAACGTTGAATCCAATGAAAGGAACATAACATGCGTGAATATACTCTCTTTCGTGAAACCCGCACCACCCGCAAGGTTACGTTTCGTGCGGACAGGTATGGTCTGTACCTATTGTGCTGGGAGCGTGGGTGTCTCGCAGCGGGCGTGTCATATCAGTGGCCTAATTGGCTGCAACGTAAGGTCAACGGTGAAGATGCCGCCCGTCACCTTAATCCCGGTTTGTCTGGTTTCAGTTGGGGACCAGACGTTGTTGAATTTCTCGACCATTCAATGCCGGCGGCTCTGTATGACGATTGAGCCGTATCACAAAGACCATAGCCCGTTTTGGAAATGGCTGTTTAACTACTATGAGGCGAGAAACCATGATAACGGCTAATAATGAACAAGATTTTATCCTGTTGCTAGGGGATATGGATCGAAACGGAAAGAAACTGATTCGTGGTTATAAAGCGGGTAATAGAATAAGACCCATTTATGAATGCCGAATTATGGCTACTGCCGGTGGGCTTCAATATGGGTTCGCAGAAATCAATTCTATGAATCAACGAGGTTCCGGCATATACACAATGGATATCGAAGAGGCTTATCTTATAGCCTACGATTTCGAAACCAAAAATACATCAAGCGAATGGTTTTTGGTCGATGATTGCGAACACACGTATTATTCGGAATACTGAATAAGCCTACGTGAAGATTAAATAGAAACAATCAAAATGAAGGAAACTGACAAATGGCTTTTGTGGACAAACTACTGGTTAAAGGCGACCGTGTTATTATGAATATGAACGAGGAATCTCGTGGCTGGGCTGGAGATAAGTATCCTCCTAATGGCACGCTCGGAACCTTTCTCGGTCGTCATCGTATCCAGATTTATCGTGGTCGTGTTGGCGTTGATCGGTATTTTTATGAACCCGGTATTTATGAAGCCGATGGGGCAGCTATAATTGAATGGGATAACGGTTCTACTGCTGTTGACGGGTGGAGCCACGAAATGGCAGATAAAGAGGAATATAATAGACGATTCACAGCGTATCATGCGATTGAAAATAAGCCTAATGACTATGGTGAAAACGTGGTTCGAATTGGTGATCTTCCTGAAACCAAGTTTTGGGAGGGTGATATCGTCAAACGCGAATTTCATGATTCAAGTGAACTTAACAGAATGCGGATTAGCTCCATTCAATGGCATTGGGATAAAGACGATCGCGGATGGTGTTACAACGTTGAATGGGTAAACGAGGATAATACGTATGCTCGTCGTGGCTCTATGTATCTTCATGATTATGAGTTGGAGCTTATAGAACGAGGGAATGTGTGGCGTGAAGCGCACAACCAGCCTCTGTATTTTAATAATTTCGAGGAAGAAGTCACTTTCGAACGTTTGGTGGGTAGATATGAGGAAGTTCGAAATCCAAAAAGTAAGCTCTATTCATGGACGAAGGATGAAGTTCTTATTGCAATCAAAGATGGAATTGTAGATGGTTTCTCTATGCCAGAAGGATTGTTCGGCGGTGAGCGTAAAATTCAGACTCTTCGATTGAAGAATCGAGAACTCGGTGAGAAGCTTCGTGAGTCAACCTTGAAAGGGTTTGGTATAGAAGCTTAAATAACTACGGAATAAAAAGGAACAGAATCATGAGTGATGGAAACTTTGTTATCCTAATGTATCTAATCGCTTTAATTATGAAGCCGATCTTGTCTTTGGCGTTCTTTTTCATGGTTGTGGACTACGCGGTTAACCGCGTTACCGACCGGAAGCGGGTATATGTAACAGCGGAAGGCATTCAAAAGACCACGTATTTCGCATCGTGGACAGTCAAACTTTTTGTCGTCTCCCTTATTTTGTGGGGGATACCCATCGTCCTGCTTTTCGGGCCAGCTTTATTTTGATTCTGATTATCGAAATGGGGAGGATTGGTCCTCCCCATTTTACGTTTGAAAAATGTGCATAATCTGGAGCTGGGAAAGGTCTGAACCCAAGGTCAAAAAAATGCAGATTTTTTTGAGAAATGGCTTGACATTCATATGGGGATATCGTATATTGGAATCATAGAGATTCACACATACCCAACCCGAAAGGATCAGACCATGACCAAGATCAAGACCTCCAAGACCACCCGCAAGGCCGCTCCGCATACCGCGATCATGGGTGCCGTCACCAAGTCCCTGTCGGATGGCCGTATGCGCGCCTTCATGGACAACCCGTCCGAGGAAACCCGTGACGCCATCGTCGATCAGGTTCGGAAGAACCTCACCGCCCTGATGAAGGGAAAGAAGGTCAAGTCGGCGCCGAAGACCGCGAAGACGGAAAAGACCGAAAAGGTTACGAAGTCGAAGCGTCTGGCGAAGAAGGTCCGCGCCGCTGACGAAATGTCGAAGACGGAAAAGACGATCAATCGGATCGCGTTGAAGTCTCACGCCGCTGTCCTTCGGATCAAGAGCCGCACGGACGACGCCGACAAGATCAAGTCTTCGGTTTCCCGCCTCTTGAAGAAACAGGGACTCGACGTTGTGTCCGTCCGTGGAACCGGGACCGCCAAGATCGAACGTTCTGGTCAGATTTTCGCGGTGAAGTTCACCAAGACGGCCCCGACGGTTTCCTTCATCGGTAACGCCTAAACCAACCATCCATCATCATCTGGCAGAAGGCGGGAAACGTTTCCCGCCTTCTGGTCGTTTCAGAAGTGTTTCAAAATGAGTGAATACGCTTTCGTGTTTTACAAGGGCACGCTGTACAAGGCGACATACGTCTCCGAAACGTATGAGAAAATTGCAATCGATTTGAATGAGCATAAATCGGAATATGAAGTCGATTCTCATTCATTCAAGATGAATGATCCCCGAATCGTCGTAATTAGGGAAGCCGGTCTTCGCGCTGATTTGCTTAATAAACTAACGCGGTAACTTACCGCTATCAATGGAAAAGGAGATTTAATATGACTGGCTATATGACTAACATGGACCTTTCTCATAAGCGGTTTGTGGAACAGGCCGCGAAGGAAACAGGGTTCAACGTTGAATTTCGCGACCATCCAATGCCGGCGGCTTTGTATGATGATTGGGAAGAAATAGACCCGGTGACTGGTATCATCGAGCCTCCAACGTATAATCCAGATAAATTTGTTGGCGTGTATGGTTCAGTTTACACGAATGAGCCGTATCACAAAGACCATAGCTCATTTTGGAAAGCCTATGATCGTATTCGGGCAGAAGCAGAATGATATAACAATGCGAGAAATTCTTTACGACACTTCTGCCACCGGACTTATGGAGGCGCTTACCTTCATTATGGAGCAGTTAACGAAAGGATAACCCATGGACTACGTGTATGTACCAAATATCGTGGAAGGCAATGGAAAAACCATTCGTGAAAACAATTTGGAGAAGCAACACTCCATTCCAAAAGGAACGTTGGTTGAAGTTAACATTCCGTACAGTGAGCACCATGGCATTCGATTATTCGTAACTCATTACGAGCGGGATTGTGATGGATCGCCACTATATGGCTTATACCACAAACCAGAGTTCGATCCTTTGGACGTTGATCTTTTTCCCAACGCGAAGCATCTGGATCGATTTCGATTTGTATCCGGGTTCAGTGACGATTGTTTAATTGTTATTTCTCGTGAAGAAAGGTAAGCTAATGCGAGAAATTCTTCAAACCGAAGACAATGAAACCGGAGAAACGTTGGAAACTCCTATCCTTCTGGCAACCGCTTCTGTAGCGGACCCGATGATGGTTAACTTTGTGGTTAACCAGCCTGTTGGTAACGATGGCCGATCTGAATGGCAATGGTTTCGTCTCGCTAATGGTGATTTGATTCTTGGTGTGTTTCCTTGTGGAGATACGTATACCGAGACTGAAGCGGATCCTAACAGGCCATAAAATGATTACAATCAGTAAATTTCAACGGGCGGCTGAAAGATTGACCGCCCGGTATTACCGACGATTTCCTAATATGCGCGGAACACACAAATGGGACGCCACGTCTATCAAAGATCGTTGGTATCGCCGCCAGACATGTCACGTAGTCAGAGAAAGGCTAGGTAATAATAGAGAAAGGGAATTATGTTACTAACTTATAGTTCATTGGCAATAAATGATCCGAAGGCTACCCACAGAGTCATTACCGCTCACAATGATACTGGTTTTGGAGTGTACGGATATTATGATGAGTTCACAGCTCACGCTGTTGCGCGAAACCTTCGCAAGGCTGATTACGAATGTCGTATTGAACCGCATTCCATGTCCACATTAACAGGGGTTCATCCCGCTATACTGACTGGAAGACTATAGGGAGTTAAACAAATGATAACACAAACAGCTAAATCAATAGTTGAGAGACGTGTGGGGCGTATACTCCATATTGGGGATCAACTTATGCATCCAGCGCATGGTTTAGTTGAATTAGTAGAAGGGCAATTTTGGGGTACATATGGGATATCTAATTTCTGGTATTGGCGTAAAGTAGGTAAACGCGGCAAACCCATTGGTAAATTATATTCGGGATATATGGAGGGTTGGATTACGTTATGAAAACAATCTGGTATCTAATGCTTGGTCTATCTGCGGGGTATTTCTTTGTAGCGGCATTTCATTCTATCGCTTACCTGATTACCCGAACAGAAGCTGAACAAACGTTGGGTGCGATCGAATCAAGCCTTCTACGTTTCATGTTTTGGTTAGGAATAGCAGTTATTATAGGATTTTTTTCGGGGATAAGAAAGGAATAGCTAAAATGAAGATACGCTTCATCGGTGATGTGCACGGGAAATTCAAAACTTATAGGAAGCGTATCCGTAATATACCTTACAGTGTTCAGATCGGGGATATGGGGGTAGGCTTCAAGAAAAGAGTTGGTGATGATTTAGTAAACCTAGCCAATCCACCTTTTGATTCCATGTCAAAAGGAACGCATTATTTTATTCGTGGGAACCACGATAACCCAGCGTATTGCAGGAATCATCCGTGTTGGATTGCAGACGGCACATATATGGATGGGGTATTCTACGTTGGAGGCGGGTTGTCCGTTGATAAGTATAGGCGAATAGAAGGTCTTAATTGGTGGCCTGACGAGGAATGTTCAACAGAAGAGCTGTATTCAATCGCAGATAGATACAGGAGAATCAGACCAAACGTTGTAGTTAGCCATGATTGCCCCGCTACCGTAGCAGAATCCATTATGGAGGTTAATAGAGCTAAACATAGACTTCCTAGTGTGACTAGGTTTGCATTAGAGTCAATGTTTGATTTTCATCAACCAAAGTTGTGGATTTTCGGCCATTGGCATAAAAACATGCGGTTTTCTTATCGAGGTACAGACTTTATATGCCTAGATGAACTATCCTATGTGGACATAGACATGGAGGCTTTCTAATGGCTATTATACGAGTAATGGGGCATGAATACACCAAGATAATAAATGAAGAAAAGGACGGTATTCATTCGGTCAAGAAGGTAAGGGACATTACCATAAGGGAATTTGAAGAAACCCCAAATGGTTTGATTATGCTAAATCCTGATGGTTCGCGTGGATTTAGGTACGCTAAATCAATTCTTGAAGAATACGGTTGGATTGAGCTGGACGTATTCCAACGTTGAGGGAGATAGAATCATGAACATGAATAGGCAACTGTTAGATTCCATTAATGGTCTAGCCAAAAAAACATGGCTAGGCAATGACAAGATAACTGACGAGAATATGGATGAATGGTATAAGCATTGGATTAAATGTGGAAGAACGATAGCGAATAATTTTCGTAGAGAAAATCTACATATTACCGCTAAGTATATAGACGATTTTATAAATGGGGAGGAAAAAGGTTTTAGTGCTTCCTTCGTAAATAATAGTAAGGAAAGGGAATTTAAAGAAGCTAGAAATTCAGGTGAATTTATTGGATTCGATAAAACGCTATTTCTAAAAATGATTGGGATGGGCGAGATTGAGGGCAAGACTTGGAAATACAATTCCAAGCAAGAAGAATGGTCTGAATGGTGGTCTAATTTGAGTAAAGAAACTCGTAAACAAATAGCTCTTCAAGTGGAAATGGCTTTCGGACGCGAAGCCTATCAGAATAAGGACTAGGAGTATGCGAGCAGAATTGGATATTATATTCGTCAGAATGCAGATCGATATTCTAAAAGATTTGGTGGAGAATCCCTCTGACCCAAATACTACATGGCGTAGATGGTTGCCTAGTCGTTGGATGGATTGGCGTCGCCAAATGTATTATTCCGCGGTGGATGAGTTGAAGCGGCTGAAGCTAATTCATGTTTATGGTGTGGCAGGCAATATAACTCCCTCTTTCAGAGGCGTTAATGCGTATAATAAAATGAAGGAGATGGAGTTTAACACGTCCACTTTTCGTTGGCTTATGACTGAACAACAGCTTAGGACAGAATAATGAAGCAGTATTTGGAAATCGATGTTTCTATGTTGTCTGATGGCGCTAAGAAAAAGCTAATGGACAACTATAGGAATATCCATGTTTATGAAATGGAATTGATGGGTGTATATGAGCATTATATTATAATTGAGGTAGACACTTCTACGCATGGTCATAATTTCAATCATGTACATATCATCAAGGAAGTCAAGCTTTCGGATAAGCCATTTGCCGATAAAGCCCGGACTGTTCTTGAGGCTTTTCAAAAGAAATACCCCGATTTTCAAGAATAAAAAGGGATAAGACGTTATACGGTAGCGCCAAAAATAATACTCGACGGCAAAAACCTTATAAGGAATATGATGGTGTCGAAGAAACCTAAAATTCGCGTAGGTTCAAAAATATTTGATTTGGAAGTACCCGGCGTGGATGATTTTGGAGCTGAGACGATATTTAATACTAAGATTGCGGTACATTATAAATGTAGGACTACTAAATCTGATGTTGTTCCATATACGTATACGTTTTATGCGTTAATGGCCGGCGATTGGGTTTATATAGATAAACCAAGACTTAAAAATTTATTCTCACACACTGAATTAGGCGTACTGTTTACAAAATTTGAAAATTATTTACATAGCTTGCGGTCAAATACCATTTTTGTTGGGCGTGAAATGAAGAACATAATGCGAGGACCCTACGAAACAGGAATACGGTACACTGGAGATTAGCTATGACGGATTTCAAATATATAGTCATTCGCGTAAATGATACATACGATTATCCATTCTTCTTTCCTAACAAAGTTTGTCACGACGATATGGCCGATGCCGCTCGTCATGCTATTGTCGTCAGTATCCAAGGTGATGGCGGCAAACAATGGGAGACTAAAATTGTCAGTGCTGGATTTATTAGCATTGAAGACATGGTAGTTACTAAACACGGCTCAGAAACGTTGGGTATTATATCTAATAAAGATAGAGCTGTGGAGGACCAGCGAATGTTTAATACTTTCAATTATAATCATGGCATAGTCGGTGTATAATTTATGCGGTATAAAGAATGGGAAACTTCTCATGTTAATACGGAAGTAATGGATCGTTTGTTTAAAAAAGCTAAATCACAAAAGACCTTTGTTAAAACATCTAGACACGCAGCAGCTGTAGTATACAAAGACAAAATTATTTGTATAGGCGAAAATAAAAACAAAACGCATCCGTTTATGGTTAAACACGGCCCTAAAAATCATAAAAAGACCCAATTACACGCAGAAATGGATTGCCTTATCAAGACTATAAACAAGTTTGGTGTTGAAATTCTATCAGAGTGCGTTATGTACTCTCTCCGTGTAACGAATACGGATAAAATAGCGTCAGCGAAACCATGTCCAGTGTGTATGGACGCTATACGAATTTTTAAATTGAAAAATGTTTATTGGACTAGTTAAGTGGATAGGATTAACATGAAAACATATACTTGCGCATATAAATTTAATGGTAAGAATTATGTTGTTCATATAGAGGCAGAGGATTTTGCAGACGCTTCTAGGCGTCTTCGAGCAATTGGTATGACTGCGCAGGTAGACGGGGAATTGGTTGCGGAAGGTAATTTATATCCGTTGAATTGGATAAATAAGCTTGCCAGAATAATCTTAGGAGATGCAAAATGACCGAAGAATTGTCGAGCGGTATGGTTTAATCTGGAGATAAATTATGCCTGATGAAGTCGGTACAATAACCATATATGTAAATAAAGCTGGTAAATATCAAGCTAAGTTTACATATTGGAACGATGAATTGTTTTGGTATTCTCAAGACTACGATAATATAGATTCGTTGAAGAACGCTTTAGAACGTATTAAAGCTTATACGCATTCTGCTAAAATAGTAAATCTTGTGGATAATCTTAATGGATAAAATATTCCCTATTAATTTATATCCCTCTGGTAGGCAGGGTGGTATTACTAGAGACTTTAAAGAAAACTTTCTAAAAACAAGGAAAGAGTCAATATACGCGGATTATATATGGTACGCAGTAACTGTATCCATTCTGTCAAATTCTTCTGTAGAATACCATGTTCATGATATTCTAGACAATGTATATGGTGGTGTAGGTAAGAAGCTATATACCATTACGGCGGAAGTAAACCCCAATGTCATAGAACCGTATATTAGGCAGCGCCTATATGATATGGCGGAAGAAGAAATAGATAGGGAGGAAAAGCAACGCCGTCATAATGCGATTAACGCTAGGGCTAATCAAATATCCAGACGTATCGGTGTATACCCTACGCTAAAAAAGTCAAAGGAAACTATTAATGACGGTTGATGAAATCATTGCCTATTATGAAACAATTGAACCCCCTACTGAATCAATATCACAGCTAATAATGGAAATTACAAGGCTGCGTGCGGAAAAATTTAGTACTACGGCGAAGCAAAAATATGATGAACGTAAACGTCTTAGGATCGAAAATGGTCTTCGACGTGAGCAGAAGCGAAAAGAAAAACTCGATAAAGATGAAGAAATGGAGAATTTAGTAATCTCTATAGGTACATCGCTACAGCGAATAGCGGATGTAATGGAACTATGGGCTGACCTACAAAAAGAGTCAGCAAACAATTGAATACTAATTCTTTATTAAACGTAGAAAGGAACAATGACATGACTCGTTCAAAGATTCAGGAGAAGGTAGATTACATTCTAACAGATTTCTATGACAATAGTGATGGGACTAAGTTTTCTATTCAGAAAACTACTGATGAAATTCTTGCAGTAATTCGTCTAGAAAAGATTAATACTAAGGCTGCTCGTACTCGTTCCGTTCATCGCGACGCAGTAACTGGTAAGTTTTTGTCTAAAGAAGTAGCAGAATCCCGTCCTAATACTACTATTCTTCAAAAAATTAAACAGAAGTTTCTACCAAAGTAGGTAGCTTAAACAAAGTTAGGTACATGCAAAATATCGTGTATTTAATAATTATACTATTTCCTGCTTCACCGTCCGACAATATAAAAATAGATGTTGTCGGACGGTATACCGTAGCTCAATGTGATTTTATAAAAAATACTATATCACCTAAACATAATCAACTAGTAGTGTGCGCTAACATAAGAGATTTGTAATGTCTGATAAATTTCAATATCTTCCAACGTCCATAGTTTATCAGATGATTAGAACTAAAAAGCCAGATAATTTCTTTCGGCTTAAATACAAAGATAAGAGTTATCAGCTTTCTATTTTTGAATTTACAAAAACTGATTTGGCTAAAATTTACAGAGTAGACGGTAATGCTGCACTGTTTGTTGGTTCAGTTTCTACTAAAGGCCAAGAATATGATCTTCATGCGAAATCAATAAGCATAGATGAAATAAAGAAGGTATTGAAAAAGTTTCCTAGAATCGCTGTACTTTCTGTGAATAGGGGCAATGGAGAAGCTAAGAAATTCGTCCCCGTTATTTCTATTGCCTTTGAAGATATGAATTTAGTGGATTCTTTAAAAAGAGAAACTTTAAAGACATATCTATCTCACTCTGATAAGCCTAGAGACGGCCAAAGAAATGCCCTATATAGGTGGGAAAGTAGAGAATTAATCAAGTTTACAGGCAAAAACGGTGAGAAGGCTATCCCTCTAGGTAAATTAAATTCTTATGCTAAGAAGATTATAGGTTTCTTTAATCTACCTATGGATAAGATTCATGTGACAAATGAATCTACTAGAAGCGCAAAGAAATTGGGTGCCTGTCGTGTCATCAAGGATGATATTACCGCAGAGAATCCTAATTTCGCTATTTTGAACATACACGATTCTACATTAAATACGTTGGTTCATGAAATAGCCCATCTTGTTTGTTATTTTAAGCATAAATCAATATCTTCTCATGGCGCTGAATATACAGGCGTTTATGCTTATCTGATTAGCAAAGTATTTCAAGCAGAAATGAAAGATGTTATAGAATCTATGAAGGCTGGAGGACTAAAAGTTTCTAAATTTATCGGCCCTAATAAGGTTATGAAACTATGAATAAAGAAGATTTTATACGAAAATGGTATAATAGCTTTCCTGAAAATATAGAACCCTATGAAATACAGCAAAATATAATAGAAGATCATATCAGAGATTTCGAGGAAGGGGACATAGCGGATAGGCTGTTTAAATTCAAAAGCTATAAGAAACAAATTGTATTTTTAGCTAAAATACGTGGTGGTCAATGGAATATTAATGAACAAAAGGTAGCTAGATTCAAAAATAAAATTTTGAACAATGAAATCCCGTTTCCCATTGTGTATGATAAGCGTAAAGCTAGTATAATAGACGGTTCTCATAGATATGAAGCATTTAAAGAATTAAATTTTGAACAAGTAGTTTGCTATATAGGACAGTAATGTAATTAAGTCACAATTTTCAAAAGGGTCGGATTTCCGGCCTTTTTGTATTTTGTGCCCAATGGTAAAATATAATTAAAGACGGGGTTTAACAACATGTATTACGGCAAACTTGGCTTAGTAGACTACACAAAATGTGGCTATAGAAAACTTAAAGATGAAGATTTTCTTAGCTATTATAACTACCCTATTTTCTCAAATGAGGTAGAAACGATTGTTAAATCGTGTAAGAGGAACATCTTTTCGGTGTATTCCTCCATTTGGCGTATGATTGCCAAGCCTATAATGGGTATCGAGCATCCCGATACATCGCATTTTGATAAAGTAAAGAGGCGAGTAGAAGCTGTTTATCTGGATGATTTGCTTCCAAATGTACTGTATGACAAAGCTTGGAAAGACAATTATTTAGAAATATTTAAGGCTATTACATTTGAATTAAAGCAACTTGGTTCTGTATGTCGGAATGCGTCTATCCGATTTGTAATTTGCCTTCCTAAAGATGTTAAACTAGACTCATACATAGCTAAAATCCTGTTGAAACTGTGGGATACGTTGGGTTATCCTAAATCAAATCCAAATACTGTCGTTTCGTATAGGTTTTTTATACATTCGTCATCTTTACCAAAAGATTTAGGGCAAGCGGTTGGTTTGTTAAGTAGACTACCTAAATTGCATGATAAGCTATGTATTATAGCCGATGATAAAAATCTGTATTCTGTAATGCGTATTTGTAAAGAGTTTAAATACAAAATACGTCCATCCTTTGATATCGAAATACATAAAGATAAAAAGAATAAACGCATAGGTATTAAGTCTAAAGAATGGACAGTATTCGAAAACTTCTGGCGTTCCGATAAGAACGGTAGCGTATTCCTTCCTGTAGTATTTTGCTCAAGAGACATTGAAGCTGAAGGAACAGAAAAATTACTTAGGCACTATGTAAGAAGAGCTTCAGTTGTATTTTACTAGGAAAAGTTGAAAAAGATGATCGATAAAGAATCTATGGAAAAGCTAACAGAAGACGTAGTTGTTAGCGCAATTGTTGCTGTAGGCATGCACAATCAAATAGGTTTGTATGGCGGTTTACCTTGGAAGAATATACTAGAATTAACAGACATAACGCAGAAGGACTTAGCTAATTTCCGTAAAATGACTACAGATAGCGTTGTCGTAGTAGGCCGTAATACATGGCCGTCTGTATCACGTTTAGACAAAACCAATGGTCGAGATTTTCTTATCGACGGTTCGGATACTTATGTGCATAATGAAGATTTAAAGTTTAAAATAGAAGTACCGTGGGATTTTTGGGTTCCTAAATACATTGCTAAAATTAGACATGATCGTGGTATAGGGAATAAGCAGATATGGATAGCTGGTGGTGCTAAAACATATCTAAAATGGCTTCCACATATTCATGATCTTCATGTGTTTGAAATACCTTATTATGGCCCCGCGGATACGTATCTACCAGAAGAAATGAGTATGCCTAACCTAGCTGAAAAGTATCCTAATATAAATGTGTTTGTTACTTCGTATTATTAACGAATCTCTACAATCAAATAAAAAGAGAACATAGCAACATGAGCGAAAAAGACGCAAAATACAAAGTAGACACAAAGCTGCTTAGTGCTGCTATATCTAAGTGTCTATCAGTTATTTCATTAGGTGAACGTAGCGATACTAACATTGTTACGCTTATCTTCTCTAAAAAGGGATTATCTATTGAAGCAATGAACTCAATCGCGGAGTTTAAAACAGAGCTTCCAGTAGAAATAATCGCGCCTGTAAAACATCAAGAAGTAAGTATTATTCCAGAGGTTCTTTTGTCCTATACCAAGGCGTATAAAGAGCTTAATTTATCCCCTAAGCAAGATAGGATGGTTGTTTCATCTAAGGGATTCAATGCCACTATTTTCTACGTAGGTAATCCAGAATTAGTTAATCGCAGAGAATTTAAAAATTCTGAAAACATTTCAAGGGTAGCTAAAACTGCCAATGAAGTGTTATCGCTTGTTTCAGGTATGCGTAATCGTACAGATAGTCAAGCTCTTGGCGTTATAATGAATTGGGGTTCCAATAAGATGGAGCTATCAATTGGTGATACTCATCACGCTATTGTAGTGGACGCAGAAGTAAAAATCAAATCTTCCAATACGCTAACTACAACACTGCCTAATCTACAAAACATCATGAGCGTAGGTGGTACATTTGCTGCTACCGATGATAGATTTTACGCCTATTCAGACACTGATTACCTAGCTATTTCTAATAAGACAGAAAACATGTTCCTGGCGGACATGGCCAGATCAGTTATCGAAAGTGGTAAGAGAACCACAAAGTTTTCTGTTAATACAGAAAAACTTAAATCAGTTATAGATACTTTGACAGGAGCCGTGACAGAAACAGAAGTTCTTACTTTCAATATCGAAGATAAAACCTGTCTTATTTCCAGTAATACCAATATAGGTAATGCTAAAGCTTCAATTAAAATAGATAATTTTAAAGGCAAATCTACCAAGATAAAAGTAGCTATTCATCATTTGAAGGATTGTATTTCTTCTATGAAAGAAAAGACTATCAATGTATCAGTAATGCAGAATATGTTCTTGATGGAAAGCAAATCTAAAGAAATAAAGATCACCGCAGCTTTGACCGCGATTGGTTAAGTCTATGGAATTAAATAAGCTTTTCTTTGAAAAAGAAAGAATATTAACCTATCCAGAGAAGACTTTTACGCCTTTATTAATGAAAATAGGGTTAGAGCATCCTATTTTGTTTTTATCCAGCAAAAGCAAAGTGGATAGTTCTAGTTATTTCAATCTAGACACTATTGAAGAGCGTAATTATACAATAAATGTTGTGTCTTCTAATGGGTTTGTTATACTCTATGTCGTAAACATAAAAGCCCCTTATTTTAATGTATTAAACAATGGGCTATTAATTCGTAATAGAAAGAAATGGGACGAAAAAACAGATACAGAGGGTGTAGCTACTCGATACACATTTGAAGACTTCACCGTAGTTTCTAATAAAAATCAATCCAGTGAAATATTTTGTAGAAGTATTGCATCGGAGCAGAAAACATGATTAAAGGATTTTATCACGGGAAAGGTAAAGTAGCCACCATAATTAATCATATTAATACCACTAGAAGTGCTGAGGCGTATTCAATAAAATACAAGAGTGTAGAAGATTTCTACATTTTATTGAGAGATGTATTAAAAGACGCTGATAAATCTCAAGCTAGATACGCTATACCGCATAGAATATTACAGGGGTTTGTTGATACTTATTATGTATTAAAAGTGCTTGAAACTTGGGGTTTTAGGCCAGACGAGTATAGGGCTTATTGGTATAGATCACCTGATAATTTATCCGCTACGCCATATGAAATTGTAAGCGGCCGCTATACTAGAGATAGTGTATTAGTAGTAAACAATACTATAGAAGGTGGTGTTAAAGATAACCTATATATTGTGCGTAATCTATATAAAGACGTGCTTACCGTTACTGATAGCCTCACAGAGGCTGAAAGGTATATGACGCTGTGAAATCTCCAAAGATTAGTAATAAGACTATAAAAGTAGATGGTCAAAAGCTGAAGCAATACATTGTTCAGTTTGGAGAGAACGCTAAAAAGACAATATTGATATTAGACCATTGGTTTAATCTAAGTCATGATATCCATAGGTCTACTTTTGCTAATCTTTGTTACGAAGTGTGTAAAGCCGAGCGTAAAAACGCTCGTTTTGTATATCAGGAGCTGGGTTCTACGAACGAATCCGGCATTAGCCGTATTATAGCCAATGTTAAGCCAGATGGAATAGTATTCGTACACCAAACTCCGTTCAATCGTATTAATTTAAATCCATTGGAATATTTTGGATTTGTTAGAAATTGGCAAAATATCCCTACTATTTTGTCTACACCGTTTAGAGAATGGTCTAAAACAGAGGGTTTTGAGAAGGGGGAATCAGGCAAATCTCTTATAGGGTTTAATTTAAAACATATTCAATGTGCATTTAGAGGTAGTAATTATTTTTCTCCTATTACTGGCGAAGATTTAGACTATAAACTTAGAATTATTAGATCGATCGAGCAATTTGATAAATTCTATAAAGTACTATCTAATCAAAGTTTAGTTGCTTTGGATGTTGAGAGCGCTAATCTAAACAGAACAGTTAATACGCTGTTCACTATTCAGTTTGGGTTACAACTATCTAATAAAAAGATAGCTTATGTTCTTCCTTGGAAACAAAAAGATCATTTATGGTCTGACAAGGAGTTAAAATACATAAAGCGTAAACTACAAAAATTTTTTAGTAGAGAAGAAGTGGAGTGTATATTTCATTTTGGTCAGTTCGATATTGGACAAATTAGCGTTAATTTAGAGCTACCATTCTTCCCATGTAAGGTATGGGATACTATTGGTGGTGAATTTGCTGTTGATGAAAACTATAAAGCTTGTGAAAAAATAATTGATCTACCTAACGGTGGTTCTTATAAGCCATATGCGTTAGAATATGTAGAACATAGATACGGCATATTCCGCTCAGAAGGCATCGTAATTAACAAGGAAGATAGAGCCAATATGGCTAAATTTTCACTTGATGAGATAGCTGAATACGGCGCGATCGACGTAATTAATCTTCTTGAAATACGCAAGCGACAGATAGAACAATCTACAGAGAAATTTATAGGATATAAGTCTAAGAACAACTATAAGAATCTAGTAGTTAATCAGCTAGGAATGATGATTTCCACATTCTCTATGCTAATGGACACGGGTATTTATATAGATTTGGATAACGCAAAGGAATTAACTAAATCGGGCAGTATTTTCGATAAAACAGTTGAAGGCATTAAAGATTCTGTATTAAATACAAAGTCTGGTAAGAAAGCCAACAATCGTATAATGCGTAGGATGGGTATTAACCCATCAGGAGGGATGTTTTCATCACAAAAAGCAGATGTTTTATCTCTAACTAAACCCGCCCATTTAAGAACATTGTTCTTTGATGTAATGAAATTAGAGCCAACTAAGACTGGCAAATCCGGCGAGCCGTCTACAGATAAGAGTTTTCAAAAGACTTATAAACATATTAAAGAAGTAAAATTATTTTCTCACTTTAATAAAACAAAAATTCTTAAATCCACTTTTGCTGAAGGTATTATTAAGAGGTACAAAGAAGACGCTGATTTCCAAAATGACGGTAGACTTAGACCATTTTTCGGGTTTACAAAGGTTTTGCCCGGCCGTATTTCAGTTGTTAGGCCGAACTCACAGAATATTGCTACTCACGCGGATAAAGAGTTTGAACTTCACAAAGATTTGATTAAAGGAATCAAAGGCAATTTCTCTGTAAAGTTTGGTAGAGTTATGCTGGGTTCTGACTTCTCAGCGCATGAAATTCGAATGACTGGTGTTATTGCTAAAGATAAAACAGTTAGGAAAACTTTTATTCTAGCTAATAACGCTATCAAACAATTTCGTCTAGCCAATATGGATAAATTGGAAGAGGCGAAGAAGATATTAGAACGTGAAGGCGACATTCATATTTTGAATGTCAGATTTTTCTTCAAAAAGAACGTTGATAAGAAGCATGTTCTTAGACAACAGATTAAGCAGGTAGTTTTTGGTGTTTTATACGGTAAAATGGCTAAGGCTCTAGCTAAAGAACTTGGAATAGATGAAGATGAAGCTAAGAATCTTATCGATATTCTATTTGAGCGTTGGGATGGTGTAGCCAATTGGATTGAAAATACTCATAGAACAGGTAAAGAAACCTTTATGGTTCATTACCCTAATCATCGTATTCGTCATCTATGGGCGTATATGCATGATGATATTTGGGTTGAACGAGCTATGGATAGGCGGGCAGTCAATAGCCCAATTCAAGGCTTTAGTTCTGATATCGGCATAGCATCGGTTTATTCTTCCAAGGAATGGACATTTAATAATATAACAAGGCGGGGTTATAATTTAGATAGTCTTCATACTAATATAGTCCATGATGCTCAATATAGTGATGTATTATATGAACATATGCCATTTGCTGTATATCTAGCTGAACATTCTATGTCTACACTGCCTATGAATTATTATAGAGAGAAATTTGATTTTGAAATATCCATTCCATTATCCTATGGAATGGAATTTGGTGCTAATTGGGCTAATCTTAACGAATGGGATTTCAGGCCAGAAACATTGTTGAGTATGCTAGAAAAAGAAGGTCAAAGATTAGAAAAATCTTCTAAAACTATAAATAGAGTGTTGGAAGACACCAAGTTCATGCTTAAAATACGTGAAAGTGAGCTTAAATCTGATCCTTATAGTATGAAAGTAGGGCATAATTCTATAAACGAAGTGTTTGAAGGTTTACACATGTTTAGGGCTCAATCATAGCTTGTGGTAAATTAGTATAGAAGGAGTTTACACAAAGCGATCGAAAAAGTCTAATACGAAAAAATAATACAATATCCTCTTATCATGCGGAAAGTATGATGCTTAACAAGTTCGCTTTTATGGAAGAAAAATACAATATACCACCGTCTAACCAACTAAGAAACATGTGGAGGCTGTGGAGAAGTAATAAGATACTTCCGAATGAGTATTTTGATTTACGTCTAGTTAATGATGATATGTTTAATTATATAGGGTTGATTAAATCTAAGGAGATTTGGAATAAGTATAATACTAATAAAGAAGCAGCAGCCTATATTAATAACAAATGGAAGTTTTATCACAAGTTTCCTGATTTGCCTGTTCCAGAAACTACATTGCTGACTTTTGATAATCTAAATGAGCAAATTGTTGAGGTATACGAACTATCTAGACATACAGACTTGTTCTTTAAACCAATAGACGGATACGGCGGCCAAGGCGCATTCAAAATTACTAGCAAGCATGTTAAGAGAAATGTAGAGGATATACTTTTAAGGAAGTATTCTAGAGGTTACGTGTATCAAAAGGCTTTAAAACCTCATTTTGATATGGCTAAGTTTACAGACTCCCGCGGTATTGGCGCCTTACGGATTATTACCTTAGTTAGACAGCCGGATAACATTGAAATCATAGGTGCTTTTACTAAATTTGTAGGTTCAGGCAACATTACAGATTATACATCGAATCCAGGCAATTACCTAGTCGGTGTTGATATAACCAATTGGTCGCTGACTTATGCTATGACTAATAGTGGATTGGAATCGAAATCGTACACAAGTCTAAATAATCATGATATATATGGACATGAAATACCAGTAGGCGTAGATTTTGATGAAGAAATCTATAGATGGGTTAGCGTTGTACATAACAATTTGAAGTTAGAAACCTCGTTAATTGGGTGGGACATAGCAGTAACCAACGAAGGCATCTATTGTTTAGAAGCTAACCTGAAGCCGGGTTTTGCTTCTTTACAGAAGGCTGACGAGAAAGGATACTTAAATGTTTTTGAATATAAAAATTGTGTATATCCTGATTATCCTAACACTAAGTGTGTTACTAAGAAAGATCTCACAACTTCTTGGAAACCACGCGGAAAACCTTAATTCTAGGATGATAAATAGAGAATTATCCAGCAATATGAAGGAAAATATATCATGATTATTGCATTAACTGGTGATCGATTAGTAGGTAAATCGTCTGTAGCTAATCATCTTACACATAACCATGGCTTCATACGTGTACACCCGTTTGATGGTGGTAAGCAAATGTGTAAAGCTTATTACGTTTATCATGGATTTAGTGAAGAAGACGCTGAAAGAATGATAAACGGCGATCTTAAAGATACGCCAATGGAAGATTTGCCTTATGGGCAATCTTCTAGATATTTCATGGAAGAAGTAGGTAAATTTATTCCTACTTTAGGCTTAGATTGGACACTTGGGGCGGAAATTAAACGTGTCCATAGAATGTATGGGGACGTAGATATAGTAATTGAGTCGCTGGTATACGAAGAATTTGTAGTTCGTGAGTATGTTAACTCAATGATTATTAGAATTGAAAGACCGGATGGGTATATAACAGGCATGCATTCGAGTGTAGCTGTTAATACTATTACGCCCGATATAACTGTTCAAAACACTGGATCAATAGATATGTTGTATGCGGTGTTTGATGGCTTAGTTTTAGGGACTAGACAACATGTCTGATCCTATTCCAACACATGAATTTAATCCTCCTCCTACTAATGATTCTGGCACTAACATAGTTAAACCTGTTAATCTAATCCCTTCATTTGTTGTCACAGAAAAAGCAACAGGAAATCTACGTTTAAAGAACGGTAGATTGCAAATGTGCTATCAAGTAGACTACGTAGATAGCACGACTAACGCTTATAATATATATTTAGAATGGCGTTATGTAGATGAAGTAGATGAATCGGCTCCTGATAAGGAAATATTACATCAATCAGATAATTGGAGATTCATAAATGAAGGTGACAAAAGTTAGTGTATCATTTGGTAGAACAGTTAATCCTAGGCAATATAATCCTGTTCGTACTGAAATGTATATAGAAGCAGAATTAAGTAAAGGCGAGGATGAACGTGAAATTAGGAAGAAGCTATTTAATAGATTAAAGAAGGACGTTGATAAAATTTCAGAAAAGATTTTAGAGGATGAAAAAGAAGATTAAGAATTTATTTAACGCGCTATTTAAATCGCATAATAAACAAGTTCATAATACTTATATGCGTATAGAAGGTAAATGGTGTCGAGCTACTCGTGTAAAAATAAATGGGAAATATATAAATATCAAGGAAACAAGATATGACGGAAGTGAAGATTAACCTATTGTGGAGCAGAATAATGGCTCCTAATCAACCAATATTACTATGGGAAAGCAAATGTTAGAGAGTGAAAAGACTATTAATATAGTCTATACAAACTATAAAAACCTTACAGGTATTAGAAGGATCACACCTATTAAAATATGGTTTGGTTCTACAGCCTGGTATCCAGAAGAGCAATGGCTACTTACCGGATACGATCATGACAAGGGCGCTTTAAGAGATTACGCCTTCTCCCATATTAAATCTTTTAATGTAGAAACTCCCTAATTCTCATATGGAATACATCATAACCCATATGAGAGGCTATAATGTCTACTGGAATTAAAACACTGCTTATTATTTTATTGTTAGTAGGTTTAGTATATGGTATTTCTTATGTGTCAGAAAATTCTGACCTTGTGCTTATTAATTTACTTTCATTTGCTAATACATTTGTTAGGTAACTATTATGTATAAATCTGTTTGGGTTATATTAACTGTAGGTGATGAGGTTCTTTTACTTAAACGAGGTAAAAAGTCTAACAATCCAAATCTATGGAATTTTCCCGGCGGCGGCGTAGAAAAGAATGAAGCCATAAAGACTTCCGCCGTTAGAGAAGTTTGGGAAGAAGCTGGAATCAGAATTAAAGAGTCTGATCTAGTATTCACTAAAAGAGAAGAAAAATCAAAAAGAATACTGTATTTTTATACAGTAGCGTTTGACAAGAAACCTACAGTAAAAATCAATAAAGAAAGCGCAAAATATAGATGGGTTAAATGGGAAGATTTTCCGATAAATCTCCATAAACCTACTAGATTTTTCTATAAAAACAAAATAAAGAAGGCTGAAAAAGCTTCAATTGGCTCCGCTTTAACAAATCTTGTTAATAAGGCCTTAGAAGTAGCTAAGAAAAAATAAAATAAATAACGAAAGGAAATTAATATGCCCAATGTGGTATTTCTTACTGGTAGTTCGGGAGTGGGTAAATCTTCATTAGCTGAATTGCTTTTTCGCAAACATGGTTTTTATATTGAAGCTTTATCAGCTAGAACACCAAGGGCCTTAATTAATAACCCTAATTTTGAAATACTAGAGAAATTTCCACATAAGGGAATGGCTCATCAAGAGCTTGTTTATACATTTTTTGAAGAATATATAGCTTCTAAATTAGCGTATATCGATAATCTAAATATAGATGCTAATTATCTATTTGAGAGAGATTTAATAGACGTAGTAGGTTATTCCTACGCATTCTCTAAACAATGGACTTGGCATGATTATACAGCTTGGCTGGATTTTCAGCTTTGTTCTGTAAGAATGTTTAGAGCTAGAATGAAATTGAAGTATACAAACATTAATTTCTTTTATGTATACGTACCTATTAATGAAACAGTTCCGTATGAAGCTATAGAAGCAAGACCTAGTAAAAATATTCGTAATCTTTGCGATGAATTTATCAAATTGTCCGATACCTTTGATATAGCGTTAATACCCTCTAATATAGAAACTTACGCAAACGAAATAGTGGTTAATGTATCAAATCCTAATATTTTATAGAATATCTGATCTTCTCATCCGCATTTAAAGTAGCGGATAAATAAATATCACTATATTTAGGTATAGCTTCATCAGTATAAATATTATTGATAAGCAATGATTTCCACGGGGTGTTACCTGATTTATAAAAAACATAAACAGGCACATCATTATAAATTAGCTCTATAGAAACTTTATCTAAGGTAGACACAATTGGGGATTTAACAACTTCCCTGTGTTGTGTTCTGCCTTTTATTTCACCAAAAACTTCCATGGCTTTATCACTTAAATTTATAATTATTTATATGGAATGGGCTTACCCATGGAATTTAATTCAAACTTAGACGCTTCTTTAACATACTTCTCGTCGTCATTAACTATAACTCGTAAACTAGCTAAATAGCTAGACGCACTATCCCAAGCCATATATCCAACAGTTACCGCTGCGCGTTTAGCTAACCATTGAGCGCGGTTGTACACAACCAGCTTTTCATGTGCTTGGGCATATTTTTCTAATAAAATACCAATTTTAGCTCTATAGTCTCGTATAGTTTTATTTTTAAATTTACCTTTTTCTTTAAAATATTCAAAATTATTCTCAATATTTTGATGAAATTCCCTTTCAAAACCATAAGAACTATTAAGCCATTTATATGTCTTATGGACCTTATCATACACCATATCATGACCTAATTCATTATTAGTAGGTAAGCGATCATTAGGTGTATGTTTAACAAGGTGCGTCATTCTATGAGTTATATCGCCTACATGCTCGACTAACGGGTTTAGTACGCCTCCACCCATCAAGAATTGAATATCAAGCATACGTTGTTCTGGTTCACCCCGCTGATCGTCACCTAGTTTAACAAAAGCTTTCTTAACAGATTCAGGAAAAATATTCATTTTGTTTTCTTCTTAAGCTTTCTATTAAAATATGTAGATATGGCCTTGCTGGCGATCTTTTGACGTCCGTTTAATTTACCAGAAGCCTGTGATTTACGTACACTATTAACTAGACGCCTATCACAAACACGTTTATTTTCTCCAGAATGATAGCATATATCGTGACGCTTACAAGCAGAATCGATACGATCTATAGGCTTACCACCTTGATTACCCTTACCACAGTAATTTCCATATATTTTATGAAATTTCTTGGTTTTAGGTAAAGATATTTTATTTCGTTTCTTTAACGAATCACTTATCTTCTTTCGTGTAGCAGCACTATGCTTGGAGCCTTTTCTCACTTATACCTCTATTAACCAATAAATACGTCTGGTGAACCTTCTGCTCTCGAATGTCCACAAGAATCCGCGTCGCCTTTACGATTTATACTTATATTCTCAGCGAATACCGTAGTTGAGCCATTAGCGGTAACAGTACCTGTATGCGGCGGAATGAATGGTGGATGCGGAGTTACAGGACTACCATTTACCGATATTAATATATTATTAGCGTATACCGTAGACTGTAGTGAAGAAGACACTACACCGCCTGCGTCATTAGCATCACCTATTCGATGACATTGCGGCATAATTACTCACCAAAAAGAGCGATAAATAACTTATTTCGTAGGCCTGTAGGTACATTATTATACTGAACATACGCTTTATAAGAAGCGGACAGGTTCTTATAGTCAGTCTTAGCAGTTTCACGAATAGCGTGACAGGCTTTCTCTATAAATTTTTCCTCAATATTTTCTAATTTTCTAGACCTAGTAGAATTATTGGATATAGGAGTTTCAGAAGCGGTCTTTATAGCGGCAGACTCTAATGCTTTCTGAACAATGGTTTCTAAAGACATTTTAGCTATCCTCTTTTATTATCTAGTTAATTTATTAATAAGCCCATTACGTTGAGTGCGTTGGCTGTTATACCAATTTGTGCATCTACGTATAGTATTATTGGCGGATAATAAAGCGATATCCGCCTTATCCAAGGCTATATCTAATCTATCACCCTTCTTTATATTAGAATTAACAGTTTTTGAACATGACGCTGGATAAGGAGGTAATTTTAAAGCTTCCTTTACTCGATTATCCGCTATAACAGTCTGTTTATCTAATTGTTTTCCAGTTTCTTCTGCTATCTTAGCCCCCGCTAACCTATCTGCAGCATTATTGGTTCCGCATCCTGTTAAGAATAGACTCATCAACAACACAGGCATCAGGAGGAGGTTGATCCGATAGTTCATCTAATTTTTCCAATGCTTCCTTGAGTTCTTGTTCGTCTTTCTCAATCTGCTCTTCTAATTCACGTACTATTCTGGATTCTATTTCCATCAAAATACGTTGTTCTTCTAATTGTTTTTCTTGTTCTGCTAATAGTTTCTCATTATTGATTATTATAGCTTCCAAAGCCTGAATTTCTGCCTTAGCAGTTATTTCCACAATAGTTTTTCTTATAGCTTCAGCTACAGCTGTATCTTTCATATAGATACCTATAACTATAGCAGCTATAATAAGACCTAATGGAATTTTTATAGGAAACTTAAATATAGCGTAAAGGGTAGAAAGTAACCCTTTGCCCATAGACAATAAAATTGGAATCACTTTCTACCCTCCAATATGATTAAGAAAACATACGCTGTAATTCTTCAGCTTTAGTTTTCAATTCATCTACGCCCTTCTTAGCGGTATTGAGATTCTTTACATACGATACAACAAGAATTAGAATCATACCAATAAGAATAAGTAACGCTATCTGTACCATAGGATCAAGCTGTAAGAAAGCTTCTACGCCGCTCTGTAAGAAAGCTACAGTAGAGGCTATAACCCCCATGATAGTAGTCCACAGAGTCTTATTCTGCGTAACCGGCTTATCAAGCTCTTCAAGAGTTTCAGGAACTTCCTGAACTACTACTTCTTCTATAACTTCTGCCGGCTTTTCCTCAAGAACTACTTCAATTGGTGCTTTGATAACGGTTTCTATCGTATCCAATGTGTTATCAATAGCTTCTCTTGTTTCCTTACCAATAACACCATCTACTTTAAGATAACCAGTAGATTTCTGGAAAGCTTTGGTAGCTTTAACGGTTTTTGGACCGTTCCATCCATCCGCCTTACCAACACTTAGAGATTTATCATTACGATACTCTGAAATCTTATTAAGCTTTTCCTGATAAATAAGAAGAGTAGTATCGGGTTCAGCTGCGGGTTTCTTAGTAACCGGAGCGGGAGCGGCCTTACCTAGAACCTTCTTAGCTCTGTTAACATAGATAACTCGATCATTAATACCGTTTAAGCCACCATTAATAGCTTTAGTGGCAGCTCTAATATCGCCAGCTTTGAGATATACTTTCTTAGTATACCAATACCAAACGGCAGACCAGAACGCCCATGGAAATTGCTCAACTAATTCGGGATTTTTGACAAAATCCGGACAATTAGGGATAATTGTACGCATCCACTTGGTAAATTCCGTGTAATTGGCTTTACCAGTGATTTGTTTAATACCACGACCTATATACAACCAACCGTCATTAGGACCAGTATTACCTAAGCGACCGCCATAAGTATGATTAGCTAATTTCTGTGGGTTATTAGCATAAGGACTAGCTGCCGCAATATTTTTGTAACGATTAGGCCATACAGCTGTAAGTCTCTTAGCTGAATAATTTAGATTCTCTTTAAGAGTAGTGAAGCCACCAGATTCTAGAGCCGTCTGCCCTAAAAATTGGGTTATTTCTTCAAAAGACGTAGTAATACGGTATTTTTCACCATGCTCATTAATAAGATAAGCTAATTGAGTGGCTATTGAAGTATTAGCTTTACCCTTCGATATCTCAATTAATTGTTGTGGTGTAACTTTATATTTAGACATACTATTTCCTTTAATTACTTACTATAATTACTTACTATATATCATGTATAATTAATCTTCCTGTAGAACCGCTACCTGAGCCTGATAAACCTCCGTCTCCAGCACCGTCCCTTCTAAAATAATCAGCATTACCGGGAGTACGCCGATTACCTGTGTCTAACCATGCGCTAGTAACTAAACTACTATGGACGTATCCCGATCCGCCACCGCCACCGCTTCTATTTCCGCTGTTACCATCTCCGCCACCGCCGCCGTAATATCCATTACCTCCTCCACCAGACCCAGTACCACCTTTACCTGCTACTAAGGCACCACCGCCGGTGCCTCCATTATTAGGAGTAAACGGTGGCTCTCCTGCCCATCCTACGTTACCGCCCGCTGTTTGTGTTCCAGGATAACCTCCCCAATTACCACCGCCGCGCTGACCGCTGGATCCCCCACCAGCTCCGGGACCGCCATTGACTCCTCCACCACCACCACCACCGGCTATTGCTATAGCGTTGGCTTGAGAAACCGAATTAGAGAAAATCCCTACTAACCCACCACCCTGTCCAGCGTTTGTGTTACCGGGTTGACCACCACCATAAGGTTCCTGATAAATCGTGGATGAAAATACACCGGGAGCTCCTACTACTAATACATATTGATTACCATCTACTAATGTAAAATTACCCCAAGCGAAACCACCACCCCCACCATGATTATTGTTAGAGGCCGCACCACCGGACCCCCATAAGTTAAAGCCGACATTCACGTTACTTATAGGTGTAATATACCATATTCCAGGCGTGTTTAAATTAAGTAATCCGTCTGTAGAAAGATTCCAAAAAGTTTTACCACTAACCGCTGGTGATATATTGAAAGCTTTCAAGGACTTACCATAAAAATCCGAAAAAGAAATAGCACCGCTTGGCTTATTAGCTAAGGATCGCACTAAACTATCATTCATAGAAAATGGGTCTGTAGACGCTCGACCTATTTCAATATTTATCATTGAAGCCGTGATATTTCCAGAAACCGGAAGAGCCATTATTTGATCCTCTTGAGAGTTTCCACTTCGGCCTTCAGCTCCTTTATCGCCTCTATCAGAACTCCAACGAGGTTCCCATAAGAAACTGTTAGGTACTCTCCGGACTTTCCGACGACCTCCGGGATCACCTTCTGTACTTCTTGGGCTATTACGCCAACTCCCCTCTTGTCATCCTTGGTGTAGTAGACTCCTCTGAGGTTGGATACCTTATCCAAGGCGCTCTCTATGGTCTCGACGTTGGACTTTAGTTGCCCGTCGGAGTAAGCACCGACGTCGCCAGTAGCAGTTATGTTTCCTGTCACTGATAGGGCTGTCGTCGACAACTCCATCCTAGTTGTGCCGGTAGAAACCGAGGTCGAACCAGTTCTCCACCTAAAATTGGAGGCGGACCAATGAGTTAAGGTGGTAGATTCTATTCCTACGCCGTAGGTATTACTGTAGTACCTAATTTTATCAGTTGCTTCATTACTGAACTGTACTACGGCGTTGGCGCCCATAGTTCCACCAGATAACTGTAAATATCTAGCGTCTTGTTCTGCCTGAGCTAGTTGAAGCTTATACCAACCAGTCCATGTACCATTTTTTCTATGTCTACGGTAGGCTACAGTATTAGTGTCTGAAGCGTCAGTAAAAGAATGAACAGTTTGAGTTACCCACAAACTAGGAATATGTGTTTCGACGTTGCCGATAAACCAAATACTCGGAAGTGGGGCGTTTGTAGCATCAGACCCCATGTACCAACCATTTTCTATAGCGTCGTCCCAACTAGTAATACCATAACCAGCTGGGCCTAATCTGTAGGAAGTAACAGGAGTTAGGGCGGCGGTTAATCCGCTAACTGTGGATATCGCCTGAGAGCCTGTATGATTAGCTCTATTAAGAAGGTAGGCGTCTGTTTGGTTTGCGGTCGCAGCTGTAGCTATACCATTGAGTTTAATTTTATCAGTGGAAGACATAAGACCGTTAGCGGACGTTGTAGCTATTCCCGCTGAAACCTGTTCTGTCCAAGCTCCCCACACAGTTGAGCTAGTAGCTCTTCGAATCCATCTATTACCTGTTGATCCTGTCAATATTTGATAACAATAAACATAGTCAGAACTTGATAAAGTATAGCCTTCAACAGTACCATATCCTACACCCACAACAGAAGTCCAAGAGGCTGGAAATTGGATAGGCCCACCAGTAGAAGTAGCTAATCTATAAAAACCAATATGGTTTAAAGCGGTATAAAAAGCAGCTGGCGTAAGATCACCACCAGATATGTCTAAAGTAATAATAGGCTGGCCACCACCTTGAGTTTGAGGTAGTTTTCCGTTACTATCTAACGAGGCGATACCATTAGCAATGCCTATAGATGCGGTATTAGCTTTTGAATTTAAAGCCGCCTGTAATCCGTCTACAGTAGAGATAGCTTGCGTATTAGTATGATTTCCTCTATCTAATAGGTAAGAATTGGATTGGTTATTTGTAGCCCCTGTAGCTATTCCATTAAGTTTAGTCTTATCCGCAGCAGACATAAAACCACTTACAGAAGTGGTAGCATTATCATGAATATGATCGCCAGCGGCTACATTTCCAGAATCAAGGCCTATAGATGCAAAGGCAGCATTACCTAGACTAGGCTTATTTAGTATTTGAGCAGGACCAGATATAGCTTCCCAATCAGGATTAACTAAATCAGGTGTTAACGGTCCAGTAGTTACATCATAGCTAGTTAAATCTTCATATGTAAATCTAATAGTAACTTCACCGTCTACAGAAGTGTCTATAACTTCTACATCGGTTAATCTCGCTGAAGATTCCGATACTATTACCCAATAGTCTTCATCAGTAGGAGGAGTACCGAGCGGGGGAATCTCCACCGCTCGATAAGATGCCCCAAAATAGAATACTTCGTCCATTACCCGATATTGTACATCAGGATCGTATCCGCCTCTATGATTTGGAACTATTTTACCTAAATTTTGAGTAATTTGTGACATTATTAATATCTCGGTTTAAAATCATGAACGAAATGGATACATTCTACCCGCTGGAATAGGTTCAATTCTAGCTGATGAAAATACACTTTCATCAATATCTGGAGCATGGTATATCACGGCATCAGCACGCCCCTCATAGGGTAGCCTAATCCAAGCTCATGGCTGGTTGTTGCTACGCAGCCTCCCCGGTGACGTGCTGCAAGTCGTTTGCTGCTAACACAATATCAAAATGGCCCATCATTTCTCCGGCGCCGCGAACATCGATGATCTGCGCTGCCAACACGTCAGCAACGTCCTGTGCTGTGACGCCGAACTCATCCAGTGGGAAATCTGGCGGCAGGTGCCCATCGCCAGCTGCTGCCAGGATATAAACGAATTCCGGCTTTGCTGTTGTCCGGCAACCGTAGTGGGTGACGGTTTCGCCATCGCTGGACAGAGGCACGGAGAACGTATTGCCGGGCAGCACATCATGTCCAAGAGCACATGACAGGCGGTTCGCTTTGTCCTGTAGGTGTGCAGGCACGATCAGGACGATTGAGAGGTTCCAGTCGGTCATGTCCAGTCCTCCTGTGCGCGAAGTTCTCGGAACGAGATATTGTCGAATGAAACCGTGCCAGAATTTCCCGCTACACGTAAAAGGAAGGGTGAGTTGCCCGTTGCAGCAGCTCTACGTACTGTACGAGTCGTACCAATAGGACCGTTGAAACTAGTAACATTGGTAAACTGGACATAAGAGCCTGTTGGGCCTGAATTATCAAATGACAGCAGATATGTAGACCCTTCCTCTATCGGCACACTTTGTGTGATCGCACCATAGTTTGAGCCGTTGGTAGATGTAATTATAGCTCTGCCATCAGAAACCGAAACGCTGCCCGTCCCTTCGCTCGTCACCGACCAGCCATCAAGTCCATCTGAGAAATCACCGTTGACTATTTTCTCCGGCCCCTCGACAAGCAGCCCCTTTGCACCCTTACCCTTGTAATACGCGACAAGCAGCCTGCGTTCTGTCGCCGAAAGGGTACGGTCGATCAGCACCATACCGACGATATCGCCGAGAGCATGGAATAGGCCCGGTGTCCCGCCAGTGTATGTCGTCGGTCCGATGGTCAGCGTATCGCCGGAGAACGGCTCGATGATTGTGCCGCCCGTTCCTGCGATTAGAATGTCACCGGTGATTGCTTGGGGCAATACGGTGGTCAGTGCGTCGTCAACCAAGTCGAAACGCAAACCTAGATTGCCCGAAACATCTAAAAGCGTCGGACGTGCTGCGGCTGTAGGCTGGGAGAGTGGGGGATTGATGACTTCTTTGATGGAGCCGATCTCAAAGTAAAACGTATCGCCGACAGAGCTAGTCGAGTATAGATCAACATTTCCACTGGCACCTGCGGGAACCACACCAGCCACGTTGCCTGATTCTCCATTCCCCAACACAATAACGTTGCCAGCGATAGCGAACCGAATGGTTCTTCCATTAGCGTTTCCCGACCATGCTACGCTGTATCGGTACAATTTACCCGTCTGCCATGTTCCCGGCTGCCTAACTCCAGCAGTAGAAACGCTTGTAGTCGTGATATTCCACCCGTTTCCGCTTCGCGTGCCTGTCGCAAGCACAAGACTTTGTGTGAGAACGTCAGACAACTCCGGCCCCAACTCCTGCCGCGCGTCCAACACCAACCGAACTGGATCACCCGGAAGCGCAGGTGTTGTGCCGTTCGCGTCTTGGAAGAGCGTGTCCAAAGCGGACGGATCGTATAAGCCACCCCCCAGCCCCGTCGCGCCGAATATCGCAGCAGCAACGTCCCATGCGAATGGTGCAGGACGATTGACATATGGGATCATATTCATGCCACCGCTCCATAGAGTTTGACGAACAGCTCACGAACCCCGGCTGATGCAGTCACCATGAAACTCAGATCGTCGGTAGACGTGACGGCAATCGACAGGTCGTCAATTGCAACAGGCGTGTCCTGCTCAACCAGCACTGGTCCATGAACCGCAACACCGCCGACCATGACGATTATTGACGCCTCACTACCCGGATCGCCGTTGATAATCTCGGCATAGATGTCGGTCTGAACACTCGGCGATGTCGCCCGCCGCTCCGCGTAATAGCCACCGGACTCAATCCCGTTCTCATTATAGATCGAGACGCTGTAGCCAATCAGTGTGGCGTTCTGTGCAGCTGTTGCACTGTTGGCAGCATCGAGCGCGTGTTCGCGGGCTGATTTTGTACCGGGACCGCCGGGTTCTGTGCCTGTTGCGTATGCCTGCGAGGCGTCACGTGCATCAGCAGCATCACTGGCAGCCTGTGGCGCAGCCTGAATATCTGGGAGGTTGGCAACAGCAGTCTGAACATCACCAACAGCAGGGGCGAGCGTCTGAACGTCAACTGCAACGCTGGCAACGGCCTGCACCTCAGTACTGATAGCGGCAACGGTAACAATCTCGGCAGCAATCCCGGCGACTGTTGAAACGTCCGCCACATCAGAGCCGAGCGCGACTACCTGCCAGACTGTTTCCCAATCTACGCCAGTTCCCGGCTCTGTCTCAGGCGCTGCAATATGTTCGTACAGCGCACGATAACTGGTCCCGTCATGCTCCAGCGCCTGATTGCGCTGATATTGCGCATCCAGCGCCCATCCGGTGTCGATCCAGACCAGCCCGTCGCGTCCTGTAAAATAGGCTGGCCCTACCCAGTCGCCAATTCCGGAACCTCTCATGTATACGGCAGCTCTACCATCTCCATTGTCTGATACTAATACGGAAAAACCTTCGTCTTCTGTATCATAAGCGTCTCTATCCGATAAATTATCAACTTGAACAGAATAGGTTCCACCAAGAGCGTAAGAATAAACTAAAGTCCAATGATTTGTGTCTATAGGTAAAATGTTAATAACTGGGTCAGAATCTGTTTTTACTCTATACAGTTTATTATTATAGCTTACTTCGTCTAAACTGTGGTAATAAATACCTCCCTGATATTCGCCCCTAGCTCTAACAAGTATTTTACCTAAATCAGTATGTATGGTAGTGCCATTTATAGCGGCATATTCAATAATTAAATGTCCGTCATCATCTATAGAGCCAGTAATTGGCCCCATAGTGTCGTCTTGATTAAGAACATTCATCATTAAGTTACCATTCTCGATAGAGAATGATATAACTGGACCGCTAGCGTCAGAGCCTTTTTTACCCCTGACATTCGTAGCTAGAGCGGGATTAGTAGTAAATCCAGTATTAGAAACATAAACAGGAAATTCTGGTTTATCCCCGGCTCCACCTACCCAATCTTTTATTAATAGAAGTTCTCTATCGCCATTCGCTTCTGTAGTTATAACTGGTGTCCAGCCATCAACACCACGCTTAGCAAGAACTTCTAGAACTTCTTCACTTAAAGTAAGCTCTTTAAGATTAGAAAGATCAAAAGTTTCAGATTTATCTGTTATAATTTTTGGTGGGCTAGAGGTATCATCACCTATTCTAGCATTCTTAGTATCGGTATCATACCCAAACTCACCCGGTCTTAATTGAGGAGTTTGCGCTGATGTACCTATTCTGGATACTATTCTTACAGCGGTCATTAGGCTTTACCTCAATCGTGACCTTCAACTTTATTAGGTAATGGCCAACCTTCTGATACAGCAGCCACATAAGTTTCAATTATCTTAGATAAATTCTTTTCTTTCTTAAATTCTTTATCGAATAGAGCAAGAATTTCCATTTCCCTATCGTAGCAAATCTGAATATGAGTTGTTATAAGTAACTTAATAGCCTTTAAATCTTCTAAGTTAAGAGTGGTATAACCTGTAAAAGATTTAAAATTTACAGTATATTTTTCAGGTTTGTCAGATTGCTGAGCGTCAAAAATCTTTTCTGTTAAAGCACTAGATACATCATTATTAGTTAAATACTCAAAATCTTTATAGGTAACTTTAAAGTTTTGAGCAATATATCTAATAGTAGCTAAATCCGCCTTCAATTGATCTAAAAGATACTCTTTAGAAGGTGGAACAACTTTATTATTCTCTACTATATAGTCCTGATTTACATACTCAGTAAAACAAGAATCAGCCTCTACCCATTCAAAATTTTCAGAAGTTTCACCTTCTGGCTTATCGTCTCTAACTTCTTGAGGAGCGCCGTTAAAAACACCTACCCAAACCATCACGTATTCTCCTAAATCCACCAAACTTTTTCTTTATCGGGGTAGCTATACACTGCTATAGCTATAGGATTTGCTTCCAAATCACATACCATTTTATAATAATTAATGGCTTCTTCTACAGCTCCAGTAACACCTACTCCCTTTATTATTACATTTGCGGTTCCTGTGGGAAGTTGTAAAGTAACTTCCCACAGGTTATATTTAAATCGTGGTTTAATCGGATTGGTTCGGATAAGACCGTCCCGGACCCCATATAATTCGGACACCGCCGTTGCCACCAAGTCCGAAAGTGGCACCGTTTCTGGAGCCTCCACCGCCGCCGCATACACCGCCATTTGGACGGCCAGAGCCAGCGCCGGGGGCTGAGCTATTTGTACCACCAGAACCTCCTAAACCACGACGATTGTTATTACCACCGTTAGCGCCTTGCTTTATAAGACCGACACCGCCTCCGCCGCCAGATAAACTACTGGAAGGAGAATGAAGCCCGTGCGATCCACCGCCTCCGCCGCCACCGGAGCCATTTCTATTGCTATAATGACCAGTACCACCATTACCTGTATAACCAGCAGCACCACCGCCAGCGCCGGTACGACGGTCATCCGCTAAACGAGCGGGTCCACCATTACCGCCTCCGCCAGAACCACCAAACAGATTACCACCGCCACCTTGAGCAGTACCACTAAGGACACCATGCGATCCACCATCCCCCCGTAGCATATTCTGTATGGTTGAAGCCTGTCCCGGACCACCAACTACTATTGGTATTTGCGAGCCTGGCGTAACCGGAATGTTATTTCTCCAACGAAGTCCAGCTCCAGCCCCGCCTGTACCATTAGAACCCCAAGCTCCCGGAGAGAATCCTGCTCCAGAATATCCATTACCACCGCCACCTACGCATACGGCGCATATAGAAAACACACCGTCAGGAACAGTAAAGGTATACGTGCCAGGAACTGTATAAACCTGCTGACCAGTAACAGTTGGTGTAGTAAATGAAATCGAAGCAGACCAATTACTATGCCCGTATAACGTACCTTTATGTCTAGCTCTAGCGAACAGAGTGGAGCCAGGAGGTAGACCTACGCCAGTAATCTGTACTTTATTGGTAGTATTATCCGTAGAACTCCATATAAGGGTTCCAGCGCCATCATTTGTAGTACGAATTTCCCAATCTGTACTTTCATGGCTATCATTGGCGCCTGACGTAATGCCAAAAGCTGTTGTTCTAAGCACTACGGTAGTACCAGTTACATTTGAAGTTGTAACCGTAGGTGTAAGAATATTAACTACAATGGTTGTAAATTCAATTGAAGCCGACCAATTAGACCAGCCCGAGTTTAACCCTCTATGTCTAGCTCTTACGTAATATTTAGTAAAGGCTTCCAAATTACCGCCTGGAACCGTGTATGAAGTAAGATTGCTAGTTTCATTTGAATCAAAATCTATGTTAGAGAAACCTGCATTTTTAGAAAACTGATACTGTGAAGCGGCGTGCGAAGAAGTCGGGTCTTGAGATACATAAGAGGATGTGGTAATAGTAGGAGTTAGCGAAATACCAGTTGATCCTGTAACTGGACTAGTTATTGTAGGAGCACTAGGCGTAGCTCTAACAGTAAACTTAGTAGGTATAGACCAAGGCCCAGCTCCAATAGTAGTTCCTATATGTCTTACTCTCCACCAATACGTAGTAAAATTACTAAGAGAGGCTCCTCCCGGAACTTGATGCTGAATTAAATCAGAAATAGCACCAGAATCATATACGGGAGACAAGAAATCAGCAGAAGTAGCTATTTGCCACTGTGAACTATCATGAGTATCTGCTATAGACCCACCATATGAGAAATTACTAGACTGTAGAATAGGAGTATTAGCGACACTAGTAGCGTCAGAAGCGGGAGCAATATTAGATGGCTGCCCAATAAAACTGAAATCAGGTTGTGTAGCAAAAGCGGTAGGATCGGACCAAGATGACCATTTACCAACGGAGTCTTGATAACGACAACGCCACCAATACAGATTATTAACTTCCAACAAGTCTGCGCCCGCTGGCACTGTAAACGTAGTACCTGCACCTTCTAACACGTAAGTATGCTGAATAACATCTGAATCGCCGGCTAGAATACCATATGGTTCAGCATTCATACCTACAGCATTAAACTGGGTACTAATACCAGAACCCGCTGGACGTTTTACCCAAGTTTGACCTCTATTATAAGAAGTCTGAATTTCACCGCTAGCGCCTACTGCTACTGCTTTACTATCTAACATGGTTACAGCCATGAAACTACCACCGTAACCACTAGCAGCGGAACGTGTAGTCCAAGTAGAACCAAAATCAGACGACGTTTGTATAGTACCATTAGCGCCAACCGCGATGGCATAACCACCTTCTGTAAGGGTTACGCTATAGAAAGTACCATTGAAAGCAGCGGCGGGGGTACGTACTGACCAATTAACACCGTAGTCAGCAGAAGTATGAATAGCCCCATTAGCTCCTACCGCAATACAACGGCCCGCTGTAGTCATAGCTACATCATAAAATGTACCCGTATAACCACCGGCAGTCATCACTGACGACCAGATAGATCCTTTATTGATAGACGATAATATCTTCCCACTAGCACCTACTGCAACCGCATAGGATTCATGGGCAGCCACGCCCATAATATTACCCGCAAATCCATCAACACTGGCGGCAGCCACCCAATTAGCGCCGTAATCTGTTGTATACACAACTCTACCAGTATTACCAACAGCTATAATAGTATCCGAATGATTCCAAGCTACATCCCGTAAATCTCCTGAACCTACACCGGGTGTTACCGCCTCCCAAGTAAGTCCGCCATCTTCTGTATATATAGCTTTATTAGATGCGCCGACCATGATAGCTTCACGATCACTCAGCATTTCTATAGCATAGAATGTACCTGTTTGACCTGCTACGTTTACCCACGATACGAGAGTATCGCTAGAGGTATTGAGAACCATATCATAGAAAGATACATCTCTACTTATCTGGAAATGCGCACCAATTTGAGGCAATCCATATAACGATCTATACGTAGAACCGGATAAAGTAGGGGTTACAGAAATATTAGTAGCTTGATCGGCGGGGGAAATATTTGTAGGCTTTTCAATACGATCAGAATCAAAATTCTGGTATTGAGTAATAAGGGCAAAGCTATTAACTACTTCTCTATGGCCAGGAGTACCTTTATACGATATCCAAAACTCTATGGAAGTGTTACCGATAGGTATCCTATACTCTTCTTCAGTAAACTGCGTAAATTCAACGCCATACGTCCGTACTAATTCAGCTTCTTTCCATATATCTGTACCAGCTTCCTTATATCGGACTTCATACAGACCAGAACTATCAATACTATTACGCTGGATAATTAAAGAACCACCCGGCCAAGAATGTAGTGTACGAATAGGTCTAGAAAAGTATTCCTGATTACCAAATACAGTAGCTGTACCGTCATTATTTATTTCAAACGACGTAGAACCTATTCTAGCACCGGCAGAAGCGGATACAGATATATTAAGGGTCTCTACCGCTCGTATAGTAGTTGGGCTGATGACACTAAATACTTCAATTATTGCTCTAGCTCCAGTGTCATCAAAAATGACATACTGATTACCGGGAGTGAAAGCATATGCGTTTTCAACAGTTACAGTATCATCATTCTGCATGGTAGTGACACCTTGCGAAGATGGTAACTGACGCATGTTAAAGTCACGATTAGGAACCCAAAATTCCCAAGCGTAACCTTCATCATCATATCGCCACTGAAGTAAAAGGCCTCTCTTGGCTAGATTGATTTCACTAGTAGCAGAATCAAAAGCTATGGTTAACCATTCATTGTCAACATATATTTTAAGGGTATTATTGTAATACCAATAAGACCCCTGCGCGGGTTCCTCTGGTTCGTCACCAATAACTACGTTTGCTTCACTACCTATATAAGTATATGTAGTGCCAGTCCACATCATAAGACGAAAATCTTCTATTGATGTAGCATCGATATATACAAAAGGTCCTGGCGCAGAAGGTAGGCGATTATATTCGCGTATTACAGGAATACCAATAGGTTCATAAATTTGATCTATGTTATTCCAAACATAAATAGTATCTTGATACCTATAAAGAGGATATTCAAGAGTAGAAGGCAATACTTCCACAAATGGAATATTACGTAGATCGAAGCCATCGGATAACAAAGCCATAAGCTCTGGGCTAAGGTCGATAGACATTGAATAGGTATCAGGTAATAATGGATTGGGCATAACTGGCCCAACTGAAATACTACTTGTGTCAGAAGTTACAGTAACATTATTAAATTCACCGGGTTCATTTCTATAAACAAAACCCTGATTTTTATTTAACTCCGCAGGCTTAATACCATCAATGGTACCGCCCTCTTTTAATAACAGATTCGCAAACTGTGCGTAATCAATGTCATTAAAATTGAAAACACCAGTAGATTTTTCCGACATAATACGTGGAGGATTGGGTGTATCATCACCTACACGAAATGTCTTGGTATCTACATCCCAGAGCATTTCCGCAAGTTTAGCTGCCGGTACTTGATTGGCAAGACCATACCTTGCAAGAACATGAAATTTATATCCAGCGAGTAATGACGACATTGTTGCTGTCTCTTTTCAATAAATTATAAATCAGGAGTTGGAGACGGGGCCGAATACGCCGCGTATTTAACTATAAAATTTGTTGCAGAAGTATCATGAACAGATATATTAAATCCAGTGGTATCCATATCAGAAGACACAGCATTACCATCAGATGGATTTAAAATCTCTACTTTATTAGGTGTTACAACAAATGAATCTAAAGTAACGGGATAATCTACCGCGTCTTGACCAATTAATAAACGACCTTCAGCATATATTGTATCTACTAATGACTGTTCAACATTCTTTGCTCGGCGCTCTAAAATACCTGGCGTAGTACCTATGTTAACCTGTAGACCACATACTAACCAATCATTGATAAAAGATGTATCTTTACCGGGTTCAAATAAAGTATCCACAGCCCACCATTTAGACGAGGATGGAGGCATATAACAAGGAAATGATACTAGCTCCCATTCTCCTGTTCCAGTAACTTCCATGGAAGCTAAATGAGCGTCTAATTCTGATAGGGCTTTAATTGTTGTGGTAACACCCGGCTGACCTTTTATTCTAAGCGTTACAGTGACAAATCTATTTTGAACAAATTTATAATCAAAAAAGAACGAACGGACACCGCAGTTAGTTACATTACCCGAAGATGATATTCGTAATACTCTTTCAAAAGCAACATCATCCGCTTCTGTATCTTCTGTCTCAAACGAAGCGGTTAAATATCCAGCACTAGAAGGATACGAATATACGTACCAATTAGGTGCAAACATACAAGTATTTCCGTCAATACCCGTAGTAAAATTAACTTCGGCTCCAATATTTCTAGTAATAGTTAAATTACCATTGATAGCTAAATTTGAAGAACCCGCTATTTCAGTGATTTCACCATTAGCCCTAAGAAAAACTGCCCCATTAGGGGTCAATTCCATATATATTTCATTTGTTTTTTCGTTCTGAAATTTAATAGAGTCTTGATTAGTAAAGTCAAGTACTATATTATTTATTTCAGTTTCAGACACCATGCCTGTCAATTTCTGATATTGATTTAATATCAGGTTATCATCTACCCATCTAGGCAACCATCTAATAGTAGTGGCATCTTCATTTGTAAATACACCAAATCGTCTATTTACATCGTCATAAAACATTTCGCCTATATAGACGAGCTCATTTTCACTAACAGCACTGGCTCGCCTAGCTTGAATACGTAAGGTCATCGTTAACTCCAATTAATATGGCAAGCCGCCAACAATTTGACCGTCATTGCTTACACCGTCTATATAATCCGAACCACCTACCGTAGCAGAATATTCAGAATCCGGTGTAGTATATAAATATCCAGAAATAAAATCATATTGAGTAGGAGAATAACTATCACCTTTAATACCACCATCTAAAATACCAAATTTAGGATCGCGGTAATTCTGGAACATAGCTATACCCCAATATGTACCATCGCTTCTCTTAGAAACCATAGCGGGGGATTTAGTACGAGTATCATAGTTAACTACAAACTGGGAATAAGGATTCAAAGAAGGCGGCGGCACAGAACTTTCAGTATCAAAAAATGAAAGATTGGCATATTCAGCAGTTACTACTGTAACGCTAGGAACAGGTCCAAAAATAGAATGTTTTATATCAACATGAATAACAAAACGGCTACCCGGAACAGGTGCTGCCAAAGTTTCATTTAAATTGGGATCGCTACGAATCTTCTGTACTGCAAAAGGAAGGCTTATAGATAAAAAGGGTATTTCTGTACCATCTAAATGAGTACCAAATACTACTAAATTACCCATTGAAAATGGTCCAATACTTTCAGGCAATAAAATAGTATGTCTAACTGTATCATCAGCAATAGCTTTACTTTGAGTAAGACCGGCGTAACCAGTAAATACTATATCACCTCTAGCAACTTCATCTGTTTCAGAAGGTTCAAATCCAAATTCTGTACCAATCTGAAAACTATGAATAGACATTACACTGAAGCCAGTTAGAGCCCCAGTGACTAATCTTTTACCTTTAGCAACAAATTTTGCTTTAATATCAGCCATTTTAATATCTCGTTACTTGTTGTAACAGAATTAACGTAAACAATGTGGATTTTCACTAATTAATTACACTCATTAGCTGTAATACTTCATTTGAAGGCTCATCGCCAAATCTAGCATAAGAATGCTTTTCTCCAAGCCATTTATTTTGTAAATTAGCTGTAGTACCTTCTCGTTCTATAACAAATACAGTAAATGGCGCATCGTCTATAGATACAGCAGGGCTACCATTCAAACTACCTCTAATTACAGATTGGAACCATGACATTCCTATTTTAAACATAATTCCATCCGCTACATAGCCTACAGAAACTTCTTTAACTAAAATATCATCTAGAATGATTAGAAATTTTATATGCTTATCATCTGGATCGCGAATAATTTTCATACTATTAGATTCGCTACCATAGTCCATCTGCCACAAGACTTCCATGTCAAATGAACCTATTGAAGCCGTAGCAGTAATTATGATAGCTCCACAGCTACACTGTACATCATACAGTGTATTACCCTCTATGTCTTCATACCCACCAACTTCATCAAAATACGTTTGTTTATTAGTAGTATTTAATTTAGGCCAACCCATCCAAAAATTATTAATCGAATAGTTAGCTTGTCTATTAGGCGATTTTCCAATTGGTAATACTTCTAGCCACGGATAGCGAGTTGCCCAAGTCTCGTATAATTCATCGTATTTTTTAATAAAGGGGTTACTCCAATAGTTTCTACCAGAGCTAATAACTATAGCGGGTGTATTTAATCTACCGTCATTTTCTACAAATAATTGGTTAACTGGCTCTTCCCAAGCCCATCTGGTTACATCTAAATCAGTAGCAAATGTTTTGAAAGTAGCTACCTTCTGATTAAGATTTGATAAATCAAAGCGATCAATTAAGCCTGGTATATTAATAATGATATTGAATATTAATTTCGTACCTACAGATGTTAGGGTAGTTTGAAATTTAAACATAGACGATTGAGAAATAGATATAAGAAAAGCTATACCATCATTCGCCCTAAGTAATATATTACCCGGTCTAAATTCAAGGACTTCTTTTCCTATTTCACATGAAATCAATACTTCATCGGTGTGAATAGGCGTAATGAACATGGATTCAATTCCGCCTGTATGAAGTAATTGCCCAGCTACCGCAGTAGAATTTCTGTCTACAACCTCTCCAATACCCGACCCTATTTCGAATCCAGTAAAAACAATCTTTTCTATAATATCATTGCTCTGATCTTGTAATAACTCTAGGCCGGAGTTTAGAAGAAAGGTTTTCATCTATTTATATCCATTAATCTAACGAAGCAGTAATCGATCCAACAACGAAGGATAAAGTGTCATCTTCATTAATAGTAGCGGGAGTGATAGGTGTCCACATAAGTAAGTTTCCACCGCTAGCCGCATCGTATAACCCGGTAGCTACTACAGTACCAAAATCACCACCAGAAGCTAAATAAGTTATTAAATTAGAGTTAGAAACACTACCGTCGGTAACAGTATCAAATGTTAAAGATTTTCTTGTATAACCACCAGTAGTTACTTCCTGACCACCACCAGAATCCGAAGGAGCTACAGTAAATAAAGCTAAATGAATACCGGCTGGTGGGGTATAGGTGGGGCCACCAAAAATATGATTAAGTATAGCATTTTCCATGTAGTTTGTGAAGCTAGACATTTTTATTTCCTATTTGAGTTTTCGTTTATTTAGAATTACAATAAATGTAACAACTAATTATTTGCAGTTCCTCCTATTAAAGTACCACTGCCGCTATAATTTACTCTATTATATCCTAATATAGCGTATCCTGAAGCTCCACCAGGCGATCCGGCTACACCATTTCCATCGTTGCCGTTAGCACCTGTCGATCCAGTGTTACCAGAATTTCCATATGTTCCACCAGTGCCTCCAGTGCCTCCAGTACCCGCATTCGTTCCACCAGCTGCCCCAGAAGAACCTGATGCTTGAGCACCATCTATACCTTGACCTCTACCACCATTACCTCCAGCTCCGCCTACAGTGGGAGTCGGAAAATCACCTTGCCTATATAAAGCATGCTTACGCGCAAACTCATTGCTTGATTTCAATGTACCCCTATAATATGTAATACCATTTATTGTTTGTTGCGTGCTACTATAGGCACCCGATGTGTCGCTGTTAAAAACAGTTTCGCCATTCCAATAAATGGTAGTAGTATAAAAGGCATCGTACACATTTGACCTAAGCCATTGAAATGCCGGCGGGGAACTAGCATCATAATATTCATCAGTTAACGGTTCTCTAGTATTTATCATTTCTATACCGTCGCCACCTTGTCCGCCTTTACCACCCCCTCCGCCGCCTCCTCTAATAATTCCATTATTTATTACATTTAAGCTACCCGCAGAAATGTTAATAGCGTGACCACCTTGACCACCTACACCAGAAGTACCACCTATTCCGCCAATTCCAGAAACTATACCATTAGATTGTATTTCTAATGTAACTTCGCCGCCGGGCGTACCAGCCATTGTTAATGGTCCGCGGGATGAATTAACTATCAAGCGTTTCTTTTTAGAAGACGCAAAATAGCCCGGTTCAGCTTGCTCAAATAAAAATCCTATACCTATTGATCCCGGATCAGAAGGAGCCACTACTACAAACTCCGCGGAATAAAATGGCACCCATACTCCAGATTGGCGCACATATCCGGTTTGTACTTGGGTCCATGATCCACCAACTTTGGCGAACCAATCTGCTTCTTTCCATGTTCCTGAATGTTTAACTAATCCCGGCATAATTATACCTGCAACCAAACATCGCCATCTGCGCCTCCGGATGGCGCTGATTCTGAAATAGTAACATTACGAAAAGCCATACTTCCTAATGTATACGTATTGAATGTAAAACCGCCGGAGGCTGTCCAATGAATTGTTTGATCTTGGACTAACATACGTGCGTCATAATCTACTGCTGGATAGCTAGTTATATAATCATGATATAATATACCCGCTGATTGTCTAGCATATCCGTATTCTGCTATACCATTAATATTCGCATTATAGGACATAAATGAATCCAGTCCTGTAATAGTATTGGTTGCCTGTTGTCCTGTATGGTTGGCTCTGTTTAGTAGAGTAGCATCAGAAGAATTAACTGTGGCTCCAGCAGCTATACCGTTTAATTTAGATTTCTCTGCCGACAAAAAGGATTCTACAGAATTAGGTATATAATCTGTAATATTAGTATAATTTGATAAACTAGTTACAATTTCGCTAGTCCAATTTTTACAATAATCATCAGTTACATTATGACTAAATCTGGCGGAAGAGATCACTATATGAGGATATCGCCAGATAGAATCTATATTGCCTAATATAACGCATATTCTATTAGATTTTAAAGCAAATCGAACAGGTATTTCCCTATTACCAATAGTGATTTTGTTAGTTGACTCCCAATTTGAACCACTAAAATAACCCTGTACTATTAATTTTGTAGTTCTTCCGGCTCCCGGTGTTTCAAATATATGAGCATCAATTTCTAATTGAAACATAGCTTTGTTTGTATTAGGCGCTACAAATACCAAAGCCCCTACAGTATTAGACAAATTTGTTCGTAATTCACATAAATTAACTACAGTCCTGGCTTGAAAATCTACAGAACCAGTACCAGGCATAGAAAATACGGTATTACTACCATTTGTTTTAATTGAAGCACTAGAATACGTACCAGATAATTGTGTATTACCTACCGCACCGTCTAATTCATTAAAATTATAAGTCTTCTCATCAAATTCGTCTACAATAGCTTCCAACGTATCGCGAACATTTTTAGGCTTAATTAGACGTTCTTCGTTATCTGGGATTTGAGCTTCGATTATATTTTTGAGTTCTTGACTCATGCGTCTATTCCTTACTTTAAATTATTACAAATCATTAACATAAATTATCATTTATAACCATCATCAAAAGCTTCTAAATCAAAGGCCCCACTATAAATAGTTGTAAAATTAGATACGACATTATAAGTAGATAGGCCCTTCTTCTTAACTGTATAAGAAATATCTAAATTGGAGTAACCATTGCTGTGCATAATTCTATTTATTATAGATTTTCTGGCAGTAATTAATAAAGAGTTTCCTTCAAAATTTATATCTCTATAAATAAATTGAATGCGATCAGCAAATAGACTGCTATTTCCATAATAGGTACTAATAGCAAATTCCGTAGCAGGAATAGTTATAAAGGATGATTTTGCTTGATATTTAGATAACCTACCTAAATCCGTATTTGATTTATATATAGAATTAGAAGTAAATTCTATACTTCTATATATCGATCTGGCGGATAATACCCAATTATGTTCGTAAGGATCATAATCAGGGTCTATTTCTTCAAAATAACTATCTAAAAAAATATAAGTTCCTAAATTAATGTCTATTTGAGGAATAGGCTCAGTATACCCAGCTTCTATTACAGTATGCGGTTCCCATTTATATCTAGACAATATGTTGCCGTCTATTTGAGGAACCAATACCGCATGAGTTTCTACTTCGATTTCAATAGAACCAACAATACGATTAAGAACTAGTTCAATTGGCGCAAAATAATAAAATAGGTTTATAAGATCATTAAATCCTACATTTGGAGAGGCGAGAACATCGTATTCCATATCTACATGTGAAGTAAGGTATTGTGTGCCTGTTGAGGCTGTATCGATTAACCTAACAGGATCATTTACCTCACTTTCAGGTATGAGGTATTCATAAAAATCAAAGCCAGGATCAGTATTATTGGCATAATCGCCTTGATCTCTAGTCCATAATTGAACCAGAGATATACGCATTCCTTTTATAAATCCTATAAAATCTATAAAATCTCTTTCACCAGAATTTTGATGCTTCCAATAACTGCCCGCATAGTCTACTAATCTAGCGTACTCTGCGTCTGAAATATAATCAGAATAATAGTCCACCCCCGCAAATGCTGCTTGATTGATAAGAGTTTTTCTATCCTGTAATACTTCTTTATACGCTACGATTGCGTTACCGTTACCTAAACCTAATGTAATTTTAGCGTAATGAGAACCATCATCCTCTTGTATAATTTTTACATCAGCTACTCGACCACGTTCGATTCCTCTAGATGTTTCTACATCTAAGTAATCACCACGTTTAATATGCTGAGAACTGCGTATCCTAGATAAACGAGAGAGCGGTTCACCAATTTGCTCGTCTAAAACTTTAGATGTAGTTTTATACAGACTTTCAAATATAGGGTTATAACTAAGATTATAGTTAAGTAGTTTTACAAAATCTGGTTTATTTTTATTGCGCATTGTATATTACTCCGCGCTTGATAAGTCTGTTCTACCAAGATATGTACGCCTTGGAGTATACTGCATATCTAACACTACATCATCAATACGGACATAATTATTGTAACCGGCTAATACAGCCATTCCATCCGGTGTTATACCAAAAGTAGGTTGTTCTTCACTGGGCTCTTCTTCGTCATCTCCATTTTCATTTTCGTCTTCTTCATCTATAGGTTCTATATTGTTATCGCTAAATTTAAAGTCAGAAACAAATTCTATTACATTTGAATAATCAAACGTGCTATCAAAATTTCCTTCTAATATAGATATTATATCTGAAGCGTATACGGAATAACCTAAAATACCGGATTTGGGTTCAGTAAGCTCCTTAATTTTATTGACTAATAATGAACGCAATTCTTCTAATCCAGCTTTCGTATTACAATATACAGTAGCATTAACTTTTATTGATAGTATAACTGGATCAGATCGTTCGAATCTAAGCGAAAAGGTTGATCTAGAAGATATATATTCTACAAAGTCTTCCCATTCTGTTTCAGAAATTAAATTAGTATCGCTGTTAGTTAATAGCGTAACCATTACTACATTCTGAAAGGTTCTTAATCCGGGAGCATATTCCGCTTGACCTCTAAATAAAGCATCCCTTATATTAGGGTATTCTAGAGCTATGGCTTTAAAATCCGCTCTTCTAATGCCTACACCGGATGATGCCATAAGATGTGGGCCAATATGTGAATATACATCTAAAGGTACTTCGTTATCTCCGCCAAAAGAGGAAGATATAGTAATACCTTCTACAGTTAAATCCAAAGAGTCTATAACAAAATTAGTTTCGGCGGGAATTAATGCCGATTCTGAGCCTTTAGTTTCAGCCCATACTATATTAAGGTTATCCCCCGCATTTAATTTCTTAGCATACAGGTCATTACCAAATAGAATTTCTACATTTCCAGTTTCCAATGTTTTAGTAAAGAAAACTTCCTGCTTTCTATCTGCCATCCAAGGACGTAGTTTCTTATCATTTTTCCACCATATGTCGTTAACAGAAACGTATACGTCTTCATCAGAAATAGCGTAATTTTCGTAGCCTATCTGAATACTTTCAAAAGGTATACCTAAAGCTGGTCCTTGCCGAGAGAAAATAACACCTTGATACAGTATTACTTCCTTCTCCATTTCAAAAACAGTATAATTTATTTCTTCTCTATTAAAGAATAGTTCATTATCTATAGTAATAATAGTGAATCTAGGTATCACAAATGGCGTAGTATGATCTGGAATGGTAAGCCTTACTCGGATTCTATTAGGAACTCTACGGCGTATATTAACGCCAAGAAAGTTCATACCTTGATATATTGTATCTTTAGACGATCCGGGTAAAAGAAAAGCATTTTGTACCGCTCGTACTATAGCAAAATGTAAATACGAAATACCCGCAGAATAGTTTCTTAATAGCGTCTGTCCTGTTCCTGTATGAACAATGTCTTTCCAAGCTTTATCTGTCTGTAACTCTTGTACAAAAGCATATAAAATATCTTCAAAATCAGGTTTATCAGATTGAAGCGTAAAATCTTTAGGTAAAGCTTCTTCCAAAGAGGTTTGTAAAGCATTTTCCAAACCTTCTCTGTTAACAGAACTAAAAAATACAGGATTATTAAGTTGAATATAATCCAACGCTGCTTTAATTAATGTATTAACTACAGACATATTAATAAACCTTGTATATAAAATGGTATTTGCAAAACATTATCGAATTACTTCTTGCCTAAATAACCCAGCAGAACTATCATTTACATTCACATATGTAATTTGAATTAGGTATCCGTCATCAGATTCTAAAGGTATAACATAACTATCACTGAGAATAACTCTAATGCGATCGCCCATCCAAGTAATTAAAGCTACAATAGTGTCTGTTTCAATATGAAAGGCAGAATAAATGTTTATAGGGTCCATTATTCTATAAGGTAAATTAGAGCCATAACCGGGCTCAAAATCTTCTGTTCCTACAGGAGTAGATAACAAATTTTTTATATGGTTTGTTATAGCTAAATTATTATCAATTAGTAAAGCTGAATGTGCGCGGTTTAATCCATAATCACAATCTACGTCTCTAAATTTAATTTTAGCTGGCGTAATAGTAGCTTTAACATTTGGTCTAGCACTATGTAATAACCAATCAGACATAGTATCAACCTTCAATAAGATATTTGATTTGATTTATCAGGTATCTGTGGCCTTTGTCTAGGAGACACACCACCGGCTTCTTCACCATTATTTAAATGAACTTCTTGTCCGTTTATATAAACCTTACCTTTACACGCAATATGTATATCGCCTTGAGCTACAAGATACATATCAGAAGCAGAAGCAATAGACTTAGTACCATCAGCGGAAGTATGCTCGGTAGTACCTGATTTATGAACATGATCTATAGTTTCTTTTTCAGAATTTACATTGTACCTATTACCAGCGTCATCGATTGTTCCTCTACTATGAGGATAATTTTCTTCATCTTTCAGCAATTCATTATCTTTATTCACATCATCTGTAGTAGGCGAACCGGAATATCTGGGATTATGAGGATCATTATCGTCTAAACGAAAATACACCTTGCTGTATAAAACAGGGACATTTACTGAACCTGCTCCAGCTCCAGCATTAGCTCTACCCTGTGTAGTATCTGGAATACACCACGGCAAATCTGAATCTTCAACGTTGCGATGTAATTGTGCACAACGTATTTTTACTCGTTGGCGCTTTTCAGGATCATTATTATCTATAACATACCCAACTAAATCGTTTTTCGCAAGTTTTGGTCTAAAGGTTTGCCCAATAGGAAGTAAACTAGGCATTATTTAATTCTCCTATTGTGGACCTTGAGTAGTTAATACTAATTTTTCCATAAATCTACCACCTATAATAGTTTTAGTTATGGCGGTAACTATGTATTTACCGGATAGATGTTTGGCTTCTTTACCGTTTCCAGAATTTAACGGTCTGAATGTTGGCGTATCTAATAATTCTAGTTTAGTAGGTATATCAGTAAGTACTTCTACATCAAAAGAATATGTAGAAAGTATTCTAGGATTTTGATGAATACCTTCATACCACTTTTCATGAGTATTGCCAGCCAAAGGCGCTAAAGCATTAATACGCATACCCAATGAACCTATAGTATCTTTTATTCCAGACATTATAGAAGTGGCGTTAGACATTAGTTTAACTGCGACATCGTTCCCTTCAAATATACTACCATCCATATTCATGCCTATAGATGTAGAGCCATAACCATGACTAGCATTAGGGGAATTAGCTTTAGCAGAAGTAACCCAATGTAATATATGATGCCCCCATTCTGGATTAGACGAAAGAGTCATACCGCCTCCAGCAATTAAAGAACTTAATTTCTTTAATCTTAATTTACCTGTATCAGTTATTGCCATTATTAATGCGTCACCGTCTCCTGCGAACGATCGTTGTAATAGATGATTAGCATAACCTACAAAAGGCAGCCTATTAGGCAACCATGTCATATCATCCATAGAATCGTCAGAATCTACAGATAAACCAACTTCTCCAGCTAATTGTTGAATAACCGAGGCAGCAGTACCTTTATAGGGTTTATCTACCATTTTTCTTAGCCAACCAATATTATCTAATATAGCATTAAATTCTATTACATTGCCAGAACCATACGGATGTACTTTTGGTGAACCTGAAACTATAAAATTTAATCCAGAATACATATGCTTGCCAGGATTACCTATAGATATTTGTATTTTATCACCATCGTTCATTAAAGCGTCTAAACTTTCTCCTGTAGTATCAGTAAATCCTATATGAAGTGAAGGCAATGCTTGTTGTACATTTGATACCAGATTAAAGCTCTTAATAGTAGTTACGTCGAGATTTAAATCTCTACCGTTAACCAGAACTTCTATTCCCCATATTCCTCGAACACCACGCATATTATTACCTAAATTATAATTGTTTTTCCAACACGACTTTCTACTTGCTCTTGTATTATAGCCGTAATAGATGTTGTATCAGGCAATAGTATAATTTCTTTATTAGGTATTTCATCTTGATGAATATATTTAGAACAAGCTAATATTAAATACCATAAAGAAGTCGTACCATATATTTTTTTACTAACTGTGGTTAATGCTTCTGAATTATGTGTATATTCTATGGTTCTAGGTAATTTAAGTAATTGAATAAATTTTGGATTACATGGGTTTATCCATGATTCTGAAGACTCTAGTATAGAAGAAAGTCTAAATGGTTTATATGTGCCAGTGGATAAAAAAGAATAAAGCTTCTCTATATTTTCTTTATTTTTAATGTCATCTTGAAAAAGCATAGTTTACCCCTCATATCCCATGGCGGCCATCCAATCTTTATGCCCATAAACAATAGGTGTTCTAAATACTAAATCAATTTGTCCACTAATAGGATAACCGCGATTATCTAATCTAGCATCAAATATGGCATTAGCGGATACAAGTATACAATTAATAAACATCATCATACGACCAATTTTTACGTGAATGCCATAACCGCCCTCGGAATCAGACCATAGGCCTACGTCCGGTCCGGGTGGAGCTAGTAATCCAAGTGAATTATGAACAGGGAATATAAGACTTTGCAATTTAACTATAGGCTCATATACATCTTTTAAACCACTGCGTTCAGCGTCAAATAAAACAGTAAGAGGTATCTCAACTGGAGACGTGCCGGTCCACATTTGGAAAGTTAAACCCTGTACTATAGGATTAAACCCTAATACATTTGTTACCGCTTCAGTAGCACCACCACCTAAAGGAGAAACTGCTGACCAAGCTTGCGCTATACTAGAAGGAAGTCGACTTTCCCAATCAGAAGACGTAGCGATATTAAGCTGTTCAGGCATATCTACTTGAATACCAAGATTATGCCCAGGACACCATATATCGATTAAATAATAAGGATTATCAGTTTTAGCTATCTTATAGCTACTATTTACGTCTGTAATTCTAGGAGTAGCCATGTTAATTACTCATATGATGATAAAGTAAAGGATACATTAATTCTGGGTCGGCGTAATGTGGTACAGATGTAGGATTAACTTCTACTGTTGAAGCGGGGTTAGTAGGAGCCGGGGTATTCATAGTAGGTACGTTTTGAGAAAAATCTACTGATGGGGGAATTGTAATACCGTCTGAAGCGGCTATAATAGCAGATTCGGGGTTAACATTAGGTCTAATCTTTTCTGCTGCTACATGGGCAACAGCAGATTCATGAGCACTATTAATACGGTCTTGTATAACTGATCCAGTAGCAGAATTTTGATATAATCCACTACCCAATCTATCTCCCTTTAAGGAAGCTTGACTCTTAGTACCATCAGGGTTATCAGAAGCAGTTGCTTTATTTATACCGAATATAGAACCTAATCCACTACCTTGAGAATAGTGAGAAACCATATCTTCATGAGATTTAGCACTGATTGATGCTATCTCAACTTGAATAGGTTTCATGCCAGGGCCTTGCGGTACTAATTCCGGCATAATTCCCTTCCTACCCGCTTTTAAAGCTGCTAATTGTGCGGGCGTAGTTCTACCACCATAATCCCAATAATTATTCTTTCTTTCCGACCAATGTTGATCTAGATGAATACCGCCTCTGCCAGAGCCATCTTGATTCATTTCTAAACCAACCCCGCCGTACTTATTAGCTAACCAATACTGTGATATTGGTGCCAATTCATCACCCTTTAATACCCTACCATCTGGTCCTTTAATGCGAACATCGGCGGCTTTTCCATCATCATGCCTAAATGACCCTGTACGCCTACGGCCTGTTTGTCCTCCACTATAAACTTCTACAGAGTATCCTTCACCATACACACTACTAACCGCAGTTTGTAACTTATTATTAAGCTCATCTGTAATAGCTTTGTTACGCGTAGCAGATTGATTCTGCATATTAACAGCGATCTGAGACGCAGAACCACCGCCCGGAATATCCTGTAATTTAGTAGATAATCCTATAGAATCAGGATTCATCAAACCAGCGTATAATGTAGGAGAAACAGTTTCTCCGCTTCCTGCTATAGCTTTACCTTGATTATAAAAGTTATTTCTGTTACTTATACCACCAGCCCTATATTTAGGATCGTCAATACGCCACTGAATATAATCTCTACCTATTTGATCCATAGCAGTATTAGGATCAACATTTTCACTGCTAAGATATTTAGCTAATTCAGGATTACTGTTACCTTTTCGTCCAACACCCTTTTCCATTTCATTTCGAAGGAATCTCGCTTGGGCGTCAAGAGAAGCCTGTGATTTAACTATGTTACCGCTAGAATCCAGTAAGCCTTGTTCTCCTAGATACTTCCTTAAATTTTCCCCTCGATTACCTTGCCAGCTTATAAATCCAGCGTTAACCGCTTTATTATGTGGGTCATAATGCGTTCCAAACATATATTTAGACTGAAAAGCATTTTCTCTGCCAACTTCACCAACTAATGCTAGCGAACCTTCATGAGAGAATCCAGCATTACGAAATGCGTCGTACGTCCCTTTTATTAAATCGCTTCTACTAGCATCTTCATATGTACGGTTAGGATCATTTCTACGCGACATTGCTGGCTTTGTAGACATTATTTGATTATAACTACCGGCGGAACCAGTAAATCCTTTAGGTGTATAATCGCTATAACCTACACCATCAAATGTTGACCAACCTTGAGAAGCTTTACTATCTCCTGGCTTTATAGATAACTTTCTATCTAATAATGGATTACCTGTTATAATTTGGTTTTTGGGTACGCCACCAATAGAATGAGAAGGATCATAACCTACGCTCTTACTGTGAGAATCGGGTAAAGCGGGAGCTTTTAATACGGGTGATGGCCCTATATTATGTCCTTGATCGCCAGGTATACCCATACTCTGACCTGGCAATAATCCATTTAATCTATCTAAATCTAGTTTCCTACCTTCTCTATGATCTAATTCTAATTTCTTAAAATTAGTATCTAAATTCTTAGATAATGCTTCAGTTTGTTCATCTAATTTTTCAGTAATTGGATTAAATAATTTATCATATACTCTACTCCAACTACTACCTATTTCGTTACCCGCAGCACCTAATAACCCCCTACGGCCTAGATTAGTTTTGTATCCAGCTTTTCCAGTCGCCCAATCTATAATTGACCCTAATCCATGATCGTAATCTTCAAATAATTGTGAGAAATTTGTAGCCGCCCCCGGCCCTAAAGCTGCTCCAGAACTGGCTAATGATTTACTAGCTTGACCAAAGGTTATAAAGTCTAAAATTGACCCAATGGTAGACCCTTGAGCGGCAGTAATTTTATTACCTAATCCTAAATTTTTAGTAGTTTTTAATTCAGACTTAGGGTCTATGGTCATTAAATTATAAGCCCCTAAACCTAAAGCTCCTACTGCCCCCGCCTTACCTAATCCAGCCTTCATTATCGCCGGCGCAAATTTTGTACCTACTGCCAGTCCACCTCGACCTAATGATAGCGCACCTCTACCAACCATACCCGCACCTCTGGTAAGCACGGATAGAGTTGATGTAAATATACCTGATAATCCAGCAACTATACCAGCGACACCAGCTAAACCAGTCTTTACAAGTCCGGCGGAACTAGAAGCAGCGGATTTAGCTATAGTAGAAGATGCTCCTTTTAACCCCGCTCCGGTTGAATCAAAAATACCAGTAATAGAACGTCGGGCAGTACCTCCCCAGCGACGCATAGATTTATGTATGGCATCTTGAGTATGTTTAGTCTGAAGTTGAGTTACTTTTCTTTGTCTAAGTTCATGCGCATTTTGACGAATACGCTCTGCTCTATCCATTCTAGCTTGTCTAGAACGTTCTACTCTAGCTTCAGAACGCCTCTTAGCCTCATCTCTTTGATAATTTCTATCATCAAAGGTAGAAGCTCTGGCTCTCCTATCTTGACGACGTTGGGTTCTACCCATACGTCCTCGCATACCCGATCCGTCACAACAACAGTAAGAGTGCATACCTCTAGCACCATTACTATTGCGCTTCATAAAATCTTCAAATTTCTTTAATGCATTTGGTATTACATTTGGTTTGAATATCTTTAATAATTGATACCCATAGAAACCATATCGTACTAATTTCAAAAGATTACCAGTAAAAGTCTCACTGGCCATCACTTTGGTATGCTTGGCGATATGCTTAAGATGTTCTTCCGAATTTAACGCGGATTTTAATAAATGAGCTTGAAAAACCCTAGTAGATTCATCAAGCCTATCTATCTTATTCTTGGTTTGCTTTACTTCGACCGATTCTTTATAAGCGGCAGCCCGTTCTTCGGTAGAAGACCTACCGTTCATTAAGTCTTTTATTCGATCGCTGTATAAACCATTAGCAGTAGCCATATTCTATCGCCTTTTTAATATAGCTTGCATCATTTGAGCTTGTTGTTTCATCATCTGTCCAATAGCATCTACTAATACCTTCATATTACCCATGTGTTTAACAGGAAAAGGATCAATACTATCAGAGTTTCTGCTGTCCATAACTAGTTTTTGATAATGGTGGAAAAATTTAATAGCCGGATCACTATTTTGTATATGTATTCCTCTATATTTTGCTAAATCATAACATATGTCTAACAAAAATATAGGATCATACAGAGGGAAAGAAATCAGTCGAGGTAATAGACACCTCAACTACCTCCTCTTTAGCTTCAACCTTCTCACCCTTATCAAGCTTATCCTGTATTTCATTTGCTTCGTTTTCTAACTCTTCCGCTAACGATAGAAAAGTAAGTATCTGCTCATCAAATTCAGAAGAATGTGCTACTGTAGGTATATTAACTACTCGCTCGCGTATTTCTTTAGCTTTATTTCTAAAGAATTTAATTGCGTCTTCTGGTTTAAATTTAGGGTCTTTAAACCTTACTGATTCTACTACGCCATGAGAAATCAACTCTGAAAAAGATTCAATTTCCGGTATAGCGGCTAATCCTAACTCATCATTAATCTTATCAATTTTCTTTTGCGCATAGTCTTCGTAGTCATCGTCTTCATCTTTTGGAAGATACACATATTGAGCATATTCAAGCAGATATCTAACATCCTCCGAAACACTATCCCCAAATAAAAGCTCCATGTCTCGTACACGAGGAAAAGTATAACCCTTAGCCTTCCATTCTTCATATTCTTTCTTGGACATTTCCAGTTCTTTAATATCCAATTCCGACTGTCTAACAGTAATATCCACAGCATTACCGTATCTAGAAGTATACTTAAATTTCAAAGGAGACTTAGGATAACTGTTATCGCGAATCCAATACATAATAAAAGTAAGATCAGGGGGCGTAAGGTCACGAATATCGACCGATATACACGCATTTAGAGCATCCAATAGCATTGTATAGGATTTATTAACATTCGCCGCATGAATTTTGCCAAGCATAACAAATTCTAGCGGTCTAAGAAATACTTCTTTGAAATCGTAAGGAATACAGTGAGACGGAAGCTCTTGTCTAACCCATTCATCGCTTAACTTAGAGGTAGCCTTAGCTTCAGGTATCTCGTTGTCTTCTAATGCTTTAGGTTGAATTACATATACTTCTTCTGGCTGGTCTTCTTCTGGTAAATCCGCTAGAGGACTAGCATATTTCTTCTTATTTTCCATCTCTGTAAATGGATTTTTAGGCGTATTTTCAGGCTCTGGTCGTGATATAGAGGCCTTACTAGGAGAATCAATAGTAAAATCATCTTCTACAGGGAATCGCTTCATGATGATTATTTCCTTATATTTGTTAGTATTTTGTTATTATTAATCTTGTTGATCTACGCCATCTACACTAAATAGACAAGCAGTTTGTATTCGTCCTTCTTCGTCTTCATGTGTTAGATTATAAGGTATTTTATCAGTAGGCCAGCATCCACGTATATGATAAGTCAATATAGGGGAATTAGATGTAAGGCTATACATATACGCATACATAGATTTCTTGTATTCAGAAGGTAATCCAAATGTACCATTAGACCTATAGATTTGTTTACGCCAATTATTTAACCATCTGGTAACTTGAAAATCATGGGTTTCATAAAAAACTACAGTAACGCCATCTATATCTCTAAAATCAGGATAAAAGCGTTGAGTACCTTGAAAATGTCTTCCTTTAGGTTGGTTTTTATCAAAAGGAAGCTCTACTGTTTCTGCTATACAATGATAGGGGCCTTCTACATCTGGTACAGATAAAAACCATCTACTAACTAGGGCGGGGTCTTTTATGTTAATAGCGCTAGTGAAGTTTAACACTTTAACCTCTCATAGCATTATACAAATCATTTACATTTCCAGATGTACCATCAATATCTACTTGATCCACATTAAATGTAACTTGAAATTCAACAGGATTAGAATTATCAGAGGTAGCTTCTGGAAACGTAATAACAACGGGGAACATATTTATTAATTTTGCTTCAAAAGCGTATTCACCTACTGTATTAACCATTTTAAAAATACCATCAGCGGCATATTGTTGTTTTAATAAAGAAGTACCATCCGCTGGATTTCTTACTAATTTATACCAAGAGAATATTGATTTAATGTTGTCTCCGGTACTTAGCTCATAGAAACTACAATTCAATGTATTATCAAAAGCGAGACCGCCTCTAAATCCTATGTTGTGACCTAGTAATTTGGCCCTAACATGACCAACGCCCACAGTGGGCAAAGTCACTTGAGTATTAGATAACATTAGATTTTTAGCATTTATAACTGATATGCTAGGAAAATAGAGTTCATGCCTACCTCCACCTAATATATCCGGTAATGAATTTAATTCTGAAAATTTTACAGCCATAGCACAAATAAAAACCCGTGGAAGTTATCCTAAAAAGAATTAACTTCCACGGGTTTGATTTTTACTAAATTATAATTTAATGTTATCTTACTGGCGTATTATTCGCAATAAGTCTGTCATACGAGAACATCGCTGGAATCAGCATAGGAGTAGAGTTGGAACCATCCAACGTAACATCGGAAATTTCCTGAATAAAGAAATTTTCCATACGTAGAGTATTCGCCACAGCTCCCGTCGTATTGTAGATAACCAATGAAGCGGTAGTAGAATAAGTATTCTTATACGCTCCTGAATTACCCGAATCGGTTCCAGCGATAAATTCATGCCAGTTATTAAGGATAGTCCACGACTCAAGGAACGAACCTTCAATATAAGTAACAGAAAGCTGTCGAGGATACATCTTACGGCCACGGAATTTTAGGACGTGCCCATGAAGAAGTGATTCAAATGCTTCGTTACTATACCCCGGAACCTGTGCCTGCTGGCAACGAAGAGTAAGCTCTTGAGTTGATCCACCCAACGGAATGTTAGGTATAATAAGTTCAAACGCTTCCGCACTAATAGTATCGGAAAGATTATTTAACTGTGTAAATGAAACGCGTGCCATAATATTTTGCCTTCGCTATTTAACCTGTGGTTTATTCCAAAGGCTTAATGATTAACTAAGCTGATCGATTAGTTCTTCAAAATTCGCTCCAGTTCTAGTAAGAATGGCACGAACATGAATACCCTTAATAACCTGAACAATCTTTAGGTAAACATCGTAAGCTAACTGTTCAGCGTCAATAACGTCTGGTGTATTGTTGCGGCTATCGCAAACAATACGGTAGTCATAAAGACCGCCCATACCATCTCCACGAGTCATTGGGCGAAGTAATGTATGACCTAATTCCGTAGCCTGAATACGAGTCCATTCAGTATTAGGGTCGAACAATACGTAATCAAGACCATCAGCAAGTCCAACCTTGATACGATTAAGAATACGTCTTGCATGTACCGATGAAAGGACAGTCTTTTTACTCTGTAAGGTTTCTTCACCCATAACAACCGGGCCAACCTTTGGACGATCCTTAATAACGTTGATACCAATTGGGAAAAGTAGTTCTTCCTGTGGATCAGTATAAATATGACGAAGACCAACAGCAAGAGTTACTTTACCGCGATTAAGACCTGCTGGAGCACCAATATTCTGTGTTAAACGATCAGAATACGCGTAAGTAGCACCAACGGGACCGGACGGCGGAATATACCTACGTTCTGCGGTATTGATATCTTCGATTTCTACATCCGGTGTATACATAGCGCCATAGGTAGAATCAATATCAAGCTCAAACATACGATAATCACGAAGATCTTGGGCGTGCTGTCTATCAGACGGAGCATCAAGAATAGCAATACAATCGGACCTACGTTCTGCTAAAGCAACCATTTCCTTCTGTACAGAAATAGCAGTATATCCCGCATTAAGAAGAACATCGACAGGATACTGAACTCGATCTTCAATATCTAGCCAACCCTGTCTAACTTCTGCGGAAGTAACAGATAAACCATCATCGCCATTACGAAGATAACGGACTGTAGTAGGCACAGTAATAGGAGTACCAAACTCATCGTATAAACTATCCGTAAACGATTCCGCTGTCTGTAAGACACGAATATTTAGAGAACGAGTAGAAGCTCTATTAACTACATGCTCAATATTCTGCTGATACCCCATAGAATTAAGCTGTCTACGGAGAGAGACAGTGAATGTTTCAACAGGAAGGTTAAGATTACTACGCTCATACACACGCAGACGGAATGAATGATCTGGATCAACACCCGTCATTACAGACGTAACAACCGAGGCTACCTGAGTAGCACCTCCTGTAACTGCTAAATTATCAAATACTACTGTATTATTACCTGGCTTTTTAGCAATAATAAGTATCGATCTATCATTATTAGACGCGCCAGGCACAGATTCTACTTCTGCGGATTCAATGTCAGGATTAGAATCTAAGGCAGCCGCAAAATCTGCTAAAGTTGTATCGGAATTAGTAGTGTATACGGTACTAACAGCGGTTCCGTTTACATTAACGGATATAGCATTACCGTTAATTAACGGACCCGCAATGGTAAGACGAAAACGCTGACGAACGCCAGGATCGATATTATCGATTACGATACCATAGTTATTTGCCCATTTACCGGGATTTTCAGCAAAAACATCGAATAAATGAGCATTCTCGATTATATCAGTATTTGCTTGGGTAGTTCCAAGTGTAACTTCATAATCAGAAAATTCAATAGTCATAGTCTTGGCGATACGTACCAAGATAGTATGTGGGTCTAAAACAGTCGCTGAGCTACCAACGCCAAATGAGTTTAAAGTGACCTGAACAGCAGCCGCAAAGGCCGACCAAGTGTTTGTATGAGAAATAGCGTATGTAGTAGTAGCTGTTTCAACCGTATTACCGTCAGTAATATCCAGAGATATTACATTTGCTGTAACAAGATCGTCGTCAACAGTTATAAGATAATACGATTCTAAGCCTTCTGCATCATAACCATTGTCTGTGCCTGGACCATCCACAAAGAATAACGAATTGTTAACATTATCTTTAAGAACGGATAATTTAGAATATTTAGCATCTTTTGTAACTCGATTAACAAGGAGCTGCTTACTCTGAGTCATAAAAGATGTAGCGGTATCATGGCCAAATCCAATAGTAGGATCAGCTACTAATCCATATAAACGCCGAAAATCTTCATCAAGACCGCTCTGATAAGTAGGCTTAACAGGACCACGCTCGAAAGCACCAACAATAGCTCCAGTAGTTCCTTCAATTACTGTAACTCTCTGTGTAAGATCGAGGGTGGTAATTTTAACTGATGGCCTAAGAAAAATAGGTAAGCCAGTCATTATTGTATACCTCTAGGTTTAAACTATCAACGAAACATGTTGTAAATTACTTTTTCTTCTTATCGTCCCATTTATCTTCAGCTTTATCTTCTACCTTAACAACAGGCTTAGGCGGATTCTCAATAATACCAACCCTAATAAGGTCCTTAACACTAGGAGAAATAGATTTAAAGTATGTAGAAGATGGCACACTGGTAAGTAAAGACGAATTTATTTTAACGATCCCATGGGCCGGAACTACCAATTCCTCGTTATCCTTTAGAGGGATATTTTTAGAAATAGGCATCTTGTTCTTAACGACATAAATCGGAAATTCTTCAATAAGAGATTCAAACGGAGTTTTCATTTAATATTTCTCCTAAATAGCTAAACAACGAGATACGATATAGTCGCTGGCAGCGTTATTGGGTTATTAGCGGGATTAGTAATTGTAACTTCACCCTCAAATGGTAGAACCACCAAAGATTCCTTCACAAGAATCTCAAATTCTTCATTCGCTGTGTTCTTAAACTGAATTAGTATTTGAGGACTTACACTACAAATAAACAGCTTATTTACAGTAAGTTCAACAGGTGAATCTCCCGGTAACATTGATTCTTTAGATAAAGAATGAAAATTTATATCAGCAAGCGAAAAGGAAGAATCCATAAGGACGGTCTTCCTTCGCTTATCAGTAGAAGTTGTGACTAAAGAAGTAACTATGGCTGGCATGGGAAATTATCCCCTGAATTTAGCGGATTCTTTATTAAAATAATCTGTGTAATTAATAGTTTGCGAAAGGTCCATATATGGACTACCTTTAAAAAATACTTCTTCATTATCTGCTTCTGTAGTATTGAATACTATGTTACGAATCATTCTATGCTCTTCTACATATCCAAGATATGTTTTTAGAATAATTACAAATTCATATTCATAATATTCACCGGCATCATCGGAGGTTTCTACCATAGATATAGAATTGTCTATGGTAATAGAGGTTTCTACTACAAAACCTTCTTCGCCTTTCATTACAAATCCGACTCTAGGAGCGTTATATAGAAGGATATGAGCTAGGGAAATCATATCGTCCATACTATCAGACTTGAAATAAAAGCCTAAACCTACACGTATTCTGCGTAAGTCTTCCATTGTAAATTTGCCGGTAGTCACGTCTCTTTTTGTTATATAACCTTTAGTAGCCCTATTCTTTTTAAGGGCTCCTAGTTCTTCATCAAGAGACATTTCCACTATAGCGGAATTTAATAATGGGTATTGTACCTTAGTTTTATCTTTAGCGTAAGTTTCTCTATCTAAGGAAGCTTCTAGCTGCCTAAGATACCTTCTATTACCAACCATTTTTCCAGTAAGCGGACGCTCGTTATCTAACGACCATTCTTTATTAATCCAGGCTAATACCTGTTTTAATGAAAAATTAAGTATACCGCTTTTCTTTCTATGGTCAGACATATTAAACCTAAACAAACATCTTGGAGATCATATCATGAAAGGTTTGCCTAGCAACATCTTCAGACATGGCTGTTTCATTATCTAATAAAGCATCTAAATTAGTAGTATCTTCGTCTACTTCTTCATCATTGAAACAAGCATTCTCAAGAATATTTTCTACTGGAATACCGTCATTTACAGTAACAATCTGTAAGCTATCCTCTATATCTTGAGGTTCCATATTCTGAAGTTCGTCGAGAGCTATTTCCATCATATTCATGGCAATATCGCGATTATCCTGCTTACAGGAATCACACGCAGCAACCAACATAGCCTTTACTTTATTAAGATTAACAGTCATGTTCCCTATCCCTAGCACAAATAAAGGGTGGGAGAATAATCTCCCACCCTATTATCAATGAAATTAGTTACGCTTACCACGAGCAACCGCTTTCGCATTACCGAGAGTAGCCGAAATAACTTCATTAAGCGACCAACCACGAGCAGGAACAAACTTTTCATACTCATCAATTGGGGTAGCATTAACAGGACCGCGATCCGTATACGCACCAAGGAACTCTGGGCTACCGCAGACGAAGAACTCACCGCGCTCCAGAACCTGAAGGTTACGATCACGATAACCATCAGTAATGATAGACATGCCGAGAAGATTACCGATACGGCCAGTCTTGATGATTTCCCACTTAGTAACCGGATCAAACCACTGCGAGAAATTCGAACCACCGATAGCGTCATTGATAAGATCAATGGCTGCAATACAAGTGGTAGCAGGAATACGCCAACGATCAACGTTTTCCTTAACCGCAACGAGATTGGTCTGAGACCAAGTACCGTTGAAGTAGGTAACATCGTTATAAATACCATCAGCGGTACGCATCATACCAGTAACGTGCTTATCTTCCTGAACAAAAATCTGTTCAAGACCTTGGAAATACTTTTCCTCAAGAACGTCGCTATTACCCTGATGAATTTCAATCAGTTCAACGCGAGGAGTAGCAGTGACATAGAACTCCTCTGCAAAGAGATATGTGTCACGAACATACTGCGGGTAAATCATGCCAACGCCGCGCGAACGGACGGCAGTAACATGACGTTCCTTAATACGAACGCGAGGAACCGATCCTTCCTGAACGTCGCCACGGAAGAAGACAGTACGCATGAAACCTTCACGTTCCAGACGAACATCGATATCCGCAGCAATAGCCGAACCAAGTTCCGCCCATTCCTTAGAATCATGAATTGCTTCACGGATAGCAGAAGCACGTTCAGCACGCAGAGCCGAACGGTCATGACGGCGACCGTCATCATCGAACACTTCGCCGTCCTGAATCATGCCAGCAATTTCAATGAGGCGATTCATGAGTTCCTGTTTCGAACCGGCATTGATCTCACCATTACGGCCAACGATCATGTCATTGGAACCGCGGAACCTTGATTCTAAAACCGGAGTAGGATGCTTGTTAATACGCATTATTTCAAATCCTTTTTAAAAAGAACTATTACTCGGTGATATAAAGACCGAGGAACGAATCTTCCGACGACGGAACACTAATAACCTTACAGCCAGTGCTTGTACCGCTCGCCGAAGTAAGAGTAAACAAACCGTTAGCGCCGATGTAAACCGGAGTAGCGGCAGTCCATCCATTCCAGTTAGAGGAAAGGTCATACATAGTAGTATAAGCCATACCAGTGTTCATAACACCGATAGTGCCAATGTCCGAAACATTATGCGAACCATTCTGGTGGAAGTTGTACTTCATGATGGCTTCTTGGAAGGTGATCGCGTAATTGTAACCAACTTCAATAACTTCGCCAGCTAGAGTCGAATTAACCGTAATGACTCCATTCGAAATGGAGTATTCAGTAGCGTTCGTCGGGTTACCCGCAGTCAACGTAGTACGAGCACCGCCAGCAGCCACATGAACTACACGAATGGTGTTACCCTGCATGGCCTTGCTAAGAGTAATGGTATACGGAGACGTCGCACGAACAACGAGGGTTTCGAAATAAGGAACGACAGTAGGAGTAGCAGCACGACCAACGGCAACGCCCGCAAACGCTTCGTTACCACCACCAACAGAGGGGCGAAGACCACCTTCACCACCATCGAGCTGCCAAACCAGCGCACTACCTTCTTCGATCGACGAAACCGCCGAATGAGTCCTGTGAACATAGTGTTCAACGAGCTTTGACCTGTTAATATCTAACATTTCATATTTTCCTTTTGTAAATGGAATGTATTAACGAAAGAGCCTGGAGTATTTATTAACCGCTGGCTTCTTAGTTTCTGTACGTCCAATAAACTCCGCTGTTTCAACTGTTGACACTGGTGGAACATAGGCAGCCGTTTCAGTACGATCCTCATCAATACTACCGATGAACTCCGACTTGGAAACGGTTTCTGCAATACCCTTGATATAATCTTCAGACTTGGAGGAAAGTTCCTTAGCCTTTTCCACACCAGCCTTAATATAACCATGGGAATGTTTAGCAAGAGCGCGACGAACTTCACGCTGCGCATTCTTAACACCATTGCGGGCAAGAAGCGAAGCAAGTTCACTGGCAAGTTCGTTATCACAATCAAACAAGCCTTTGTTGATACCAACAAAAGAAAGTTCGATTAAACGAGCCATATCATTAATAGACGACTTGACTTTTTCCTCCGCCTGAATGTTAATAGAGGCGGTTTCTCTTTCAAGTCGCTTATTATAAAGATCGCCAACCTTCACCTTAAAAGTAACAGGGGTGTATCCATAAGCAGCCAATTCAGAAGATGTCTGATTATCGCGGTTCAAATTAAAGACTGGCTTGAACGCCGCAACAAGTTTAGACCCGTCATCAAACAGAGGGGCCGCCTTTTCCGAAGCTCTAAGGCGACGGAGAGTACCGACATGCGTACCGCCGACAAACGCGGCGATTTCACTATTGTCAGTAGTAAGGGTAACAAGCTTAAGATTAGCTTCCTCGTCAGCGATCGCCATAGCAGGAATTTCCTGTACAGCGCCTTCATTGATCGCTTCAGCAGTAGGTTCTTCAACAACAGAGGTTTCAACAGGAGTCGCCTCCTGTTCTACAACCTCAGCAACAGGTTCTGTAACTTCTTCCGAAGCCGCTTCAGCAGTAGGTTCGTCGTCAAGGGTTCCATCCATGACTTCTTCAACGGCTTCATTTTCGTCAGCTTCGTCGTCATTGAAGATTTCTTCTTCATCTTCTTCTGAATATTCTTCATCGTCAGAGTTCAAAGAATCATCAACTGACTCAAATTCATCTTCAGTAGACGAATTATCTTCCGCCGTTTCATTTTCCATATAATGAAAAACAGTTTCCTTACCAGTAATCGGGCAATAAGCGGTTTCACCGCCTAGAGCAAAGGCGAGATCAGGATCAACACCAATAACAACATCGGTATCGGTCTTCATAGCAATCAGATTATCAAGCTGATTGAATGTTTCGCCTTCACATTCCTGCTGGGACTTTTCAATATAAGGAAGAGCATCGCCAGTAACAGGATTATAAATCTTATCCATATTGGAAACAAGATTCAAACCATTGCCATCCGAGAAAGCGCGGATAACCGTCTTCCTGCTAGCGACCTCACCCTTGGAAAGAAACATCATAATAGGAGACGTGCATTCTTTGATCGTCTCCGCAAGTTCAAGAAATTTCTTTGGCATAAATTTGCCTCCAAAATGAGGGGTTACATGTGAAATCGGTACGATGTACAAAGTTCTAACCGTGTATCACCATATAAGAATTACGAAAACCAGCATTTGGTTACAATATACGGGATAATGGGGTAGGCTCTAGTGTTCCCAAAATACAAAAACACGCACAAAAATACCCCGGTAGGAGATTCCTACCGGGGTTGGCATTAATTAGTAATTGTAGAGCGAAGGTTATCTCCAGATAATAACTAGATTTTATTAAACCTTTTTCATATCAAATATATGACTGGTAACTGCCGATGACCAGGCAGGAACAGTAACCGATGAAACCTCAAAACCTTCAATACCTACTCTAGCTAAAAGATAACTAGGAAGATACCCATATTTAGTTTCATAGAATTTAGGTTTACCTCTAATTACGTGTCCACATTCAGTATTAAGTTTACCACGTTTTGATAAAGCACCACAAATAGAACATTCATATTGAGACACGAAGGCGCCCATCGAATATGATTTGCGCTGACCCGTAAGAATACCTTGCGCTAATGCGTAATCTTTGGTACGATCAAAACCACAAAGAGCTACAACCTTAAATAAATTACCTTTTGCATTATTAAGCTTAGACATATAGGTATCAAATACAATACCTTTGGCCTCTTCTACTTTAAAATGATTATGTTCAGCATAACAAGGTTTCCCGCTCCAAGTTTTATAATTAAGTCTGCCTTGGATAGGATTAAAACCAATCAAGGTTTCATGCGGAAATGCCACACTATTTCGATTAGGCAGATCACTAGGCATTATAATAACCGGGACTACAACGTAGTCCTTTATATTAGGGGATATATTATATACCTCTGATGCCATAGGCAGCCAAGATTGAACTTCCAGATGCTTAGCTATATCTGGATTCTTGTGAACATCGATAGGATTTTCAGTACCAAAAGAAGCTGACTCAATAAGCCCGACCTTCTCTCTATCTCTATTAAGAGTATCGTTCGTACTAGCTGATAAAGCTTTCGTAATTAGATTTTGAAGATCAGGCATGCTACTACAACCTATATTTAGATTTAAATTCATTAACTGGTAAAATCTCTACGCCTAAATCTCTAGCTTTAGTTATCTTTGTAGAGGAATCTAAAGCCGATTTCACTATAACAGCGGTAGTATTTTTTGTAATACTACCAGTTACAGTTCCGCCGTTCTTTTTAATTTCTTCTTCAAGACTACGTTCACGAAATTTGGTAAATACAAAAGACATACCAGATAGTTTACCAGATTCTATCTTATATGACTGATCTTTTATCTTTAATCCAAGATCATCAACCAATTTCGTATATTTACCTAAATATTTAGCAAACTGAGTGGCGGACGATTCAGAAAACCCCGGTAATCTACTTATTTTTTGAATTAACTTTTTAGAATCTACACGTATTAACTGTTTATATGGAATAGCAGCTAAAATTTTATCAAATCGGGTATCCGTAAAACCCGACGGCCATATATGACTAGCCCACATTAATTTCCCATGTGAAAGAGTTTTTATCGCTTTCTGAATACCAAAATATAGTTTTTCAGAATTAGCATTACCAACGCCTATTTCTAAAAAATCCTCTTTATCAGCTAACAAAATATCTGCAAGGCTGTAATCATTCTCTATAAGTACTTTAGCCGTTGCGGAACGAATACCATCGAATCCTAAAATACGGAAAGCTTCAGTTAGTTGTTTAACATTAATATGAGCTTTATCCGATTTACTTAAATTAGCCGGTTGTATATCTACCTTAGTAGAGTTCCATATATAATTCTTAGGGAATGATGGCTTAGATTTCTTAACAACCCCCATTATTCTCGGTATAACATCCCCAGCGCGTGTAAGTTCTACTATAGCGCCCGGACCTATACCTAAATCTTTAACTGCTTTAGCATTATGTGCAGTTACACGTTGTACAGATACTCCACTTAATTGAACAGGCTTATCAAGAATAACAACGGGTTTATAAACACCATGTTTACTAAGTTGCCATTTAATCTCTTTAACAACAGCTTCTACATGAGGAGCGTTAACTTTGAACGAAATGCGAGCGCCAGTCTTATTATCAATAAGGACTAACCCATCAATGTCATAGATTTTAGTTTTATGTTCTTTAAGATACTTGGTTAATTGTGAAATAGTAGGTTTGGTGAATTGTTTGGTAGGGGCGGTTAAAAACTTACGAGACTTTAGTTTTATTCTAGCTTCTTTCCATTTAGTAGGAGGATTAATTAATTCGTGCGCTACAAAATCAATTGTTTTAGCTATTCGAGTATTAATTTTATCAGAATTAGCTACACCAGATACCGTATTTCGCGGATTCTTAAATTCTTTGCTAAGCTTAGAATTAAAATCACTAAGCTTAAGCATTAATTCACCACGAACAGCTTCTTTCCTATTTAACTTACCTACACCCTTTATATATTTAAGTAATGGCGTAATGTCTTGACCAACAGAACCATTACCTCTAGTATATAATTTGATTACACCATTTTCGTTAATTATTAGGGCCGATACACCATCTAGCTTATATAGCACAGAAAAATCGCCCGAAGACGCCTGTAAGAAGGACTCCGCGCCTCTATCTGGATAAATTTTATCCAAAGACGGCATATAATAAGGTAGTTTGACCTTCTTACCCGTCTTTGGCTTATTTCCAACTCTCTTTAAATAAGGATGATCTGGTACATGATCTTCTATAAAGCGTCGAACCTTATCATAGCGTTCATCTGAAACCAAAGGTTTTCCACTATTATAATAGTGGTCATCCCACCGCTTCAACTTAGCTATGAGCTTTTTTATCTTTTCATCGTCTTTAGTATACTTAGGCATCGACCTTCTCAAGCGCCATTTTGGAAACTATAAGTTCGTATATTTTACCAGTTTTCCCCTTCCAAGCTACAACTACTAATTTATGCGTAACTATATCCACTACAAGTAGTGGAATAGGCATACATCGTATACGAACCTTGTCCCCAAACCTTATCATCATACATACTATTTACGATGGATATGGGTTATTATGTAATGACATGGCGTAACCAGTCATAGCCGCATCCATTAAATCATCGGTATAATAGGCGGTAGCTTCTCTACCATGCTTGTAATTAACTCTATACTCATCAGTATTAGAAAGCCTAGTAATGGTCAGGCCCATTTCTCTAAGCTCTTTCTCAACTTCCTTAAATTTCTTATTGGCTAACTTTGCTTTAAATGCGTTCATGTTAACTACGTTGGAGGCAGTTTCATTAATATAACGTATATAATTCATTATTTATCTCCGTATATAGCTTGATAACCTTCGTACCAGTAGGTCTTAACCAGCTCTTGTTCTTTTAAAGTAAGCTTATGCTTGGAATCATTTTTAAATAGAATACCCAATACCATTGGTATATATTTTGTGAGTACAGCGTTATTAAAATTAATCCTTTTTAAAAAATCTATTATATCTGCTTTAGTTAAATGCAAACGCCCTTCTATAATTCTAAAAATATCTTCTAAATAGTCTTCTGTTATGTATATCCAGTGTATAATATCAGAATATCGTACCTTATCCATAAGGTATATAAACTTAACAGAATGAGCTATTCTATAAAAAATCTTCCTCAGCTCTTCTACAAACTTAGGCTGCTTTTCCAATAAGTCCACCCAATTAATTTCGTTATCTTTATAGTCCATAAATTGATGGGCTTCGTCTTCGGAAGTGTCAAACCAAAATTGATATTTCTTACCAGTTTTCTTATCTAGAACTATGTATAAAGGACCTTCACGATTATATACATCGAAGGCGTTATTTTCATCCGCTCTAGCAGTACACCATTTAGTATTAATTCCGAAATAGCAGGAGGCTTCTTTAGTATAGGGTATAACTACTTCTACTGTAGATGATTCATACAATTTCTTTGCAGCTTTATTCTTAAAGAACGATTCATCCTGCTCTTTAGTACGTCCGGCGGCTTCCTGATATTGATTTACTACATCAAATAATTCATCGTCATTCTTAATACGATTAATATCTTTATGCTCGTAGCGTAATTTATTCATACGCTTTAATTTATCATAAGTCAATAGAGAAGCGGTTAGAGTAGGTAAATCTTGTTTAAATAAATAAAAAGATTTATTAGACCATTTGAGTATACCTTTAGTAATTATCCACTGTAAATATTGCTTGTTTTTAGTAGGATCAGCGTTGAGTATAAGCTTCCATATAAGGTCTCTATTTCTATCCGACGTTTCTACAAGATTACCGTATTTTTTGGATAAAATTTCCCATTTTTCTCGTAATATAGCTAATTTATCTTCTCTTGAAGCTTTCTCAAGATATCGAATATACCGCATAGTAATTACCTAGATTATCTGACCGCGACCACGGCCGGAACGGTCGTATTCTAAATCTGGTGTAGTAGTTTCATATTCAACAAATACACGAGTTACAGGCTTAACATACTCGATACGATCTATTCTAGCGTAAAAACCGCTTTTAACTTCCGTATGATAAGAAGTAGCCATCTTTTTAGTAGAAGTATTTTGTCTGCGCCAAGGCTTAGACACCTTAATCTTTTCGTCTTTAATAAACTTCAAAGCAACATTCATAAATCTACCATCAGGATCAGGTATTTCAAATTTAGCCGTAAAGGTTTTTACTTTGGTTTGATGGGCGTTAGGGTAGTCGCCATCATAAAACCCCTTCTTAACGTATCTTCGCGTACTATCGTCTTCTGTATCAGCTAATACTTTAAAACCATTAGACAATAGGTGCTCTTTGAATCTAATAAACCTATTACCTTTAGGCGCAGCCGTTTCAATATATCGAATATAATTCATCAATCTGTCGCCTTCTTAGGAAGCCATTTAGGTTGACGGAGACCCTGCGCTTTAAACCATTCTGCCAGAGGTTGAGGTTCGGGAAATCTACGTAGTTTACCGTAAACAGTCATTAGAAGCTCTTTCATAGATAGGACTTTAAATTGACTAATGAAGAATTAAGAAAATTAATAGGTACTAAATATAAAACTAAACGCTCAGGTGTATGCAAAATAATTGATGTAATAACTATAAAATCAGGTAATAGGAATAGATCTAGAATAGTATTAAAATTTTTAAAAACAGGATACATAAAAGTAACTACATATAGACAATTGATTGATGATGGTACTCATGGTGGGGTTTCTGATCCGTACTATCCTCGTGTTTGTGGGGTAGGTTTTATAGGCGAAGGTGATTATAATACTTCTTCCCATAGAAGGCTTTATGGATTGTGGCTATCTATGTTGAATAGAGCTTACAAACACCCTTCTTATACAGAAATATCCGTTTGCTCAAGGTGGCTAAATTTTCAAAATTTCGCAAAAGATATACAAAAGAAACGTAATTGGAATACTCCTAATTTTGAATTAGATAAAGATTTAAGAGTTTTCAATTGTAAAATATATTCTCCTAAAACTACATCTTTCGTACCTAGAATTTTAAATGCTATGTGTAGGCAAGGTGGTAGAGGCTATTCTTATACAGACTGGGGTTATAGAGTAGTAACAACTATAAATAATAAACCAAAAAGTTTTGGGACATTTAAAACAAAAAAGAAAGCAAAACAAGTTTATATAAAAGTTAGAGCGGAGGCTATTTATAACGTGGCATTAAAGTATAAAACTCAATTACATAAGGAAGTTCGAGCTAATCTCTTAGATCGAGAAAAGCTCGAAATTTGGTTACGTACTAAGCGCTAATCCTTAGCTGTTGTAGGCACCCAGCGAGGCACACGAAGTCCTTGATCTTTAAACCATTTTATTAGATATGGCGTCTCAACGTATGACTTGACCGTTGTTCTCCAAAGCGTAGCCCCTGTACCGGATTTATGCCCCAATAGAATAGCGATAGGGGTAAGAATCTTCTCGATAATAAACTGCTCACCTTCCTTCTGCGACCTAGAAAGATTACCAGAAGCCTTTACAGAAAGATTAAATTTCTCTTTCTTCAATAGATCAAGCATAAGATTAGTACCACGAACACGACGCATCTTATGTGGCCCGGCAGGGTATCCAGATTCTTTAAGGTACTGAATGTACGCAGCATATGTTAAAACAATAGGTTTTTTATTTTTGTTTTTATTAGGTACAGAAAAGACGAGATCAGTCTTTTTCTTTCCTGCCATAAGCTTCTCAAGATTCTGATAGACTCGCTTAGTAAGACCATCAGAAGGATCAACCTTAATAATATGTTGCTGCTCCAATCCAGTTTTGCTTGCAGCCTTACCTTTGTATTTCAAAAATATACTATTTTTACGTAATGAAATATGTGTAGGTCTAAGAGAAATAGCTCCATACGTAGCTTCACCAGACTGTGAAGCTGCAGAAGTCTGTCTAGCACCTACGCGCATAGCAGTCATATAAATCATGACGGAAGCTGTAGCTCCCATCTTCTTTAATGGGTCTGGTGATGTAAGGTCCTTCTTCCATCTAGCTAATACAGAATTAATCTTACTAGTCACTTTCTGCGTATCAGAAGATATTTTAGCAGAAGATTTATTCAGATGCGATTCCGTATATACTCTAGTAATACCTGCTGCCACATCAGAAGTATACGTTAGATATCCACCTTCGCCAGTCTTAGGGTTATACCTAGCGGATAATTTAATATCTTTAGCATTACTAGGTATATTCTGAGCGATTGGTCGATCATCGCCTGTATAGAATTTAGGTTTACCTAACACCATGCCTAATTTAAGCGGGATATTCTTCGGTACATTGGGTATTTTATGAATTTTATACCCTAGTTTAGTCATATGCTCGTAGGCATCTTGAATTTTAACAACACTAGGATTTTTACTGGATATGTATCCAATAAGGTCTTTATCGTAGGACGCACCTAAATCTCTACGCATTTGCGCATATCTACGAGCGCGATCTAAGTTTTCACCACCCGCTCTACGCATTTCTACAATGATTTTATTTGGTACGCTTAGTACGTCTAGCTTGGCTTTCTTACCAGTAATGTCGGCTACCAATTCAGAGAGTTCTCTCTGTAGATCAACTATGTTATTCTTATTTCCAGAAGTCGAGCCATGAATGCGCTCTACAACTTTCTGAAAGTTACGGTAATATGCAGCACTAATAGTAGCTGCGTGTTTCTTAGCCCGTTCTACATAATTAGCATTCTTAGTAGGATTCTCCAAGAATAGTACAGAAAATTTAAGCAAAGACACTTCATCAGTAGAAATATTAGGGTCCTCAACCATTACCCTAATAGAATCTTTAAGCGGCTTCGCAAACATCTTCATATTAGAAGGGTCAGAAGATGAAAATTTAAAGAAATTGTCCGGTATAGCATAGTTTTTGAAAAATCTAGGATTAACTAAATCTCTCATTATAGCCGCATTTTGATGGGCGGATTTCTTACCTTCACCATTGCCCGCTAATTCAACTAATCCTAAAGCTAAAAGGAAAGCTCCTAATTTAGTAAATTGAGTGGGAGGCAAATTTGCTACCTCCACACTCAACATTGATTTCATGTAATTTTTTAAATATGTACTTTTAGTATAGTTATTCATAGCAGCACTCAAATATCAGGAATATACGTAAAGAATTACATCTTTGGACGGCTACGAGGACGCTTAAGTTTAAGTATTTCATCCTTAACGTCAACTAGATCACGTTTAATCTGCTCTATATCAATAGAACGGATAGTAGATAAATTACGAAGGTCTTCCATAGCTTCGCGAACGGATTTAAATATATTAATCCACATAGCTTCATTCTTACGAATATTTATTACGCCAGGGAACTTAGCTCTGTTACGTCCTAACCACGCTATAAATCTAGGATCGTGACTATTAGTATCAAACGCAAGAAGAACATCGGTTTCATTAACAATCCAATATGGATTAACAATTACCTTACCATTCTTCGCGGTTCCTAGCTTTTTACGCTGATCTAAGAAGAAGTTACGGAATTTCTGAAGATTAATCTGTTTAGTAAGCTGCATCGCCTTACCATCACGGATTTCTTCCATTTCTTCTTTCAGGGCCTCATAAGTTTTATCGGATATATGCATCTTGGAGTCGATAATATCCAATAGTTTTTCCGCTGCCGCCCAACTACGGAAGGACACGGATGTAAATGGGTCGATACGATTCCAGCCATCAAGATTCTTTAGTTCCTTAATGTCTTCGTCAACAATCAATGCTGGCCAACTATTAAGAATACCAGCATAGATTTCTACTTCATCCTTATCTTCTTCCTCGTTATCGAGGTTGTCTTCCAACATTTCGATAACTTCTTCTTCATCTTTCAGCTTAGTTTTATCAACCTTAGCTGTACCAGTAACCCCCAATGGATCGAATGATTCATTACGCCATTTGATAGGGTCTTTAACAGTCTTAGCGAATTCCTTATATCTAGAAGGCGCCGCAACATGAACAGTGCCTTTCTTTAAGGAAACAGTTCTACCATTATAAAGCTGTACTTTAACAGCCTTCTTCATAGAAGCCTTAACAATAGCTGGACCAAATTCAGTATAGATAACTGTTCCAACCGCTACGTCATTATTACCAAGAACTGTAAACCCGTAATTATTAGGGTCTGGTGGAAGAGCATTACGAATAAATGGCACATAAACACGTTTAGAGCCTGGAATTTTATAAGTAGATTCCACTTCATACATAGCAAGCTGTATGAATTTATTGATATCCATGATATTACCTTTGCTATCAAGCAAATCTATATCATGTTCATGCTCCAATTTTTCTGCCATACGCCGCTTGGATTGCTTATTTAAAGCGTTTTCCCAATGAATATATGTTTTCCATGCCTGGAAATAAGGTTCTAAATCGTAATCTCTAGCATGGAAAATAAGTTGAAGATTCATCTTCAACATCTTCAATTCATCAAATTCATTGGATACCTGACGCCATTCCATACGACCTTCATAAGTAAGACGCGCATTAGAAATATATTTAGAAATAAGACGCGCTATCTTAACACCATCCAAAGTAGGTTGATTATTAGGAAGACGAGTCATTATCCAAACATGGCGAACCGAATCACGATTATACTTACCACGCGGATCAGGTCTATACATACGAGCACGGGCTTGCTTATGTTCACCGGGAGCCCACACACTCTGCATACGGCAGATAAGAGAAGTCATCTGTAGGTTGAAGCCTTCACGCATACTTCCTTCTGTAGCGCAAAGGATAATATTGTTAGGGTTAGTTTCAAATTGCCGAACTACTTCTTCATTACCAGCGGTATAATGAAGAGATTTAGACGCAAATTTACTGTGTCGCATAAAGTGTTCTGCAGAAACTATATTCCATCCAAACACTATGATCTTATTATGAGGAAGATCATCTTTATGCTTTATAACATGCTCTTCAATAAGTTTATCAGTAAGCCGAACTTTAGGAGAAACCAAATCTTCTCCAGAAGGCTTACGTTCCCAAGCCATATATTGGTCATTAGAATCAGGAGCAACAAGGAACATTTCCACTTTTTGTAAATGAACCTTGGCAGCTGCTATAATGCGTGCTTCTTCTGCGTCGTCGCCTTCTTCTCCTTCGTCATCCTCGTCTTCATCTTCTTCGTCGTCATCATCGTCATCTTCTGATTTTATCTTCTTCTTAGATTTCTCTAGTTCTAGAAGAATAAGCTCCGCTTCTTGCATAAGAAGATTATAAAATTCATGCTGTAATGGAGTCATATTAGCAAACATGACTTCATCATCCATTGCTGGAAGCATGTAAGCCCAATCTTCCTCATTCGCTTCGTGATAAGCCGTGGTAGCCTTCAACCTATCTTTAATCTTCTTGGCGTCTTCATCAGATTTGATAAGACCTTGGCTAAGACCGTATCTATCCGCGAAAGCCACAGGGTCATCACCAAATATATAAGGGGATATGGCTCTACCTTGACCAACTAAGTCAGGAACGGTGTTAGCTACGATAGTACCCGACATAACGTCGCGATTATCTGCGTGTGAGAAAATCGCATAGCTATTTCTCGAACGGGCGGATTCAGGATTTTTAATCATATGGCTTTCGTCACCAGAAATAAATCTGATACCGAGAAGCTTTATAATAAGCATAAACTGAGTAGTAGGTATAGAAAACTCGCAAAACCCATCAACCAGATCAAGATCAGGGTATAGTTTACGCCTAGAAGCGAGTGAAGAATAACTACCGACAAGAATTGTATTCTTTGGGAGTTTTTGATACCATTTCAGAAGTTTAGCAAAAGTATTAATACCAGAAATTCTAGACATACGCCTAAGAGTAATGGGTGTAAACGGTATAGCATTAATTTCACCCTTACAAATCTGGTTGATTTCAGTAACAGTACCACGAATAAGATTAGCCTTGGTAAGGATCATAGGAATCGTCTTGGTATTAACGATACCGAAGATCGATTGCACAATACTAATAATGGTCTTGCCGCCGCCTGTGCTGACTGACTTAATAGACTGATGCGGCGATTTAATCGCCGAGGAAAGAATACGACCCTGATGCGGGAGTAGCCCTGTAAGACCACCCTTTCCTACTTTTATATTTGGAATATCGAAAGTTTTAATAGAGGGGTCGGGCTTGAATTTAGCTTGTTCTTCACGCCAAGCTTTACGATAAGTATCGATGGTTTTTTCATCATACTTATCTATAGCTTGTAGGACATATTCTACGCCAATAAGACGATGAATAATACCTTGCGATTTCATTCTAGCGGGAAGTTTTAGAGCCTCTTTATCAGATTTACGCGCTACATTAAGATACTTAATAAGGGCTTTAAGGGCTTTAACTAATGGAATAAGGCCGTTTACTTCTTCAAGTTCTTCAAGATACCCACCACAAACGTGGTATAAGGTAACGTCATCTACATTGGCAGCGTTGGTAGCATTAATTATGTTTGTATAGATACGAATAGCAGGAAGATCACGAAGGATACGCTTCGCTTCTTCATCAGAAGTATATTTCTCAGCTTCACTTCCATCTATATCTTTTAACGATTCTGTGATAATAGAAGTAATGGGCGTCATTACCGAAGCTTTAAGCGGCGTAGACAAATAATTATATTCAGTAACAGGGTCAAATGGAGCTACATCACCTAGATCATACGTAGATAGAATGCCGGTTGAAGTGGTATACGCTAGAATATCGTTTACCCAATCGACATAAATAATGGCATCGCCTAAGCCATGCTCATCGACTAGAAAATCGCGGCGAAACACTCCATCTTCATCAATACAAGAGTTACTAGTTTTAATAAACTGCTCAACTGTATCTCTATTTGGTGGAATAAAAATAGGATTGCCAGAACCATGGATAGCAAATCCAGCCTTATTCACCTTAGGGCGAATAGGGCCGAGCTTCAACATGGCATTCTTATGCGCAGACACTTTTCTAGGGTCTACGATTTTATTAAGTCGATTCTTAGTAAGACGTAGTGAGTTATAAACCCACAGATAAACTAAATAAGCAGAAAATTCATCAGAATCTATAACTTCTTTATAAACATCGGCTTCTAACTCGATACCTAAAGTAAAATCCAGATTAGCTGTATGTGTATCAGAATTGTACTCTGGTGTTTTTATATATATTTTAAATTCTACAAAATCATCAAGCGGGGTTAGATACTTTTCTTTGAAAGTTTCAAGAGCGGGTGTCAGCGCCGTCATCACAGTTGGGCTGATATCCATATTATAGATATGCTGGAAAAAAGCTGATAACGTAATCCCCTTACTAATATCTTTGGGGAAGAGCTTTATGACTCTTTCTACTATTTCTCCACCAATATTAAACAAAGATTCCGTAAATTCAATCGCAATAGGTTTAGTTTTTCCATTGCCTGGCTTAACCATAGCAGTCTCACGAAGGCGATCTGCTGTAACTGGTTCTGCGTATGGGTTTAAGTCAAACCCAATTACATTGGCCATATCGATGGTAGAAAATTCTTCATTCATAGTACCATTAAGCAGCGATCCCATAATTCCAAGACGGAACAATGAGTTTGCGTTTAGTACTATGCCGTATAGATTCTTTTTCACCATTTCCATAGGGCTGGTGAATTTAGTCCCAACGTTTGGCCGACGAGCGGCCGTTTCAGGCAGATCAGTAGAAAAATCCGTCTCAAAGTTACGCTCAATGCTCGGCGAATCCATGTTTTTAACCTCTATCAAATTCAATTTATGCTTTTGAGAATATCTCAAAAGGAATTAGTAATATATACGATTATATAATGTAAGTCAAGATATAGTTTGCTATCATTTTATGTAGATATATCAAACGTTTAGAGTACTGTCCATACCGGATCGCCAGAATCACCTACTTGAACAGGAAATGGATTAGGATTGGACACATAGTATTCAAGCTTTTTCATAATAAATACCTCTAAATTTATAGCTCTGGAATTTCTCTAATATATTTTAGCTTTGTTTTTATTCTACCAATATCAGTATTAAATTTGGCTACATCTACCCAATCTCTAGGAGGATCTACTTTAAAAGTTTTACACAGCTGAATAAGTGATTTAGCTAATTCAGATGTGGCTTCTACAGAAATAGGTAAGCCCAACAAATATGATTTAGTATAAGCTCTCATAGCTCTTTCTATATCACCACGAGTAGAAAGATTTAAAACATCATTAAATATACGGTTATTATTCTTATCTAAGATATTATTAGCTCTATTTAAAACACCCTCATAATAATTAATTACGCCTTCAATTACATCTTGATAGTATTCTAAACTACCTTCTTCATCAATTGCGGCGGCATTTTCAATAGAACTTAATAAATTCTTAACCCGTTCAAATAAATCCGACATATTATATCCTCATAAAAACTGTTTAGCAGCTCTTATCTGCTTTCTTGTTGGCGCTTTACCTATTTGACGTCCATGTATTGCGCTATGGCAATTAGAACATAAGGTGATTAAATTTTTAGGATGATTTGGTCCTTTAGGCAATGGTATGATATGATGAGCATGTAAAAGATTAGAAAAAGGCGGAGGATATTTTACATTACAAGGAGGTAATCCTAATTGGTTTGCTCTGCAAGAATAATTATCTCGTTGCTTAACATAATAGGATAAGGTTTCCCAATCATCACCATACCAATCCTTTTTAGGGTATTTAGGTTTAGAAGATTTAGCTAAGGACCTACCTGTTTTTATCTTAGGTCTAAAACTTGGCCTACCTACTCTAGACATACCTAAACTTTCTTTTTACGCTTCTTTGTAGATGGGCTCAATATATCCGCCATTTGTCCAGAAAGATATAGATGAACAGATTCGGCAATCTTATCATTTGATTGCGTCATAAACATACCAATAGATTTCATTATTTCATCCAATTGGCGTTTAAGTCTTTTACCTGTTTTTGGTTTTCCAGCTAATTCCGTATCAATGGTAGACTTCATAGAAAGCATTTCTTGAAGAAAATGTTGAGCCATAGCATTAAATAAAGGGGTAATAATAGAATCTTTTATAAAGGCAGATTGGTTTTCCACATTACCAATCATATTCAATTCAGTGGATATTTCTTTAGCTTCTTTAATAAGGGCGATTAGAGCATAGGCGGCATTCTCTTTCATAGTACCTCTGAAAGCTTTTTCAGCTAGAGGTATTACATCAAGAGTCATAGCCAACATAGAACGAAGCATCATCTTATTTAATACTTCAGTATTAAGGTCATCTTCATTCTTATTAGAAATAAGTTTGCGAACTGACCCCATTTCTTTCTGGAAACGGGACATTTCGGCATCTAAACCATCAGAACCTACTAAGCCGGTTCCTTTGAGAACATCAGCTAGTTCATCCTTAGCTTTATTAAGTTTGTTGAATTTCTTTTCGCGTTTCAGGTCTTTTTCAGCTGAAGAAACGGACGGTCTAGTTTTAGACCGTCCTTCAGCAAAACCTGTTTTCTTTTTATTAGATTTTTTCATCTAAACATCATCTACTGCGGTAGCTTCGGAAATTGTTTCTGTAGTAGGAGCAACTTCCTCTACGGTAGTTTCTTCGTCTTCGCTGTCCTGGCTTTCATCATACGGCATAGCTTCCAGAACTTTTTCTGTAACCTTACCCATGATTTCTACCATGGCATCCATATCCCCGTTATCCCAAGCAGATACCGCTTTATCTCCCGCGTCACCAGAAAGAGCTCGCATCATGGCACTAAGAAGTGCACCACGACCCTTTTTCTCTTTCTTTTTCTTAGCAATTTCTACTTCTTCAACAGGTTCAGAAAGGGATGCGTAATCAATAGAGAAAGCATCATCAAATACTTCTACTGAAGCAGATTCTAGGTATCCTTTAAATGGAACGTATTTCATTACTTCAAGCATGAAATACATAAGAGTACGTTCAAACTTCTTCTTATCTCTCTTTATCCAAGAGTCTATAAGCATACGACCTAAAGCGGAAGCCATGATCTTGATAAATACAGCGATAAGTAACTTAATAATAGCTATATTACCGGGCCGTAGCGCTACTTCCGAACCTTCTATAAACGCTTCAGCATTTTCTACTGTGTAATCATCAAGATCGATTTCATACTTATAATCATCGTCGAACTCGTACTCTTTATATTTTTGAACATCAGATTTATAGTCAAAATCATTCTGCGGAAACCAATCATTAAGAACCATTTTAACTATAGAAAATAGTATACGTTCAAAAGCGTTTTTATTCTTACGCTCCCAAGCGTTAAGAAGAGACTTACCAACAGCTCCACCGACAATCTTAACTAAGATACCTAATATGATCTTACCGATTATCTTGGAGTTAGCCGTTTCGGGTAGATACTTTCCGAAAGTAGTCAGAAAGGCGTCACCATCGCTGGTAAGAATAATACTAGCCAGTTCTTCAACAGTAACGGAGGCGGCTTCTGGTACAGTTATTCCATCGTCTTCATCTTTTCCTTCACCTTCTTCTTCATCGAAGTTAGGATCAGAATTGATATGCATAGATAAGAAATTATCTAAATCGTAGGCAAAAATACCATAGTTAGCCATATTTTCAGTGTTACCGAGCATTCCGGTATACACTTTCATAGCAAATTTATGCATTTCAGGGGTAGTTAAAACCCTGAAAGCCCTACCATCGCCGTCGATAGATACAATGCCACTATTAGCAAGCTCGCTGTCAATAATGCCCGATCCACTATCTTCCAAATCATTGGTTTCGTATTCATCGCTGGCTACCTCACCATTCGCCAAATATTCATATGTACTAATACTAGTAAATTCATAAGTTCCTAACGAGGAAAGTTCTTTACCTGTTTCAGTAAAAACATAACCAGCGCCTTCCATGACACTGGTAATGAAATCTACGCTATCCTTATCAATATTAGAGAGAACCACATTTTGGTCAACACCATTAGAGGCAGTCGAAATCTCTACTAAAGCTTCTGGATAAGCATAGGATAAAAGTCTTTTTATATCAAACATAGGACTTCTCCTGACGTAGAAAGGCGAGTAGTGATAAACTACTCGCCTTATAATTATTAGACACTAACACCGTTATAGATAATGTCTTTAATTTCCGCCAAGAACTCTTTATTATGAGAAAAAAGCATGCTGTAGTATTCGAGGATGGATTCCTTGGTTACTTCCTCAGCAATTTCCGACGTATTGATGGTACGACCATCCCAAGCGCCAACTACATAATCAGAAGCAACTTCAATAATCTTTTCTGAATCTGGATTATAAAGGGTACTACCAGTTACACCGATACCGAAAGCTAATTCTTCCTTTCTCGTATCATAGTAAACAACAGGAATACCAGGCCCATAGTCTTCAAACATTTGAATACCATTGGAGGCGGTAGCGATTGCTCTAGCATGCTGGGCACTAAGAAGCGCACCGATATCTTCTTCCTGCTGCTTAACAAGGTAAGCGACATCGCCATCGCTTACAACCGACCAAATATTATCGTTAGAATCCTGAAAAACTGTATCACTAACCTGCGTCATATCTCCAGTAGAAGCCATTTCTTTGGCATCATTAACAGACATAGTTTCACGGTTCTTAGTAACAAAGGCACCAAATAAAGTGCTATCCTTATCAGAAACTCTATGTAAAGAGTTAGGAAGGTATCGTACACCAAGAGCAGAAATAGACGCCGAGGCTGTTTCTTCATTCAACCTATCATGAAATACAGAATCAATCTTAACAATGATACGCGAAGAAGCTGTATCAATCATATTCATTTTCTGTAGAGTAATGGGAAAGCTCTTACGGCTAACCTTACGATCATTGAGAGTCTTATAAATGTTACTATTCAAACGAGTCATTTTATTTACCTCTATGTTAAAGAACTTAGTAGAATCGCCTAAAGCGATTATACCCTATCCTATTATTCAGGGTGTTAACCCCTAATCCAAGCGTGCCTATGTTACGAACACGCTTGTCTGTTTCATTTCCAGCTATTTCACCCTTACCATTAGCTAAAATCGCAGATTTCTTTGCTACCGGTAATTGATCCATAACCGCATTATACCTGTCCAACAATTGGGACAAATAATCCGTTCTATTATAATTAAGTTGAGTGTTTAATCCTTGGAAATCAAACGCATTCAAACCTTCCGCTAAGAATCTAGATTCTAACGCATAAATAGCCGCAGCTATTGATAAAAATCTATCTAACCCGCTAGGGAAATCATGTAACTTCCACAAAGTTATTTCTGGTGGTGAGGAATTAATACGCTTTACACCAGCAAGAACTGCTTGAATTAATTCAACATTATGCCATTGCAAAGAAGGATCAACTTCTATTAATTTAGCCTTATCCAACATAAGTTGGAGGGTATTAACTACATTAATAGTTTTAAAGTCTAGTATATAAAGAGGATGTGTTTCTGTATATGTTCCAGAAGCAGTAGTTATCCTATATACTATATTAAAAGGATCAAGCCATATATTCTTAACAATAGTTAGTGGTGGTAGTACTATAGAAAACCTATAGCCATTGGAATTAGCGGAAACGGATGTTTGATTATTTAATGTAGTTTGCTGAACTTCTTCTCCAAATGAATCAAAGATACGTACTTCGATATCCGCTTCATCGCTATTAGTTACAATGAAATCCTCTATATTTTCATCAGTAATATAATTAAAAAATACGCCGTTAGGGGCAAAAAACTCTGTATTATCAAATAAAGTAATAAGTTTATCTGTTATATACGTTCTTCCAGCAGAATCTGTTCCGTGGAATTGAATAGTCATGTCTTCCTTACCATTAGGAACAACATAATTAGTGGGTATAGTAAATACGGCATTCCACCTACTACCTACTTGTAAAGCGGGCTGAGACAATAAAGTATCGTCATCGGCAGTGTAAATAGTCCATAAAGGTGGCTGATTAAATACAGCCGGCGCTCCTTTATAGGAAAATTTAGTACCTATAGTATATTGCTTACCTTTATTAATTTCCATAATAAGACCACACCTTAAAGATGTTCTTTAAGCCATGAAGATAACTCTCTAGGCTTTATACTACTAAAAGATTTAGGCATAAAATTAGAATCTTTAACTAAAGATAAATTAATCGTATTACCAGTTACAAATCCATATATTTCAATTTTGTTATGAGTAACATCGGCATTTTCTACACCGTATAATATATGGTGCTCACATGGTTTTATGTCATTACCATCATAAACATAGGCTTTTTCAAATTTGTATTCTTTAGGCTTAAGATTCTTTTTAAGAAAGAAATCCAGAGAAGATTTCTTTATACTGGCAGTTTCAGATACTTTATTCAAAAATACCTTGGAATTTGCCAATTCAAGATTACACTTATTAAGCATAATCTTCGCTCTAGACAAAATAGAAGGTTTTCCTATAGACGCCACCATAATAGTAGCAGCCGTAGGTATACAGCTTTCTAAATAATCTATATGAGAGAGAAGCTCTTCATGAGAACCTTCTTTACTTATGATATCAGCCTTTTCCAACTTTATTAGAGCTTTAAGAAGGTCCGTATCGTGTGAAGAATTAATAGAAATTTTCTCTTTCATAGAAATATTCTTTATTTTAGCGCTTCGGTCAATTGTAGATAAATAAGTAGCAGTTTCTGTAGATTGTTCATTTGTCTTAACTAAGGATTCCGCGATAATATCATCATCGTTTAGGTTCCCCTTAGCTTGTTTCATCATATCTTCATGTATCTTTTTCAGATATTCAATTTTAGCTCTACGCTTACGTTCTTCCTGTTCAGCTTTAAACTTACGTTTCTCAGCTTCATTTTCAAAGTCTTGTTGGTCTTCTTCCGCTTCTATAGACCTAAGCTCATCTTCTACTTCCATAGTATGACGTTTGATGTTATCACCAAACCCCGCAACTACAAAAGCAGCGGTAGAAGCAACTGGTGTACCTAATACTAAAGATAAAGCCATAGTGGCTAATAAAGTGATACCAGAAACCGCTAATACCTGTCTTGCTCCATGAGCAGCCTTGTCTTTATCTAATTTAACTGCTTTAATGGTATTATCATACAGATTCTTTATCTGCTTATTTTCTAATCTTTCAATCTTTCGTTCAAAAGAACGCTGCATATCGTCCAATGAACCAGACATAGCCTGTTTTACAGAATACCCATTCAATTTTAAGTAATTAACAGCCCTCTCTTTCTCGGCGGGAGATAAAGGCTTGTTACTTGTAATCTTATTACCAGAAACTCTTATCTTAGCTTTATTACTAGTAGTTTTATTATTACCTTGTATTTTCTTTTTTGACCTAGGATGCTGCTTTATGTAATCTTTTTTCTCACTTAAAGTAAGATTTTTCCACCAATCAGACAACAAAGTTCTCCAAATTATAACAATTTAAAAAGAAACTACACTTATACTCAAGAATTAGGATATTGTCATTGATAGATCATACTTAAAAACAATAAGGGCGGTGAACCCTTGCGAGAACACCGCCCTTACGTTACAGCCTGGGGAGGAGGAGGTCAGACTGTAATTACATAGCCTTGCGCTTACGACCAGCGGTCTTCTTCGCAGCCGGACGACCGCGCTTCGCAGCGGGCTTCTTAGCAGCAGGCTTCTTAGCAGCAGTCTTCTTAGGGGCCGCCTTAGCCTTAGCCGGACGACCGCGCTTTCCAGCAGCCTTCTTAGCAGGAGCCTTCTTGGCAGCGGTCTTCTTCGCAGCCGGACGACCGCGCTTAGCGGTGGTCTTCTTAGCGGTCGACTTCTTGGCAGCAGTCTTGGCGCGACGACGGTGCTTAGCACGCTTCGAAGCCCAATACTTCTTCATGGCAGTCGAAATCTTCTTCTTGTGAGCAGCAGACTTCGGCTTATTACGAACAGCCTTGGAAATCTTCTTACCTGCAGCCGTCTTCAAACGCTTCTTCTTCGCGGTAGCGCGACGCTTCTTCGACTGAGCCGGAGTTTCGTTAGCGAGCTTCGCCTTACGCTTCTTGGCAGCAGTCTTAGCGCGAGTCTTAGCCGCAGCAGAAGCGGGCTTGCGAGCTTCGCTCGTATCTTCGACCGCCTCAAAAACCAGTTCAAAATGTTCCATTGTATTTCTCCTACTATCGATAGTATGGGTTAAATTATAAGAGGTAATCAAGATTCCTTGTAAAGATACCTCTCTACCTAAAAGAATTAGATTATCTAGAATCAAATGTCAACAAAAATTACAAATTTTTCTAGTAATCCAAAACTAAATTTCATCGTATGTCCCCACCCAATTTTCAGAAAGGTTGTTCGCCAATAGAAGAAGTAACCTGAAAAAAGTTAATGATTTCAATGATCTACAGACGTGGAGCAGAATGAGGTGAGTTCGATATGGTTCTCAATTCACGTAGTATAACCCGAACGTCCCTATTGAGTTCTTTCTGATAATTATTCAGATCGTCGAATCTACGATCCATTTCATTTACTTTAAATTGCTGTTGCGTAATTTGATTAGTAATAACTTTGGTTTGCTCTTCTATAGATTCTATCTGTTCGGTAGCTTTTTCTAAATTACGCACCACATTATTAAGAGATTGCTCAGTAACGTATTTTTGTTCAGCCACTGCTCTAACTATATAACTATCAACAAATGGTTTACCTATTACCCATATAATGCCGAATAAAACAGTTATCTTCGTAACATTATTAATTAACCAGCTGATAGCATTATTTATAGTTATTTCACCTATAGCTACTTCTATGGATTTTAATACATTGGTCATAGCAAAAAGACCTTACTTCTGATAAGGATTAGAATGCTTATAATTAGTCAATGGTATATCGAATATTTTAAAATGATAGAATTTCTTTTCCATAGGCTGTAAAGCTCTTACATCAGCGGTTAATCCAAATACAGTACCACCTTCTGTAAATCTAGGCGTTAACGCGGAAACCTTCCACACCTTTCCGTATTTAGACTCCGTAATGTAACTTCCTTCTTTAATATCAATAGTGGGAGGAAGCTCCATTGTTACATTCACGTTCCAGTCTAAAAATTCCTGCTCCCAACCTTGAGCTACTTCTGGAATTTGAGCCTTGTGGGGCTCTCTGTATGAGAATACTATTACCGCATGCGTAAATGTAGTTTTTGCTGAAAATTCTAGAATTAATCTAATAACTTCACCAGTCTCGTTCAATGTTTGAAGTGACTTAGCGGTTACTAAACCATTATCGTTAGAAGAAGCCCATGTAAAAATATATTCATCAGGAGATATTACTTCCTGACCATTATATACATCAATTTTAAGAATATACAGCCATAATTTAGGTAGTTTTAAACTCCAAAATAATTTGCCATTAGGATTAACCGTAATCTTTGTGGGATTAGCAGTTTCATCTATATCCGCGTTTTCAGAATAGAATTTATATATGTTACTAGATTCCAGAACTACTCTATGGCCGCCATACAGATTATAGCCGTCAATAAAACCAGAACCCATACAAATAGGGCATTGAATAGCACGATCAGAGAATAAATTAAAAGGATCGGAGAAATCAGCTAAAGTATTAACTACTTCTTCTGGATCATTTATATCTTCTATTTGATCGCCAATATCATCCTCATTAAAAAGATGATCCGCTAAAGTTTTCTTTCTACTTCTTACGCCTTCGTCGTTTAATTGAGCCGCAAAACGATCAGGTTGTGTAGCGTCTTCGTATACAGAGTATTTAGAGTTAGCGGATTGCTTTAAAGGCAGAGGATCAGTGAAAGAGGTTTTATTACCTTCACCGGGTTCAATATCTTGATTGAATGATTTAATAGCAGCAGTACATGAGCATGGTATAGAGCCTTGGTATTTATTCCAGAAATAGAAGCGCGGAGAATCCACTCTTAGAGAAGTTTCAAAGTGCTCTGCCTTGCTAATAGCATAATTCTCTAAATGAACATTAGCTCTACCAGGCATATATCTGTTATTTGGAATACCTACGCGAGTATATGCTTTCCTACCTATTGTCATAGCTATTCCCTACGTAGAAATTTTAAATTAGTAGGAGGTATTACATCTGTGTATATACGTTCGTAGTCTACAGTTGATCGCTTTAATTTAGATTTATCTGGAATGGTTACTTCCCAAATAGTAAACGTTTCATCATCTTCAAACTCATCGCCCAACCAATTCATTAAAGCATCTTCAAGGTCATCCACGGAAGGAAATAAAAATATACCCTTAGACTCATTTAATTTGGTTGCTCGTGGACCTGTTTGTGGCTTTAAACCAAACTTCTTTATACTACGGTCATTTGTAGCTGGAGAAGCGTGGTACATTTTTATAGTGGCTACTTCTAAAGCTTTAAGATACCCCATTATTTTAATACTTTCTCAAAATCATTAAAAGTTTGTTCATTTTTAAAAACTTTGTTCACTTCATGCAAAGAATGTATAAAGTAATTTCTAGCGGATAAGTTTTTAAAACAAAGTTGATTATTTTTCATTACCGTGTCATTTGCGGGAAGGAATATGATTCCTTTACCGCTTGCTTTACTAAATTGCGATGGTACAATAAGGTCTGCAACAGCCCATCCCATAAGCCTATAGTATGGGATGGACATCTTATAAAACGTAGAATTAAAAACCAATTGATTAGTATATTTAGTATCTCGTATATATCCGGCCTTTTTAAAAAAGAAATATAAGTTACCTAAAAATTCATTAATCTTAGGTTCTAAACTAGATATTTGTAAACTAAGAATACTGGATTGCTCTAAGGCTTTAAGATAGCTAATCATCGAGAGGTTCCACAATATGTCTAGAAGTATACAAATTAAAATCTGGGAGCGGTGGAAGATTAGCTATATCAGCAGGAAATTCTGTAGATAGAGTAATATGTGGTTTATACGAAGGGAAATCCCAAGTAGCTCCAGCCTTTCTAGATTCTAAGAACAACTTTTCTAGAACTGGATGATACACTCGCATTATTAGTACGGTATCACCAAACTTTTCATATTTAAAATGCTTGGAGTATAGATTAACAGCTACGATCTTTGATTTAATATCAAGTATACGCTTAGTATACGTAGTTGTTATATGAAAACTATCTTGCTCTTTAAGACGCGGTATGTGGTTTTTAAAATGACTAGTTAATTTAGCTTTAGAAGTACGTGTTAAATGAACAGAAGCGTATGTTCCTGGCCAATTACTACGATCATCAGTTTTGGCCAATTCTAACATCTCAATATACCGCATCTTATTTCTCCGGTTTATACGTGTGTATAAAAGTATTCACCAAACTTCTTTTGAAAAGCCTTATCTACTTCATCTAAAGTAGTTTTTAGAGCGTCTCTAGACACTTTTATTATAAGCATTCTTGATAAATCTTTAGGCATATCCGCTTCTAACACGATGAACGGAAACTTAGCTTCAAGCTCTGATCTATGAATATCGAATAAATAAGATAAGACTTCATCAGCAGTACCCGTTTGAAACCAAGATAAGCCATATGATTCTGAAAAATACACAGCTAATTTATATAAAAAGTTTAATTTGTCTTTCCTATTAAACTTTTTAGTAGCGTGATTATTTATAAGCCTAACTATGGAATAAACAGACGAAGTAACATTAATACTATCTATTAATAAATTAATCGTAGGTGATTTAGTTAGAGCCGGCATATTATGCTTACGGCCTTTATCATCAAAGGCATTTATGAGTTCTTTAATAAAAGGCTTATGTTTAGTATGAAGTTCAACAAAATCTATTGATTTATCGGCTTCATCCATAAATTGCTCGGAATCAAAATGAAATTGATATCGTTGTTTTGTAGCTTTGTTTTCTACTATGTATAATGGGCCGTCTACGGAGTAATCACCAAAAATCTCTGGTCTTTTAGGAATAGCTGTACACCAGTTAGTATTTCTACCAAAGAAGCAGGAGGCTTCATGAGTTTCAGGTATAACTACTCTAATTTTACTAGATTCATAAAAAATCTTGGCTTCTTTATTATCAAAGAACTTCTTTTCTCGATCTTCAATAGAGCCTAAAGCTTCTTCTTCTAATTGAATTTTTAAATTATTAACAAATTTATATAATTCCAGATCATCTTTAAATTTCTGAATATCTCTAAATTCAGGAGGTATTTTACCTTTACGCTTAAACTCATCAAATTTTTTTAGAGTGAAGCGTATAGATTCTAAATCTTCCTTCCAATAAGAGAATCTTTTAGTTCTCCATTCATTATCATTTTTTAATGCTTTAGTAATAAGCCACTGTAGATACTGTTTATTTTTAGTGGGATCAGCATTAACTATTAAAGCCCATAAGTACTCCCAAGATCGTATAAAATATCTAGTTAGCTTACCTTCATTATCTATATAGATAGTTTCTTTGCCTTCACTAGGATCAATTTTTATTTCATGAAACACACGAAAATTCTTTTGAAGAATAAGTATCTTGGCTTTTTCTTCTAATATAGATAACTTAATATCGCGGGAAGCTATTTCAGCTATTTTCAAAAAAGAAGCAGTTTCTGCACCGGACTTTAATTTAATGAACAGTCTGGTCATTTGAATATAAGTAGCATAAGAAATTAACTGATTCTCAATATCGGTATCTCGATTATAGTTAGTAACCGTGATCTTATCCTGTCTATGATGGGCACCAATAGCTTTAAGAGTTCCCGCCAGTGCTTGCTTAGTAACTGTTTCATCACAGAGTGTAATAACAGAATGATCGGATACTGTTTGAACGAGTACCCAACCATTATCAGCTACAAAATTAATAGGTGAAAGAAATTCTTTAGACCGCTTCTTTACAAAAGCTTCATGCCCACCCATACCGTTAATAGGAGTTATTTCTCCTTTTCGATCTATTAAATAACCTCTTTCACCATAGGGTACATCATTTGCCATGATAATGCTTCTTCTTATTAAGGCGCTGATTGCGCTGCCATTCTTCTTCTCTAATACGCGTATTCTCTATTTTAGCCATTTCTGCGGCTGCTTTAGCAAGGTTCTTAGTGAACCTATTTGCTATAATATCCCTACCTTGCTTGGTCATTACCCTACGATTACCTTGTGAATCATAGTCAGTAAATTGTGCATTAGGATGATCTGGATTGCCGTAATTCAAAATAGCCTTTTTACGAACAGAGCCGATACCCATTTTTGATTCAACTAATTGGTCTACTGCTAGTTCTAAAGCTGATTTAGATGAAGCAAATTCACCGAAAGCTTGAGAATTACTACCGGGGTCTTCTTCTTCACTGCCCATACCGGCAGCTTTCATCATATCAGTTATTTCTTTTCTATAGGATACTATTTTTTCACGAACTCTTGTGTCTTCTTTGAGGTCTTCTAGAAGACTATCTAAATTCATACCGCCGGCCGCAGCCCACTGGCGCATAGTAATAGGAAGACCTTTTTCGTGAAGTGTACCGAGCATATTAATATATGCTTCATCTGCTTCCGGCATAAGTCGTTTATGCCATAAAACTTCAGGGACTACGTATTTATTAGGATCAAAAGACGTTCCACCTACAGCTCCCAATTCTCTAATTTGAGGCTGAGAGTTTCCTATGGTAGCAGTGATTAAACCGTCGTCGTCACGGAAAGCTCTAGTACCACCATACGACGCCACTTCTCTATTTGGAGATACCCCGTATCTCTGCTTAGTAATACCATTAGCCTCGGATATCATAGGAAAGATTTTTTCATAGAAAACTTCATTAGTGAATTGATTTCTATATGAACGAATCTGATCCATAAATACTGAAATTGTCTGCTCTAACGAGTTGTAGGAGGCGTCACCAGACACAAATGACTCCGAAATACCAATTGAACGTAGCTTTATACGCTCTATGCTATCAAAATTTTGATCCCACCGCCAAAAATCTTCACCGCGGCGCACTTCATTGACATTGACGCCATTCCTAGTAACGACGATCGCTCCTAAAGGATCAAGATCTGCAGCTAGAAACATGTTAGAAATAGCTTGCATTTCTTCAGCAATAGGAACCCACTCGTCTCCATCACCAGCGGTAACATGCATGATGGCACGCTGTCTCTTATAGGATTGATCTAGTGTACCTTTAATCAAAGCCTTTTCATACAACCAAGCTGGTATAGCTCGTTTCAAAAGAGATATGCCGCGGAAATCTCTAAGAGTACCATTACGGGCAATGAAGATAGATGTTTTAGGATCGAGCTCGAATCCATCACCGCCACCTTTACCACCCTTATCTGAATAGAAATCAACAATTTGCTTAGGTATATATTCTAAATATCGCTCTTTAATAGTAGGATTTTCCAAAGCTCCTGCAATATGTGGTTCTAGTCTAACTTTAATAATAGGATCAATGCCATAGGATGGAACCTGAATAAAATAAGCAAAATCTATATTATGTGGAAATGATCCAGTAAATCTTTTTAGTTTTTCATTATAAGCAAGAGAAACTATAGCCGATCCAACAACCAAATAGTCAATAGACATGTTAGGGAGCAGGGCATTAATTTTCATAGATTCCATAGAGTCTACGAAAATATTAGTCATCTTCTCATCACGTAAACCAGAAAGAGAAAATTCGGAAAAAGGAAGTGTGCTAAGGAGGTTAACCGCCGATCCCGTAGTAGAATCGTGATAGAACATATCACGAAGAATACGATTCAAAGCAATGTTAGAACGATAAGGATTCTTATCATATATAATATCGTCTATGACATTGATAAGCATACCTCTGGTAACTACGTCGGTAACAGTAGATGTAGAGGGAAGATTACCAGAAAGTCCGCCAGCATTAGAACCCATCGATGGTATTTCATCGGCAGTTTCTACCGCCCTGCCGTTCATATCCATAATAGTAGTAGTGTCAGCTTTACCAATAATAGCCCCTAACTCTACTGCTTCAGAGGAGTACGGATCGATGGTGTTAAGACGTTCTCTGGCTTTCTTTTGAATTTCCGCCTTTTTATTATCTACAATATCCATAGGAGAGCTAACATTAGTAACAGGACCGGATGTATTACTAGTTCTGTTGCCTAATACGCCTACAGATGTATTAATAGGCTTATCAAATCGATCAGTAGAAAAATCTTCATTTATAGGTCCGGCATTACCACGCTGAACAAACATCCTTTTTCCAGATTTACTAGACGCTAAAGTAACATTCTTTATTGTTCGCATGGTTGTTATTTCCTCTCGTCTAGTATTTTTATTTTAAATCTCAAACTGTGGTAAGAAAGCATTCTCAGCTTTAGAAAAATAAGCTGGAATACGAGTACCATTAGGACCAAGTAAAACGACGGGTGTAAGTTCTCCAGCGTTCTTCATTAGCTCTTGCTGCTTAACAGTAGCGGCTATCTCTGCTTTTCGTCCAGTATTAGATTTAGCATTATTCTTTTCAATAAGCTCTAATACACTAGGAATATTAGACATAACAAACTCCCGTCGTTTTGTTATTAATAAGAGTCCACCACAGCCTGTAGGTTATTGACTGCCGCAGCAAGAGAAGCGATAGCGTTTGCAGTGGGTTCAGTATCAGCTGAACCAGCGTTACCAACTTCTGTAATAGCGGCGATAGTGTTTGCAGCAGTACCTCCAGAAGAATCAGTTAGAGACGCTCCAAGAACAGGGATAGCAGGATCAGAATATAGCTGTCCATTATTTACAGCTCCTCTAATATCCTTTGTAAGCTCAGCTACCACATGGCGCTCACCTTTTAGGAAAGTTAGATCGCCAACAGTGACAGAAGTTTTAGTAGCATTAATTAGTGTCCACATTTGATATGTATCCTTTAGTTAATAAGTACGTGTTTACAAAATCAAAACGCCCCCAACAGGGAGTCTCTGCTGAGGGCGTTTCTAAAGTTTTACGTCATAGAAATCCCGGAGTTAATTGTAAATCGCAGAATCCTGTTCACGATAAAGAATTAACATTGTGAATCATCCATAACATATATTTTTAAGTAGTACTAGGTAGTTCGATGGAATATAGAAAGTAAATTATATGGTCTGAATTTCAGTATCTTATCCATTCGATTAATTAAAGCCCGTAAGTCTATTTTAAAATCCTTGGAGATTGTGTAGCACCTATTTGAAAAAGATGACAGATAAAGTGCGTTCATATTACGCTCTCCATTTTATATAGGTGAATTATAATTTACTCACCATCAAAGAATTAGGTATTTAATTATTTCCTGTTCTTTTTAAATGGATTAAAATCTACCTTAAACATATTCCTTCCCGCTTGAGTTCTGTAGTGCCAACCGATCCAAGTTTTAATAAACCGCTTATCGAAAAATAGTGGTATATCGCATCTCATAGAAAACCGAGTTCTATTTTTAGTTAACTTAATTGTATAGTAGACAAAATTAAAGTTACCATCATCGAAAGCTTCACCTATTCTATATGTTTCCTTTATAGACAAGATATCGCTTTCACCATATCCTAAAATATATGCATCAAACCCGTACCCCGGATTTCTACATAGCCACCATATAGAACGCTTCCATCTATTAAATAATCCTTCTGGTACATCTTCTTTAGTAGTTTTCGAACCGTATATGTCATCGTCATGCGTATAAAATAACCACCATGGAAATGGCGGACTACGCAAATTGAAAGCCGCTGGAACTACTGCTATTACCGGAGATAAAATTACTGTAAGTAAATTAAAAGCTAGAGATATAGGCGCAAATATTAAAGCTAAAATATATTGCATGTTGATAATCCTGTTTTAACTAATTTCCTCCCTACATTAGAATTATGATTTAGTCAATTATACGAATTAATCAAAGTTTTCTCTGAATGGCTTTCATGCAAGATTTATTACCTTTAAGACAAAAATCCTTTAATACGCAATCTCCATTTTTAATACCTCTATCCAAATCCTGTTTTCTAGATTCTGCTGTTTGTGGTCCTTTATAGAAACCTAAGCCCATATAGGAATCGTAAGACTCTTCATCTACACACGGCCTATTTTTTACGATCTTATTTAGTAGCGTTTCTGCTTTAGAAGAATAACCGTCCGCTTTATCCATTATTTTATTCAGCTTGGTTAACATAGCGTTGTTAGCACAAGCCTGATCGATGAATTTCATGAATTTTTTTGTCTTTTTCTTATTCCATGGCTTCAATACCTTGTAGTATGACTCGTTATTAGATATAACGTCGCCTCTATCTACATATATAAGACACCATCCTACAATGTTCAATCCAAATTCTTGAGTAAGTAAAGAGGAATAAGAGGAAATCTGTATAATAGAGGATTTTGAGGCGGGGTATTTATTTCTCCATGTATATGGCTCTCTAAGTTTGTTTCTAGTTAAATTGCTAGTTTTGAAATCAATTACAATGAACTTACCAGGCAGTATCTCTATAACCAGATCAACATGACCAGATAAGCCATTATAGAAAATAGTTATTTCTTCATATTCAATAGTGTAGTTAGCATACTTTTTAGGAATATCATTGTAGAAACAAGGACCGATTACCTCTCCGGTCTCCCTTATTTTCCAGCAAGCGTATATTCTAGGTCTAGCTTCGTTGGAAATGGTGGCCCATTTCTGTATGGTTTCGTGTACCGCTGTACCTATAGACGTATAAAAATCCATCCCAAACGAAGCATTTCCAGGCTTATTAAATAATAATGCCCTAATAGGGCAATATGGCATACTGGAAATTCTAAATTCGGGTTTTCTGGTGGAAGGTTGTTTAGCTTCACCTATAGATAGCATAAATGAATCTATTAGTTGTTCTAGCTTAGAACGAGTAGACATATATTGCTTTCTTAAATATGAATGTAATATGGAATTACCTATTATTTACGGGAAGTATTTTTTATTTTCAAAAATCGAATACCTCCGAAAAGTGACTTTTTTCATTTATTGACATATTAGCAAGTAGACCCCACCCCTTATTTGATTTCATACAAGCACTATTATCAATAAATATATAGTTATATATATATATAGGAAGAATAGAGAATAGAGAATAAACAATAACAACTAGATAAATAACCAACTAGATAAATAACCAACTAAAAAATTCTATAGCCCCCAAATCGTCTCAAATTCCACGAGGAAAAAAACTGATGAAATTTTTAGATTTTTTTTCACAAACCCCATGGGGTATCTTCGATCTGGAAAACACTAATTCCACCTGTGGTAAATATAAATTATAGAACAAAAGGAAATTAATAGTGCCTAATCAAAATAAACTAAAAGCATTAGTAGCGGATCATTCTATTACCAGCTTAGGATTAAACAGTGAAGGTAGATCAAATCTGGATACCCATGAGTTTGCTGCCTTGTTGATGCTGTTAAACAATATAGACAAAATAGAGAATGAGTATGGTTATATTCCCATCTCGTTATTAAATCACAATGTATACTTCAAGATAACCCAAAACTTTATTATAAACAGAAAGCAGATACTTAGAGATATAGAGAATAGTGACGTAAGGAATAAGAAGGATACTCGAAATACTAGGGATACTAGGAATACTCGAAATAAGAAAATACCCGGCGGAAGCGTTAAACAGGCGTTATCTTTCGCTTTAAAGAAGCTGGATAAGCCTAACGATGTTAACTTAGTATGGCTTACTGCTATAGATAAGGTATTCAACAACAAGACTAGTAATAGCCGTAATGAAGTTACCCCCACTTTAGAGATATCAGTGTATGGCGATTCAGAGGGGAAGAAGTTTCATACCAAGTTTACCTTATACGTTAACAAGAGTAAGGGTAGCTACTTTTTGAATGCTAATTGCTCTCCTACACAACTATTAGTAGGAGATAACAGCTTACCTATTGGTAAACATTGTAAGACTATCAAGAGTCTGGCGGAATGGTATGTCAACTTGTTTATTTTGCCATTTATTTTTGTTTCTACCTTATTAGAAACTCATGTATTTAAAGAAACTTTTCAACTGAAAGAGGATGTAGTTAATTTTAACATCTTATTACCTAAAACTCAATTGGCCGGCTACTCCTATAAATTTAAATCTACAGAAGAACGCTCTTTGTATATGGAATTGCTATATCAAGTGTATTCTGCTTCCATCGTTCGTAAGAACGGTATGAGTGTGGATATGGCCAGTGTTCTGAATTTTAAATTGGAGCAGGATAAATCCACTATTACTAAAAATAAGAATGATGTTATTTTAAACCGTAGTGGATACTTGTTAAGATTCATGTCTTCTAGCAATTATCCCACATTCTCTATGGGCTGTTATTCCAAGGATTTGGTTAACAAAGAGAAAAAGAAACGAGATAGCGAGATAAAGAGACAAGTCTATAAAGAAACAGAAACTGAAAAAGGTATTAATAAAAGTGTTAACAACACTATTCGGTTTGATTTATCTATTCATAAGTACGGGTATGTAGCTTTATCTAAGCATTTCAGGAAAATTTATGGAGAAGAGATTCCTTTATTCAAGGAAGAGGAAGATATCACGGCTAAACGTATACTAGAATTTATGATAGCGTTAATGAAGGAAGATTCTTCCTTATCTATTATTTTCAAATACGTATTTATAGAATGTATGCGTATGGATCAATTGTTTTATACTACAAATAAGCAATGGGAACAAGCCTTTGACTATTTTAAAGAAAAAGGTATGGCCGATCTAATACCAGCTTTAAAGAAGAGACAAAATACGCATAAAGGTGAATCTTTATCCAGTTTGATGAAAAAGAAGTATAAGGGGGAAAAATACACAAATGTAACAAGAATAAAACAAGAAATTGAAGAGCTAACAACGTCGGAAGATAAAGCCCCTGTAGATATTACATTTCCATATAGAGCTTATCAAGAAGCAAAAATGCGTAGTAGAAATATTTTTGAAGACCTTGATATGCTGGATTACATGTATGAGACTGGGCATATACACAATAAACATGATCTTAAAGAGATAAACAAGAAAGCTTTTAAAATGAGAAGAACTTTGTATAAGGTGTTTGTTATTAAACCATTAGCAGCTATGCCTTTTGCAGATGTAGAAAAAGAATAAGATATACTACACATAGGACACTACGCATAGGGTACTACGTATAGGACATTACGTATGATTATTTATACTTCCAACAATGATGTTATGCTCGTTACTTTGCCTGATAATACCAAAATAGGTATTATGGGTAAACAGGCCGTAATTATTCACTACATAATGAAGCGGATTAAGGAAAATAACAATAAGCCAGTTATGTTAACCCGGCTTGAACTACGTAATAATCTGGATAAATACTTTGTAGATATACGCAATGATAAGGAACATCCTCTTTACGCTATTGCGAATAGACTTAATATGATGTTTAACGCTAGAGGGGAATTTTCTAATGCATTAAAATCTTTAGTAGTTAAAAATGTTCTGGAAGAACGCCCTATAGCTTCTAAAGGTAGAGAGAATACCTATGCTTATACTATTAAACCTTTTGTAATAGAAGATTATATTCTATATTCTCCAGAAAAAACTTCCAGGCGTAGCAAGGAAGAACAAAAGATTTCTAGGAAGGAGTACAAGAAAGCTTATCAGGAGAAGAATAGGGAAGAACTAAATCGTAAACGACGGTTGAAGTATTCTCTGGAGAAGCTAAAATCAATTGAAAAAGCTAATAGGGAATTAGCTAAGAGCCTTGAGAAAGTAGCCAAACTAAAAGAAATGGCTAAACTAAAGGAAGAGCGTAGATTGGCGGCTATTGAAAGACAGAAACAAAAAGCTCTGGAAAAAGAAGCGAAAAAGAATAAATCTAAAACGCCAATAATTTCTAATATTACTCGCGATTCAGATATTAAAATTGATCCTTCTACTATTGTAACTTCATCTAATTGTAAGGTGGCGAAGGAAAAGACTGTTATAATGTCTGCTAGTTCTTCTACGGTTAATAGTAATAAGCATTATCAACCCTATCAAGCGAGTGGCAAATATAAAGTACGTGAGAAATATATTCATGGGGAATTTAAGGCCGTCAGTCCCGGCGCTAAAACTAAACCTAAGAGAGAATTAAAGCGTAGGTACGTTACTAAAGATATGGTGAAGCGAGGTAGGATTATTCAAGTTTCGCCATTTGAACTGGAAGATATGATTAAGGATTATCTTAATAAAGGTAAAAAAATTAAAGTGTACGATCAAGTTTCGGAAGACATTAAAGCTGTTGTGCAAGGACCTGACCGTAAAACAATATTGAATAAGTAAATAAAATTAATAGAGATAAATAATGAAAATTAAGCGAAAGAAAATTGATTCAACTGGTAAGATTGTAGACAAGAAGTCAAATAAGGAAGAACACGTTAATACAATTAACAGCTTCACTTGCAAGGCTATTCTTGGTTTGGGGATAACTTCTGTTCTCGATTTTGTAAGGTTATGCGATAAATATAAAGCTCTTAGAGAAGCCGGTGTAGCTTATTACACAGCTACTTCTTCTAAATTCAATAAGAAGGCTACGATTCAAGTATTCGATTCGGTTAAGGAGCTGTTCAGATTTGTTGGATATATTAACAAAACACATGTAGTAGTAATTTCAGAAGTACCTGCTATTTTAAAAGAAATCAAATGTATGGTTCCTCTTGATTATGACCAACATCGCTCATTTGAATTTAATTTTAAACCAGTAGACGTGAGCTATTTATCCAAAATAGCTAGATCGAAAACAGGCTTTGTGGAATCATCGTTGGTATCTAATGATAATTTAGGCTATCATATCGATCGTATACGTAATACTAGCGATTTAATCGCCACATTTATTACTCTTACATCGAATTTACCTTTCGATCAAAGAACCGTCATTAGGAAGGCTTTATTTAAATTCTTTAATGCTAAGAAACCTGATCCTTCTATTGTAACATCGATGATTATAGAGATAGCTAAGACTTTTAAGGTGAAGGATGAAGCTAAAAAATTCAATGAAGTGTTTGTAGAAGAGGCTAGTAAATATCATACAGCCGTTAATATACAAGGCAATAGTTTGTCTACCATTGCTAACCAATGCGGCGTAGATACATATACTCTCTCTTATATGAAGAAACTTATGCGTAACATGGTTATAGTTAATAACCGTAATGCAAAATCTAATTTGGCGGTGTTAGGATGACTAAATTTGATCTATTAATGTTTTTGCTGGCTATAGTCGCAGTATTGATAGTCTATGTCAACTTTTTCGACTGATTTATAAAATGGAGTAGAAAATGGCTGTCATAAATCCAATAGAACATAAAAAGAAGAATCTTAGGCAACATGGCAGTATTAAATACTCCAAAGATCTTTCTTCATATCAGATATGGCTAGTATTAAATAATTTGCTAACTGAAGCCGCGGCCCCTTTAGTAGCGTACTCTAATATGAGTACGGAAACAGCGTTATCTTGCTTATCTATATCTACAGATAATAGACGTAAGATTGCTTACTATAAGTCAGAAGTAATGCTCACAAAATTATTTTGTGAGCTTTCTCAATTTGTAGACACAGATAAAAGTAAATCTACTACTGAGGATCAAAAATTAGATTTGCTGGAATATTTGTTAAATAACGGCGTAGAAAGAAATATTGTAATAGACCATATAGCTTATTCTCTTTCTAATTTATCTAAGGACTCATTCATAAAAACAAATATGGATTTTACAAAATTAGTAAGGCATATTGAAATATATCTTGAATTATACGAAACTTTTAAGCAAGATGTAGTATTTAGATTTTATTATTTAGTAAATACATTCTCAAATAAAAATCATTATATAAAATCCTTATCTGGTTTAAATACTTCGAAAGAGGAAATGTTTCACGCATATATTATATCTACTATACGTGCTATTGATAGATTTATTCCATATGAAGGAACTATAGCTAGTTATATTCAAACTTGGTTTCAAAATGCGCAAGGATCATCAGATTTTATTATATATGATGATGAAGCATTTAATTTAAAGCGTGGAATAAGAAAGTCAATTCAGGACGGTGATAAGCAAATTAATAACAAAGTCATTCCCATAGATGATAAAGAGAATGATATTCATTCTATTATAGATGATTCAGTTTCTACAGAAATATCTACGTTTCCAGAGTTTAGTAGACATATAGCCAAACTACCCAATTCTACTATTGTATATTTAGCTCAAGCGTTACCTTACATTCTTAGTAAAGAACAAATAGAGCGAGTTAATAAATCTAACGAGGAATATTTGGAGAGTAAAGATGCTTGACTATATACTTTTTTGGTTTGCTAAATACGCTGCTGGTGTGTTGATTCTTTTATCTCTTATTACGGTTTCATTTATAGCCTTTGGTGTATGGCTGTTTTATAAATACTATGTATACAACTATAGTAGAGAAGCTAGATCAGTACGACGCAATGTTATTAATACAGTTAAAGACGCTAATAATGGTATTTCATACGAGCGTCTAGCTAATGCACATGGGCATTACGGTCATTCTATTTTTGATTCAGTATCCATAGTAGATAAACCTAACAAACTAAAAATGTTTATATACCAATATGCTAAAGCCAGGCGTAAGAATATTTTAGTATACCAAGATGGTATCATTATTCATAAAGATAAGCTACAAGGTATTAAACTAAATGGCTAACACTACTAGGACGTTATTTTTAATAGCCTTTCTACATGGTTTTAGAAATCAATATAAGGATTACTTTAGCGAAGGCTACGCTTATTGGAATGGTTATAGACTCGTGTATAGGTTTAAACCATACTTAAAATAGGTGATAAAATTTGTTATTAGTAGTAAATAAAGAGTGGATACTCCATATAATAGAGATTATTAATGCTTGCGTGTATTGGCGACTTACATATTGACGCATTAGATAAATATATTCCGGACGCTTATAAGAAGGTTCTTTCTACTTTTGACAGGGTAGTTCAACGAGAAATAGACAATGGGGCTTCTCATATAGTTCAGCTTGGAGATTCATTTCATTCGCCTTACCCTGAGCAGTTTCACGTTACCGAGTATATTAAGTCTCTAAAGAAACTTACTGTTCCGATTACTATCTTAATGGGTAATCACGACTTTGCGGATATTCGAAACAATTCGCTTAGATTCATTAATTTTCTTTGTAAGACAGGTTTTATAGACGGTAAAGTAGTAACGAAACCCGTTATACAAAAAATAGACGATGAAAAGTATTTCTTCTGTCCGCATCCGCACGTCATGGATCAGCCTAAAGGTGTAAGGTATTCTTTTGGACACTTTGGATATGACGGAGCTAAAGGTGATAACGGATATTCTATTAAAAGTGATAACTCTCCTAGAGGTAGATGGATATTAGGCGATTATCATACGCCTCAAAAAGGAAAGAATTATATATACGCCGGCTCATTATGTCAGGTAAAATGGCATGAATCTGTAGATAAAGCTTACATTCGTTTAGAAGAAACCCCTAAATTAATTTCTGTACAGCCTGATATCCTATTAGAGCGTGGCACTATTGATTCCTTAGATGATTTAGAAAATCTTTCATCATCAAGTTATTGGTCAGTTAACATAACTAGAAATGTAAAACTTCCGCCAGATTGGGCCTCTAAATACCCTCATATAGTAAGGCATCATACAGATAAAGCGGCCTCCAAGCGTGCTAAGATACTCATGAAACAAGTAGCTTCTGATGACCCTTTATCCGGGTTAGGCGATTATCTTCGTGAAGAAGGCTTATCCGATAAAGAAGTAAAAATTGCTTTTAATATGTTAGGTAGAAAAGAAAGAGTTTGAGAGGTTATGATGGCTAATTTTACTCTTGACGACAAAAAGAATAAGGAAGCTCGTGAAATATTTTGGGCTAAATATTCGGTGATGAATCCGTAGAAGACTTTCTACTACGTGTAATTAGTATGGCTTGTGGAAATTCAGATAGATATAAAGCTATGAGATTCATTATATCTAATAATCCTATTGACGGGGTTACAGAAGAATAAGGTTATAATGTATAATTTTGACAAGCTTACACTTACTAATTTCCTGCTTTGGGAAGACCAAGAGTTTGTATTTGAAAAGGGTATAACTCATGTGCATGGAGATAATGGTAGCGGTAAGTCGTTACTATTTTCTTCACTTCTTCCGCTATTTTATGATGAAAACTATCTTCCTAAGTCTGCCAGAGCATCTCTTTCATTTTATAATGAGCATCATGAATATGATTTTACTGTGTTTAATTACGGTAAGAAAACCAATCGTTATGAAATAACCATTGATAATAAAGAACAAAAAACAGAACGCATAGCTGACGCGAAATCTCTAATACAGAAGCATTGGTCTAATAACATTCAAGAGAGTTTATTTAGTACTACAGTTTCTTTATCCGGCTTACAACGGCATCCTTTATCTACGGGGAAACCTGCTTCTAGACTAGATTGGATTCATGAAACATTAGCATACGCCTCTCTTTTAGACTCCTATATAAATGATGTAGACGATCGTATAAAAGAAGCTAAAGAAAATAATACTAAATATACTCTTTTACGCAATCAATTTGATAATATGGAAGTGGTTGAAAAACCTTCTGTAAATTCAAAAGCTTTAAAACAACAAATTGACTATATACTAGAAGATATTAGAAATCATGAGAAAGAAAAGAATAAAATTGAATACGCAATAAATAACACTAAATATACAGAAATAAAACTACCTAAATATTCTTATAAAGAAATAAAAAACAAATTGGAAACAGTATCTTTAGAATTAGATAGGCAGCAAGCTAATAAAGAACTGTTTTTACGCCAAAAAGACGTAAAAACTAAAATTTCTAGGTTTTCAGTACAATTACAAGGGGTCAAAAAACAGTATCAAAAGTACTGCCTAGACGCAGGTATTAAGGTTATAGAACCTAGTAAACAGGCGGATATTTTGGGCTTACGCATAGAGAGGTTAAAAAATCAGATCGATGAATCCGAGTCTATTAATGAGCTCTATGAAGAACAGAAATCACTACGCAAATTTATAAAAAAATATGAATCAACTGATATTAGAAGTATTAAGAGACTTTTGACTATTAAAGAGAAAATTCAAAGCGAATTGACTCTAAATAGACTATCAGTATCCGCTCATGACAGTGGAGAGGATTATTGCTTAACTTGTGGTTCTACCATTAAACATTCTAAAGATGATCTAAAAAGAATAAAATCTCTTATTAAAAAAGATGAAGAATCTATAAAGCTAATAGACTTAGAACTAAAAATACATAAAGCTAGATCGACGCCTTTAGTAGAATATGTAGACGTATCAGAACTAAAATCTACAATCGATAAATTAAAAGAAATACGCCAAAAAGCTAAAGAGTACCAAAGTATAAAAGCAAAAATTGATGAACTACCATCTGTAGTAGAAATTAAATATAATAAAGATAGACACGAAAGTCTTATTCATCGTAAGAAAATTTTAGATAAGATGCTTATCGATGCTAAAGTCCATAGAGATATTGAAAAGCAAATGAAGAACGTGAAAGAGAATGAATATTTCTCTAAGCCGAAAAAAGAATTAAGTAAATTATTGTCGAAAACTGAATCCAAGTTAGCATCTCTATATGATAAGCAACGAGCATTGAACGACGAGATAATTAAAGCTGAGACTAATTCTATGCTCTATGATAAATATCGTAGAGAGCGTAAAATTTTAAAAGAGCAAGTTCTAAGTCTCCGTAAATATAATAGAGACTACAAAATACTAACTGTATTAAAGAAGGCGTTGGGTCGTGATGGGTTTAGAACCAAACGATTGGAATCTACTTTAGAACTATTTGTAGATAATTTGAATGATTTAGCTCCTCTATTATGGAGAGAACCTTTCAAATTTGAAATAGAAACTGGTTCTAGAAAATGTGATGTTATAATACATAGAAATAATAAAGTAGGTGATGCTTTTACTTTATCTGGTTCAGAGCAGCGAAGATGGCAACTTTTAGCTGGGCTAGCAATGTTAAGACTACTCCCGTCTAATAGACGCTGCAATACTATCATCCTAGATGAGCTTGAAGCTAATCTTAATTTAAGGTCTAGACATCAGATGATGCAGGATTTTATACCAGAATTAAATAAGACTGTAGATAATGTGATAATAGTTTCTCCGTTATCTACAAAGGAGCTGACATTGAAACCAGATATCGCTTATATAGTAGAAAAAAGAAACAATAAATCCAGATTAATTAGGAGTTAGATATGTATGTGTTTACTGCCACTTCGAATGTGAAAGTCTCTATATTTAATAGAGAATACGCTAAAGGCATGATCGACAGTAAGAACCTAACTATTACTGTAGAATACAATGCCGAGGAACCTATAGACCTCAACACGCTTAAAAAGACTTTAAATAGGGCTACACAATTTATTGATGAGCGTATTATCATTCAAAATGATGATCCATATCTTATTCATCTTCTAGAGCCTAAAACTGGCTCCACCGTGCATAATATGCTAAATGGTATTAGAAGTATGGAGGATTCTTATAGGTTGCTTGGTGATACCTTGCCTCCTGATACGATTAACGCCTATAAACTCACCATCTTTAATTTAAATACTTATACTGCTACAATGGAAGGTATCGCTAAATTTATTAGACATAGAATGGAAGTAGATTTTGACCTCGCTAGCTTAGTCACTGTTAGTGACGGTACGTTTTCAGTACAATTTTGACCGTAAAGTATAAGTGAATAAACACCACGTAAAGGACATTATAACATGGACTGGAGTAAGCAAAATTTCAACAGTAATCAGCGAGCACCTATGCTCAAAGATAAGGTTGAATTATTAGAACTTCCTGATGGCGAAGATTTCAAATTGATTCGTATGATTGGACCTTCTAAACGGGTTGCATATCATATGTTGCCGGTATTCAAGCAGGATGGTACTCCTGTTATGAATAAGTTTAAGCAACAGGTTCGTATTCCAAAACTTTGTCTTGCGTTTGACCCACTAACTGGCGAGTTGCCAGAAGATGCGGAAAAGAAATGTCCTTATTGCAGAATGGACCCTGATCCATTAAAAATTGAAGTTCATACGAATGTAATTGATAGAGAGCTTCAAGAAGACTTTAAGCCAAAGAAGAAGGATAAGACTCGTTCTAAGAAAGAAACTAAACGAGTAGAGTTCTTTGATGGTAGTAAGTATTATGTAGCTGAAGGAAAGGCGTCTAAAAGTAAGACGCCAGTTCGCTATTTCCGCGTTACTTCTTCCGTGGGTTCTAAAATTTCTGATTATACGTCTTTGAATAAGAAGAAAGATAAGAATGGAAAGGTTAGAGTATATAATCCAAACCATCCTAAATTTGGGTTTGACCTAAATATCAAATTCGATAATTCGAAGAAGAATCCATCTGAAAAGTATTCATGCGTTAAGGATGAGCGTACAGAGCTTACGGATGAGGAGCAGGATTATTTGCTCTGGAATATCGATATTGAGGTTCCAGAAGATTTTAAGACAGCGAAGAAAGAAGCTGAATCTTTCAAAAAGCGTATGGATGCCGCTGAAGGTTCTTCTAAGAAGCGTAGTAAAGACGACGATGATGAAGAATTTGGAGATGATGAAGATTTAGAAGGCGATGACGACGATGAGGATGATCGTCGTAGTAAGAAGTTAAAAGACAAGAAATCTTCTAAGAAGTCCAAGAAGGATGATGATTGGGACGATGAAGAAGATGAAGATGATGACGATGCCAGCGATAACGATGATGAAGACGATGAGGATGAACGCCCAAGTAAGAAATCAAAAAAGAAATCTAAAGATAAAAAGAAAAAAGCTGACGATTGGGACGAAGACGACGACGACGAAGATGATTCTGATCCCGACGAGGACGATGAGGAAGAAGACGAAGACGACGAGGATGAAGACGACGAAGACAGGCGTCCTAGTAAGAAGTCGAAACAGTCTAAGAAATCTAAAAACAAGAGCAAGAAAAATAAGAAGTCTTCGAAGAAGTCCAAGAAGGATGATGAAGACGATGATGATTCTGATGACGATGACGATAGCGATTGGGACGATGATGACGACGACGATTGATAATACAATCGTTTAGTCTATTAATAGGAGGCGTATAAAAGCGCCTCCTTTTACTATTGTTAGGATATTTTTATGGCTAAAAAGTCGTCTAAGTCTAAAGAAAAATTAAATAAGCCTAAAGAAAAAGTAAAAAAGAATAAGAAGATAAAGGAAGCTAAGTCTGAGCCTATTGATATTAATAAGGTTAGAGCCGCTTTCTACGCTAAGCAATTAGAAACCGTAGAAAAAGACCTTCAACTGGTTTCCAATTCGGTTATTGAACCAGAGCGTCTTTCTTCCGGTGTCCTCACTGTAGATTATATATTTGGTGGTGGTTTTATAGGTTTAGTGTCTATTGCTGGTGAAGAAGGGACTGCTAAAACTAGTATCTGTTATCATACTTTAGCAATAGCCAAAGCTAAGCTAGACCTACCGTTTGTTGGTTTTTATGACGCGGAAGGTGCTATTTCTCCTAAATATACTGAAAACATTTGGAAACCATTTGGATTAGACCTTAAACATCTTCTCTCGAAGAAGGGCCGTGAAGATGGTTTTTACTATTATCGTGACCAAGTTATCGAACGTATGTTTGATTACTTGAAAAAGGCGTTGAAAATGATGCCTGATAAGAACTGGGTATCTGATGCTAATTCTTGGTGCTACTTCTTTCCTAAGCGTGATGAATACTTCAAGAAGCTTATGGAAGTAATGGAAATGAAGCCTTCTAAGGCGCTTTCGGGTGGTGCACATTATGTAGTACCTACTGAAAATTCTAAACCTGAAGGACTTTTTTCTGTAGATTCCTTCGCTTCTCTACTTACTAGAGAAGAAGAAGACAAAGAAGATACAGGAACAACTAGAAGTGCTATGGAAGCAGCGGCTTTTGCCAAACATCTTAAGCGTGTTAAGGTAGATTCTTTAGAAAAGAAGATTGTTATTCTAGGTACTAACCATCTAGGTTCGCATGTCCGTACTCAATATGGAGGACCTGATGAACAGCAGTATGAGAAGATGGGAAATAGCTTGAAGTACTTTAGCGATCAGCGGGCTAGAGCATATAACAGAGCATCTTCTTCTGCTAGTAAGTATGGTAAATTCGATTACGATAAAGATAATTCCAAATTCGGAATTGAGAAATCAGTAGAAGGCAGCGGTAGTGATCGTTATGCCTATAAGGAAATTAAAAACGTTAAGAACAAGTTTGGTAATCCAGGCTTGAAAGCTCCTTTCCGTGTGTGGGTTTCCGATCATAGCGGTAAACCGCGCGGTATAGACCCAGTTTTCGATGTTTATATGTTCTTGAAAATTACCGGACAACTAGGGACTACTAAATCAGGTAAAAAGGGTAAGAACCTAGTATTTAAACTTAAACCTTCTTTTGGTAAGAAGCGAGCAGAAGCTTTGAACGCTAGTGAACCATTCTCTTTCCTTACCTTAAAAACTCTAGTGATCGGAGAATATACAAATGATAATTCTCTGATTCGTAAGGCGGTTTCTGAATTAGGTATTAGTATTAAACCTAAGCTTAGAGAAACTCTCTTTGCTCAACTTAAAAATGATGATTTGCTGTATTCGTCGTCTAAGGAAGTAAAGGAAGAAGACGATGAGGATGTAGATTATGAAGAAATTTGATAGGTTGGAGGTAATAAACAAGTGATTTAAGGTAGTTGACTGACCGTAAAGACATAGTGTACCATAGATTAGGTCTATTATGACCTATTTGGTAGTTCATGAACTAAACTAAACCATGCATGGAGATATACAACATGGCTAAGAAGCTCTCGAAGAAGAATGAACTCAAGGCCCTTCTTGATGAACTCGATGAGGCCGTGGCGGGTGCGCTTCTTCCCCTGCTTAAGCAGCTGGCTGACGGTAGCTCGTCTGACTCGTCGGATGACGATGATAACGACGACGATGATGATGACGACGATGGCGATCTGGATGATATCGATGATGATATTGATGATCTGGACGATGACGAAGACGACGATGATGATGATGACGACGATGATGACGATGATGATGATGACGATGATGATGAAGACGATGAAGAAGAAGCGCCTAAGAAGCGCGGTCGTAAGCCTGCTACTAAGAAGGGTAAGACAGCCAAGGGTAAGAAGGCTGAGAAGAAGCCTGCTAAGAAGGCTGCTGGAAAGCGCGGTCGTCCTGCCAAGAAGGGCAAGAAGAAGTAATTTGTTTACAGCGTAAACAAGCTTCTTAGGGGTTGGGAGAAATCTCAACCCCTTCTATTAATTTAAAGGATAATTAACATGGCAAATGTGATTGCGGCTATTTCCGCTACCCAGCAGATTCCACAGCGTATCGTAGGTAGCGTTTCTGCTAATAAGGATGGATCGATTTCTATCGATTACCGTGAACCCGGTATGGTTAAGACTAAGACTGCTCGTTTCCTTGCTAGCGACGTTGTTGCTTACATGGAAGGTGATGCGGGTTTCGTCGTTGCTATGACTTCTGATCCTATTACCAAGATGGTCGGTAAGATGACTGTTAAGGGTGATAAGGTTGTAGTCGAATCTGAAGCTGGTGATATTGTTATTAACAAGGTTGCCGGAGCTACCGTCGTTTACACTGAAGCTGACGAAGATAGTCGAGAAGCTAAGGCTGCTGCTCGTATTGCAAAAGTCAAGGGTGTAAAGGTTAAGAAGGATAAGAAGTCGAAGAAGGACAAGAGCGAAAAGAAGTCTAAGAAGAAGGACAAGGCTGAAAAGTCTGACAAAAAGAAGAAAAAGAAGAAGTCCAAGGACTGATTAATACATGAGTTTGATAGTTCTCATTAAAAACTATCGTTTTACCTAAAAGAATAAAAAGAAAGCCGGAATTAACAATCCGGCTTTTCCTGTTTAAACGGGATATTTCAGATGAATAATATTGAAACTGCTTATAAAGACATAAAATTCACTGTTAATCGCTTGCTAGAAAATGCAAATGACTTATGCGCTTCAAATATTTTGCATAAATCTGTTTTTGTTATATTAGATAAAGACGATGATCTTTGGCAGGATATAATTAATCCTATTTGGCAGGATACCTATTTTTGTATCTCTTTATTAGAGACTAGTTGGTGGTATCATTGGTCCCATTTAGAAGTGGCTATTAGCCCTACATATAGCGACAATGATTATTGTAGTAATCCACTATATAGCGTAGATGGTAATAAAATAGCGTTCTCTCAAAATCTACTTAATTTTAGTGACGCTCCTATAAAATATAAATTGAATTTAGGTATTTTAGGAGCGTATGCTAAATATAAATTAGCTTTAATAAAAATAGAACAAGCAAAATACTTAAATAAAGATCAATATGCGTATATTGATACAGGTAGTGGCTCCATATTAGTAGATAATATAGGTAAGTTTCATAAAATACCACATAATAATATGCTTAATGAGGACGGATTTCTAATCCCTAAGAAACATATAAATGATGCCAGTATAATTTTAGAAAAATACATTCCTTATAATTACATATTTCCTAACGAATTATAATGGAATAATTTTTGATGAGCACTATTTTGCCGTTTATGCGGGATTTCCTACTTTGTAGATAACGGTGTGCTATATAATGGTAATCAATCTTTGAGGCGATGCTCATGGAAGACATTATAAAGAAACTAGATCTATTAGGGGTTCCCGGAAATGGTCTTTCATGGGATCGTATAGAAGCTTATGCAGCAAATTATGAACAATACTGTCTATCTGAAGCCTTACTTAAAGATATTGAACCAATTGACAATTTTAAATTATCAGAACATCAACAAATAGCTTGGAATAAGATAAAAAGCTGGCTTAATACTACAGATTCATATTTTGTTTTACGTGGTTATGCGGGTTCAGGCAAGAGTTATCTTCTTTCTCTCCTGTCAAAAGAAGTTAAGACCATAGATTTTACAGCTCCTACTAATAAAGCTACAAAGGTTCTTTCCAAATTCGTAAAAACAAACGCTTCTACCATATATTCCTTGTTGGGGATACGTATGAAGCAGATAGATGACCATTTAGAGCTTACCTTTTCTGATACGCCACCGTATTTTCCTAAAAATTCAATTATAGTAGTAGATGAATGCTCTATGGTTAACAAACAATTACTTGAGTTCATTCATAAAACAGTTGAGCGTACAAAGTGTAAAGTGTTGTTTGTAGGCGATCCAGCTCAATTACCACCAGTAGGCGAACCTAAAACCTTAGCTTGGAACATGGCAGAGAAGCCTAATAAGTTCTTTATGAAGCAAGTTATTAGGTACGATAACCAATTACTCTCTTTAGCTACTAGAATACGCGATAATTTATCTAACAAAGAATACTATTCTCCC